TTACTTCGTTACCATAACTGTTCCATCTGAATTTAGTCTTGGTGTCATACCACCAGCTCCACCATACATTACTTTGTGTGAATAAATCCAATAATGAACACCTGTATCTGGATCAATAAATTCAAATATATCTGAGTTGTTAATCTTTGCTGTACTGCTTGTTTTCTTTATCATGCTAACTTCTCCTTTGACTGTAAAACCATTCATTATACAAATCATATCTATTTTGGATATTAAACCAATCAATTTCTTTATTGTTGTCATTTAACCATTTCCTAAATTGTGCAATCTTGCCGCAACAACCAAACTCAGGGCAACCTGCACGATAAATACAATGAGGAACTAACACATCTGATTCATAAGGATGTGTCTTATGTAATTCAATTTTGAAGTCTTCTGCCAATTCAACTGCTTCTGGTGTAGCATTGCCACACAATCTTTTTCTCCAACTATCAATAAGGTTTTGCATATTAGCATAACCATCAAAATTGACCAATGCATCTTGTGGTTTCTTTCCTCGTGGAGTATCATCAACCAATCTATCATCTCTTTGAGAACTAATAAATTTTTCGAACCGATGCCTACTCCATTCAGTGCTTAACCAGTAATAAATCCTTTTCCAAGACCAATCAAATTCAAGTAATCTAATTGGCGAATGTTCAGATATAAGCAACTTCTTTTTAAAAGTATCTGTTGCTTCGCTCTCTGTAAAATCTTTATTATCCGTGGTTCTACAATGATTTTTTACTCTCTTCCAATCATCACCGAACCAATTAAAAACAGTTTTCATTTTAATTCTCCTATTTTTCTTTTAATCTCTTCATATGAAATAATGGCTTCTTGCTATTTTTCTTTTATCCACACTGCAATTTTATCATCAATATATTTACTGTAATCTACTCCTGGAAATCTTGTACCCTTGCACACAAATGGACATAATTTGTTATTATCTTTCTTCATTATATGAAATGTGACATCCATATTCGTTGGTTCAAGATTACAATGTGTTGTCACTCCATATTTTCTCTGTACTTTTGACGTATATGGGCATTCATAACAATGCATAATTACCTCCAATCTTCCAAAGAATTTATCACTTAACCTATCTCTCATCAACCAATTCTTCTAACACACCACCAACTTCAGCAATAATAATTCCTACTGCTAATGGAATAATCGAACCGTTCACCAATGTTACAATTCCACCAATTACTCTGATTGCTGATTTTCCTAAACTAATAAATAAATGTCCTTTGCTGTTCATTTCTAATTTCCTCCATAACTTCTTCTACTATGTATTCACAATTTGATTCTGTAGAAGCAATCTCTTCATATTTAATATTGTACTGATTTAACTTATCAATAATTTCTTTTCTTACTTTTTTTGCTTCGTCTTCATTTTGGAATCTTCCTTCGTTTTCATAAGAATGGTGTCTTATGAGTAGATAATTTCTATTATTGTATGAATTGAATACATTCAGTATAGTCTTATTAAAATCTTCCCCCAACACTTCATCGGTGTTATATACAGCACATAAGATTAATGGTGAATCAACAACCATAACCTGCACTTTATTCTTAACTCTACCCATCTTAAACGACTGCTTGCCAAATAAGTATTCCTGATGTTTAAATACTTCACCATTATTTTCATATACCTTATCCTTGGCAAACTCCGAAACATATTCAGCATTGATACCGTGTCTTTTTAATTGTGCTGTAATATCCATTGCACAGGTACTCTTACCTACTGATGGTTCACCAAATAAATTTATAACAATTGTGTCCATTTTTACCTCCAATCTTCCAAAGAAACTGTCGTTTCCACTCTTATCCTTCAATTTGATATTTGAATGATAGAGGGCAACCATTATTTATATCACTGCCTAAACACTCAGCTTCTCTTTCATTCCCAGTAATTAAACTGCATCCATATTCTATGTACCCAGTATCGCTCTCCCAATATGTTACTTCGCAATATTCACATTTCTCATAATCATTTTCATAAATTTCTTCTTCCATATCTTATTCCTGCTTATCTGCAATGCACTTAATGTTATTTTCAATCTGTCTATATGTCTCATTTGCACCGAGAATATTAAGTACAGCAGTTGACAGCATACTCTTGGTAGAATTATCAAAAGTTTCTTTCATGGTTTTATTTACTTGCTTGCGAATATCATCCATAAATTTATCTAAATCCTTCTTAATCATTTCATCAAAATCAAACTGGCGATTAATATATTCTTCAAATGATACCTGTTCGAAATCATCTGAATATGAACTTGTGCGTCCTTTCTTCTTTACTCTTAACTTTCCAGAATCAAGTCTATCCTTTAATTCATTTTTTATATATTGTTCAACGGTATATTCCTGTTCTTCTGTATCATCCCAATAATTTCCACCAACCTTGATTTTTGTATTTGCTATGTATTCATCAACAAAACGCTGAAAATTTTCAGATACCTCATCTGCAATTACTTTCTTAGAAAGATCGTCTGCTACCTTTCTAACAGTTCCTTCAATCTGTTCTTTAACAATGTTCTCAATATTTTTCTCCATTGTTGTCTGAACAAGTGTTTCTAAGTTTTCCATATCAATCGTTACTTTCATATTTTTATCTCCTTACGAAATCCGTCTTTCCTTGGCTTTTTTAGTCTCTGAAACGCCCTATTTATGGGCATTCCAGAAATTCAGTTTTCTCAAATGTAAAAATACTGTTCATTGTTTCAATAAATACTGCCCTTGCTGTACTGATTATTAATACAACGCTACTTGTTCGCAAACACATATTGCTATAATCTGAACCGTCAGCATTTTTAAGATAATTTATAATCATTGGTTTTCCAAGTTTAACATTATCCAAATCTAGCTCTACAGTTCTTCCAATTCTCATCGGATATCTGCCATCGGTTCTGTCTTGACCTCTTTCACCCTTTGTTCCTGAATGAGTTATTTTTGTTATTTTACATTCCATATAATTCCTCCCACTGCATTATTCTCTTAAAATACTAACTTTGGATGAGCCGTGTCATACAAACACTGCTGTAAATGAGTCTGTTTCTTGCTTACGCCCTCTTTACTGATAGCCATTCTCAAAGCACCAGTTTGAGCAACCAAATCACATTTTTTCTTTGCTCTTGTAATTCCTGTATATAATAATTCTCTTGTTAAAAGGGAATATGATGAAAAATCAATGCCGAAAATAACATGATTGAACTGAGAACCTTGAGACTTGTGAACTGTAATCGCATAACCAAGTTCAATACTATTAACTTGTGTTCCTTCTACGTATACCTCTCCAATCCCCATAAATGAAATAAGCACTGCTTTATCTTCTGGGAATACCTTTTTAATAATACCAAGATTACCATTAAAGATAGGTGGATTGATTTTGTATGTATTCTGTGTATTGATAACTTTGTCTCCCTCTCGAAGAATTGTTACTTTGCCCTGTGATACAACCTCAATCTGTTCTTTATTGTCGTCTTTTGGATTATATAAATCCTGAATCGTATTGTTGATATTATAAGTGCAAGCATCACCTTGTTTCTTAACAGGAACAAGTATCTGAGTTTCCATAACATTGAAGTTTTCTGTATTCATTGCTTCCGAAAATCTCTGCATTATTTTATAGAAAGTATTACTCTTATCTGAATAACAATCTAATGATAAATCCTGCAATTCTCCTCTTGTCTCTGTACCAACCCAGTCTTTTTCTACAATCTGTATTCCTTTACGAATACGTCTTGCTTCTGTAACAATGGCTGATGCTGCTGCTTGTCTATGTACTTGACTAAGATATACCGTAGGAATCTCAGGAGAATTGATCATATCAAACGCAATGTTGCCACACCCAATTGACTCTAACTGTCCCATATCTCCAAGACAGATAAGCTTTGCACCTGAAGGGATTGCTCTTAAAAGATAATAGAAAAGATAAGCATCAACCATTGAAATCTCATCTACGATTACAATGTCAACATCCAATGGGTTTTCATCATGATATGTAAAACCATTCTTGCCCCCATCATCAGTACAAGGATATTTAAGCAATCTATGAATTGTATATCCTTCTTCTCCTGTGATTTCAGCCATTCGAGAACTTGCACGACCAGATAAAGCACACTGTACATAGGCATAATCTTTCAAAGCTTCAAGAAAAGCAGACACAGATGAACTCTTACCTGTTCCAGCTTCACCATGAATAACAACTACATTGTTTTCAAGTGCTTCTTTTACACCCATTCGCTGTTCTTCTGTAAACTGCCAACCATTCTTATGCTCGACATGCTTGATTGTATCTTCCCAATCGCCATATGTAATCTCTGATTTTGCATCTCTTAATCGGATTAATTCTTTGGCAATTTTATCTTCAATATTGTAGAATTTTCTAAGACCAATCTGTGTCTTATCTTCATTCCACCACAGCTCTTCACCCATATCATGAATTGCTTCTGTAATATTCATATCGGGAACATCTTCGCCAAGTTCATCAATAATTGCTCCCATTAACTCATCAGGTGTAATCCATGAACAACCATTCTGACCAGAATCTTCAAGATATTTGTAGATAAAAGCACTAATACGTTGAGAACAAAATTCTTCCATTCCACTATCAAGTGCTATTTTATCTGCTGTTTTCCAACCAATACCTTTTACTTCATTACATAAGATATATGGATTATTTTTAACCTTTTCAACAACTAAATCAGGTGAGTTATATCGTTCCATCAATCTATTCACCATATTGTTTGTCAAATTGTATTGCTCCAACTCTGAGAAGATTTTTGCTAAATGGATATTCCGATTAAATCTTTCAATCCATCGTGCAGCCGTGTCTAATCCACAACCTCTAACCTTTACTAAATCTTCTGCTTTGTTATTCTTCAAAGAATTAAACGGATCATCCAATACATCATACATATTTTCAATCTGAAGTGGGGTGAACAAAGTGGACAAGAATTTCTTCTGTCCAACTTTGTCATTCTCATTAAAGGTAATGGCACTATAGATTGATATGATATTGTATTGTCCTCCCCATTTGGGATCTTCTACATAATCTGCCACTAATACATATGGATTACCTTCAACCAACTGTGGCATTGTACCTTTGATTATGATTTGATTGAATTTGTCGGTCTTAGGTTTCCCCTCTTTGACCCTATCTACTGAGACAACAGCAATTCCAAATTCATTTTTATAAAATCGTATTGTCTCTACACTGCATATAATTTTTATTCTATTTTCTGATGCCATTAGTCCTCACTTTCCTTTTAATCAACTTTTGTTCTTTCAGATTGAAGTAGCAATGTACCGTCTAAATGTATCTCTTGAACTTTGTTTACTGTGTGCTGATAAATTGTGTCTTTATAAATCATTGGTCTGAAACTATCATCTCTTCTGATTCCTGCGACAACAATCTTTGAACCTCTACTTAGCCAACTTCTTTCAAGTACAGTCTTCTTATCACTATTCGGATCAAGCTTTGCTGAAATTTGTTTATTATAAAATGCATAGTGACCTTTATTAAACTTCACATGTACTGCACCATACTTTGTAAGAAGTGTAACCATACAATGCGAATTATCAGCATTGATAACTGTTCCTGCTATTCTTGAAATCTTAAATTTAGGCATTTTCTTTGGTGAACCATTAATATAGCGAGTGTAATAATCGTAAGGCTCTGGTTCTTCTGGTAAATCGAAGAAATTAACTATGCCATATAGTTCTTCATTAATATTCTCCAATTCATGTTCACCATCATAGAAACTTAACGCTTGCATAGACCAAGAAGGTAATGTACCATCAGCGTATTGATTCCAAACAGTTTTGAATAACGCTTCATTATAGAGATTTAATGTATCAGAATTGTCAAACCAATCCTTTAATGGCTGAATGTATTTATCAACCTCTTTAGTAAATAATTTCTCTGATACAATATAATATTCTCCTTTTATTTTAATTACTGAGTCTTCTGTGAAATGTTCCTTGAAGAAAGGCTGAGAATTGTTGTCGAGAATATAATAACCTTCATGATATCCTCTTTTGGGTATTTTCTTTCCTTCATCTATATGCTTTTCATACAACCCTTCATCATCTAAAACATATTTTTTGAAATTAACCATACGTTTTGCTAAATCTAATGATTCAGGAATAATACCCAATTCTGTCATTTTTGCGAACTGTTGCATTGTAATTTTGTCACTTGGAGTAAAAGCATAGTTTTTTAAATACCAACGCATTGTTTCTTTTCTATCTGATGAGTGCAATTCTGTAAAGCAACCAGCTTTAATTAATTGAACCATTTTTGACTTGGTAATAAGCTTTGTATCAAGCATTTTATGAGCGAAATCTTCCATAGAATTAAATGGTCTGTTCTGAATAATTGCTTGTACAATATCATCGCCTATACCATTGATACCCTTTAATCCAAAAATGATACGATTGTTCTCAACATCTGCTTTAAAACCAAAGTCTGCTGAGTTGATAAGTGGAAGTTCTACTTTAACATTCTCTTTTCGAACAGCCGCTATTGCTATTGCCATCTTTCCATAATTGGTAGAATCACCTGCATTTTCATCTACTGCACCAGAATCTACAATTAAATTGGCTGTCTGCCAGTAAATCGGGCTGTATTTATAACACAAATTCAGCTCTTGAAGACCTATAATCGAGTAGGCTAGTGTATGACTTTTATTGAATCCATACCCTCGCTGGGTGCAAATAAGCACATTCCACACATAGTTCGTTAAATTCGTTGATAAATTCTTCTCTTTCGCATTAGCAAAGAACTCTTCTTGTAATTGCAAAAACTCTTTTGGTTTCTTCTTTGCAACCGCTTTTCTTAACCTATCACCCCAAGCTAGTGAGAAACCACCAATCTTCGGATGCATTGTTAAAAGTACCAAATACTCCTGGGCTTCACAGATACCAAATGATACTCCAATAATATCTTTCAGAATATCTTGTTCTTCTTGTGTCAGACCATATTCAGTCATTTCATCATACCAATACTGGATATTTTCTCTAAAACGAGCATATTTCTGTAATGGTGTTTCAGCACCTTTTTCCTGTGCCATAAGTCGCAATACTGAGTTAATGGTTGCTAATTCATCGACAGAAGCAGGTTTTGCTAATGCAACCGCCTGTACACCACTCTCTTTCTCCATCTGAAAGAATGACATTACTTTGTGATTCCAAAGCATTTCCCACATATCTTTAGCATTACGTTCCAAAGTATATACACCAATATATTTTTCATAAGTAGCTTTCAATGAACCTTGCCACTCTATTACATTATTCTCCAAAAGCAATTCCAACTCTGCTTGCATTTTATCCAAAGCATCAATACAAAGCAGATCGACTTTAATAAGAGAACAATCTTCACACATATGTAAATCAAACTGAGTAATAACATCACCTGAATTTGTTTTCATAAGTGCTGTTGTATCTGTAAATGGTCTATCAACTAAGATAATTCCACCTGCATGTGAACCTACACCATTGACAAGTCCTTCTATCTTCTGTGCAGCTTCCCATAATTCAGGATATTTATTCATTTCTGTAACAAATTCTTGTACAGGTGGGTTATCATCATCACCATAATACATTTGTGATAAAGTCCTTAATTGACCTCTATCGGCTACAATCAATGAACTAATATACTGAGCTATATCATTATCAATCTTCAAACCACGAGCTGCTGTTAAGATAGCACTTCTACTCTTTTCAGTTGATAGTGTCATAACCTTACTAACTCTATCTTCTCCATATGTATCTTTCATAGCCTGAATAACCGCTTCACGCTTTGAACCGCATATATCAATATCAATATCCAAAACAGAAGCACGTTCTGGATTCAAGAATCTCCAAGGATATGTCTTTGTTTTTTCTCTTAATGGATTAATCTGTGTGATACCAAGAATATTTAATAGACAGAAACCTACACCAGAACCTCGACCAGCTCCTACTAATGTACCTGCACTCCAAGCAATCTGTACATCAATAGCAATCTGAAGAAGATATTTAGACCAACGAACCTTCATTTTTTCGGATGAATCCTTTATATAATGAAGACATTCGTTTATTTTTTCATAAGCTTCGTCTGTTTGGTAATAAGGATCTGTATCAATATAAGCAACAATATCTCTTACTAAATGCCTATCACAATCGTATTCAGAATGATAAAACTCACTTAATAAAGGGATTTGACTCTTAAACTTTTCATACAACTCTTTATTTGGTTCAGAAGTATTTAATGGAATGTACGGAATATCGAGGTCTTTTGTGAGTTTGTAATACTCTGCTTTTTCATATATAAGCATTGTATTGTCTAATCCCTTTTGAACTACATCGTGACCATAGTATTCGTCCATATACTCATGAATTTCATCTTCACTCATAATATAAGTGGTAGAATAAAAATCATCCACCTCTCTGTCGCCCTCTTGAGATTCCAAAAAGATTTTATGTATCTGTCTATCTTCTTTTTTAAGATAATGAGCATCCGTTGTAATGATATATGGTGTACCTGTCTCTTCTGATAACTGAATTAACTTGTGATTGACATAGATTTGTTCCATCATATGAGAAGGTTGCAACTCTAAAAAGAAGTATCCTTCACCAAATATCTCATTCATATATGCAATCCAATCTTTACAAGATTGCCATATTTTTTCATATTCCTTTGGATTTGCTCTTTCTAAATCCTGAAACTGTAAAAGTCTATGTGGTAATGCTCCCCCAAGGCAAGCCGAGCTTCCGATAATATCTCCTTTATAGTTTGCCATCATTTCTTCAAGATCACTATAATAGGTAGGAACTCGCATCATGACATGCATAAAAGAGTTCTTAGTCCAAGCTTTTGTACTTAATTCTCTAATGCCTTGATGCCCATGAGCATTTAATGCCACTAAAATAAAATGAGGATATCTATTATTAAATTTATTCTCGGCAGTTATATCTTCTGTACACAAATATATCTCATTACCAAGAACAATTTTAAAATTCTCCCATCCTTCTAAATCCTTGTGACTATCATAGTATTTAAGTGCATCTAAAGAGGAAGTGATAGACTCATGTTCCGTAAAGCAAATGCCAGCATGACCTAATGAGTGAGCATACTCAATCATTTCAGGCACTTTATTTATAGAATCTCGAAGTCTTAAATTACTTCCCTCTGCACTATGGTTATGTACTCCAAAAAAACTCACTCAAATCCTCCTCTTATAACTGTTTTAATAAGCTTCTAACTGGTTCTCTTCCATAATTCTCTTTCAACCAATCAATGTATCCTTTATCCTTTTGTGCTATCTCCACAAGACGTTCATTCTTATACTTACCAAAATTCAACACATAAGTATCTAAAGGTGGTAACTCAGGTTTCTTCCATTCATCAAACTCCATGTCTAACGGCTTTCGTGAAGCAAGATAATCAGCCAAATGAACAATCTCCTGATATTTATTTGATGGTTTTGGAAGCACAATTCCAGCATCTTTTGGTTTGTTTGAGATTGTCCATTGCCCCATGTGAGATTCAATCGCATTAGCAATCAGCTCAATTTCTTTATCTGAAATAACTGCATCTTCTTTGTGCTTTCTAACCGCTTCTGCCATTAACAATGGATGATCAAATACTGTAAACACTTCCTTTACGTCATCACTTGCACCTGATTTTCTGCCATCATGTACTAAACCAGCACATCTTAACAAATCTCTTTCTCTGTCAGTGAATTTGTTCTGATACTGTTCAAGACCGAAAAACCAATTAAGGAATCGTACAACTGCAATACTGTGTCTCATCAATCCACCATCGCCTAATGCGTATGCAGGATGGTACTTGCCTGTAGACGAGGCAGGTACTTCCCACCAATACAAAGGAAGTTCTGATACCAAGAGTTTACAGAAATCTTTAATATCTTCATTTTCAAACGAGTCATAAATAGGCTCAATCATTTTCAGTTTTTCTTCTGTCATTAAAATACCAACTTTCTTTTCTTCTCTGTATTATTATTCTCCAAAGCATTCCACTTTTTATTAACTTCAAATGTCTTTTGAGTTGGTGTCCACTTTGAATAATATTCACATTCATTTTTATAAATAGTTGCTTCTGGATTTGTTGTGCAGAAATTACACCAATGACATAATGGCGTGGGCTTCGGAATAAACAGATTTTTATTCTCACTTGCTTCAATATCACCAAACACTTTATCAAGTGCTTTGATTAAACGTTTTTCCCATCCTTTTGTAAGAGCATATTGTTCATCATCTATAAGGATGAATCTATACTGCGATTCAATAGGCAATTCACCAAATTCGTTTAAAATTGCCAAGGCATAAATTCCAAACTGTAATGAGGTTGCCAATTTACTTTGATCGTATATTTTCTTGGAAGTCTTATAATCAACCGTTCTATACTGACCATCTTTTACATCAATTCGATCAATAAAACCTTTTAAAATAACTTTGTTATCCCATACAAATTCAAAAGGTTTTTCAAAATATGTAGGTTGCCAAGTAGTATCTTCCATTTCTTCGTGTAACACTTTATCAAATAGTTTTATTTTTTCTTCATATGAAGCACCACTCGCATTATCAGCTTCGTGCCATACTTCAAAATATTTTCTTCTTAGCTGTGCTACACCTAATAATTCTTCTTTGGTTTTTTCGTCTGTTTCGGTCACTCCATTCTGTAGAATATTATTTAACTTGTCATAATCTACTGCTTGACCAGAAGCAATCATCCTGCCCTTCTGTTCCAAAACATAATGACACAGACTACCCAACTCAAGTGCAATTGAAGTATCCTGTGAATACTTCTTATCCATATATTTAAACTTATACTGAAGAGGACAATTTTTAAAAACCTCAATTTTACTATATGAAAATGTAGGTAAACCTTTGTCCTTATCAGTTACAGGTCTTACTCTATCTTTTAATTCTTGCAATTACTTCTCCTTCTTTGATTCTTTCAACACTCTATTAACTTCATCCATTGTGATAACAATCTTCCCATCTAATAATTCCAACAATGTTTCTTCCCCCATATCTGTAGGACTGGCTTTATAAGGCAATCTATTCTCACTGTCTAATAACAAACAAACTTTGCAATATGGCACTAATCCTGCTACTTTTTTTACAAGTTTGTTATAATAAATCTCCGCTTCAAAAGAATGTGCATCCTGGTATTCTCTATCAAAAGCCACAATCACTTCTTCACATTTGAGATATTGCAACAATAATTTTTGCTGAGTGATAGTGATATTACTTCCGCAAGTTGCTACTGCAAATGAATCTTCTCCAAAGTACGAATAATTTTGCATACATCCTTTTTCTGACTCAAGCAGCATTGCTTTTCGTATTGATTTAATTTTGTTTTGGGTAACATTGATCCCGTATAGATTTGAACCTAATTGATGACTAAGAAACTTCCCACTTATTTGAAGCGGAACATACTTTCCTACTCTTTCAATATCAGATTCATCAAGATAACGACCTCTAATTCCAATCAACCGATTGTCTTTGTCTCGATGTGGAATTACGATTTGGTTGGTCAACCCATAATAACCAATCTCATATCTGCTCAAAGCTTCACGAGAAATGTTGTCATTTAACCAATCTTCATGAGGTGCATAGTAGAATGTGTCTAAGATGTTTTCACTAATTTCAGATAATGTAGGTACTTCACGTCTATTCTTTTTTACTGACTTCAAACGATTAATCCATTCAAAATCATTAATACGATTCTTTTCTTTCTCAATCTCATCAGCACTTGTAACAGCTAACTTTCCTGTAAGTTGTCCAATAAAATGTAACGCTTTATACCATGTAACTGTCTTTCCTTTAACTCTATTAGCTCTAATTACTAATTCAACAACATTAAAACTATCTGAACATTTAGAGTAACAATGAAAAGTTCTTCCTTTGTACCCTTTATCCTCGTTTGGTTCGTGATAATAATACAATTTCCACGAATCTGATCCGTGACATACCGACTGAAATATTAAATCGCCATTACTATCTGTTTTTGGATAACTAGAGCCAAAATAAGTAACAATTTTTATTATATCTTCCTTAGTAAGTGAGTTAAGAATTGCATCCTTGTCTAAATACATACCCTCACCTCACTTACCAATTTCCCCAACTCTTCTTATCAGTTGGTTCTTCTTCCTGTTCTTCATCAATCGGATTATCAGGTACTTGAGAAAGCAATACAGAATGTTCCTTAATCTTCTCTTCTACCTGCTCAATCTTTGTAAAATCCATATCAATTAACTCAAAATCATAATTCGTTACAAACAAACACTGTTCTGTCATAGTACCCAAATCAATTTTTGTCCAAATAATGATTCGTGTTAATCTTCCTCGTCTGACTTTGTATACCCAATGACACATATTAGGCACAGGCATATTAACCATTTTATGTAACACTGATTCGATTTTCTTTTTCTCTGCTTTGGTGGGAGCCATTGAGATAACACCCATATCTAATTTATTAGCCAAAGCCTTTGAACCAGCTAATAAGTTTTGATCCTTGTACTGTGCATTTTGTGCTTCACCATTTAACTGAGAAGCCGTATAAATAAACACATCTAACTGTTGAGCGATTGTCTTTAACTCGGTTGCAAATACTAATAATAACTGATGCTCTTTCAATCCCATTCCAGTTTTACTATTTACTTCTGCCATCAAACGTAATGAGGTATGAATATAGTCAAAGAAAAAATACCTAACAGAAAATTCTCGGTTGTATTTTTTTATCTGGTTTTTAATGTCTTCAATGGAAAAATCAGGAATATGTACGATATATAATGGACTAGATTCGATATAAGAAATGGCTTGTTGAACTCTTTCTAATTCTCCTTGCTCATATGTACCATATAGAATATGTTCCTCATTTACTTTACTAACGGCTGCAATTAATAAAGTCTGTATTTCATCTACTGGCATCTCAGTTGAGAAAATAGTAGTCGGCTCACAATTTCCTGTATACACATACTGCTTTGATACAACATCATAAAAATACGGAACTGCAATTTTACAAGCATCACCAGCAGCCATACGAGTTTTACCACCACCTTGAGGACACGATCTCATAAATAAACATCCTAATCTCGCACCTCTTGATACAGTATTCAATCCCTCGTTATTCAAAGCTAAACCAACATCAGGAACTTCCATCAATTCATTTACCAAATCTGTCATGCCGTCACCAGCTTGAACATCTGTACTTAGTGTATTGGTACAATATTTCATATTGGGATTAATAACAAATGTTGCTTCAACCATTTCAATAATGTCTTGCTCAGTATAATTGTCAAACTTAATTTGTTCAGCTTCCATCTTTGAGGTATCTGCAATGGTACTGTCAAAAATAAATCTTGTATCAAGACCTTTTTGCTCATAATATCTAAGCAATGCGTATTTTCTTAATCTGTGATAATAATAATCATAGTTCTCAATGGTAGCCATGTCTCTCGCATTTGAAAGATATTCTATACCTTGATTCTCCTGAAAAATTGAATACTGTTCTTTGTAATTGCTTAGGTATGAATCTATACTAAATTCATCAATTGTGGTGCAACCTTGCATATGTAGATTATAAATTGCAACAAATAGCAATTCATAAAAGTTCTCTGTATTAAAATCAGTTCTATCTAATGGTCTATCAATATCATCTATTAAGGAAGAATCTTGTATTAAACAACCAATCGTATTCAAATATGCTCTTTTATCTACAAGTCCTTCATGTGCCATTATTTCACCCCTTTCCCAATTGACTGAATATCAATCTGTTTTATTTTTCTCCTTTTAGGTTGAACAATAATGGTCTTTTCTTTGTACATATTTGAAATATCCATACTTTTATTATGTTCTTCCAATTTATCAACTGACTCATAATACTGCATTGCTTCTGTGTGATAATATGGAACAATTCCAATTACATCACCAGTTAAATCCTTTTCAATGATTTCATGCAGATAAACCAGAGTCTTATACATGCTTTCATATGTAAATCCATAACGCTTAATATAATCTTCTGTTAGGGCATATACTTTTGTACTTAATTCTTCTCCTTCGGTGAGACTTCTTAAATACTTATAATACTGTTGCTTTTTTGCATATTCTTCTTCGGACAATGCTTCTTTTAATTCAGCTTGAGGTCTAGCCTTTCTACCGACCTTTTTCTTTGTAGCAACCTTATCTATTTGTTCAGTTTTATCTTTCTGCAATGTCTTGATTGCAATATTAAAACATTTTTTATGAGCATAGCGTCCCTTGTATGGAACGCCATCCTCATCTACAATTGGCTCATTGCATATTACGCATTTTCTTCGAGCTGCCATGTATCAACCTCTTATAAGTTATTCTCCTCAATGAAACTCTCAATATCATAAATGATTGCTTCAATAAGCTGTTCCTGACCTTTCTTCAGATCACTAGCCTTCTTACCTTCGCCTAACTGATTTGCAACGATTGTCTGTAAATCCTCAAGATATCCATTATCAGCAAGCTTCTCTCCAAGTTTCTGTAGCTCGTCCATGAGGTCATCATATGATTTAACATCAACTGTTCTCTGTGCTTTCTGCTCCTCGTATGTAACTGCTGTGATTCCCTCTTCTCTCTCCTGAATCTCAATAGCCTTAATAATTACATCTTCAAGAGCTTCAGCAGTGAACTCCTCAATATAAGTAGTAGGAAGATAATCGAAACGAGAACGAGCAAAGAACTCATCTGTCTGTGCTAAGAAACCAGAAGACTTAACAACCTTACCATCTTTATCAACACCGTTAGAACGAACATAAACACATAAGTCTGTGTTATTGATGATAGGTGCTAACGCTCTCTTATCAGCCTTTGGTGAAATGTATCCATCCTTCTCCTGTGCATGTGCAATAAAGTAACAACAATATCCAGCACCAAGTAACTTGTTAATCTGCTTCCAGAACTCAGTCTCATACTCTTTCCAAAGTCCATATCCACCATTTCCTTCTCCGATTGAAGGAGCTTTATACTTCTGGCAAATAAATTCCTGACAATAATTTGCAGCCGCTTCAATCTCATCGAAGATAATTGTTGAATACATCTCTCTTGCCTTCTCTACTGTTGCAGGATCTGTAAGCTGTTTGTTAATCTTAATAAAGTCAGACCACTTTGTAATAGGACAATATGGAACACCAGGAATGGCATTAAGACCTGCCTCAAATGGAAGATAGAATGGCTTCTTCATACGAGTTGCCTGCTTAGTCTTTCCTAAGTTATTTCCACCATAGACAAGAATAACCTTTCCCTCTAAACCTTTTGCTACTGTGCTGACCTGTGGATTAAAAATATCTAATTCGTTCATGTAATTCTCCTTTATTTTTAAAAATATTTTCTTAATAAAAATGGTACATATTTCAAACTATTTCATTCGTACCTACAACAAAGTTAGATTAGAAACCTAAACTTCTACCGTGTGCTGCACCACTTGGCTTTGCAGTAGATGCCTTTGCACCACTCTGAGCTTTAGCTTTTGCTTCCTCAAGACGATTTGCTCTCTCCTGAATTGCAGCCTGAATTGTTTCAACAACATATGGAAGCTCTGGTGTAATACCTTCCTCATATGCTTCAGAAGCACCTGTGATAAGAAGATCACTCTTAATCTCTACAGATACCTTCTTTCTTGGCTTACCAATCTTAACTGGAATCTCTGTTACAGTCTCAATTCTGTTATTAATAATGTCTCCGTAGAATTCTACTGTCTGTCCTACCTCGAATCCTGAATCAACAGCCTGTCCTATTTCACCCTCTGCCACAAGGTCGATTGGCTCAATTCCGTTATATGTAGGCATCCATCCGCTTACTACGATTCTTCCTGTCTCAACACCATCAGCATCAAGCTCAGGATTGATACCAGAAATGAATACCTCAACTGCGAACTCTGCGTGTGGCTCATAATCCTCGTCAGCCTTTAATCTATTGAAGAAATTGCTCTTGTAAGATACAATCTTCTCACCGTTCTTGCCTGTAAATGGGCTAATATCACCAGTGACTCTAACCTTTGTAGCCTCTTCCTCGCCAACTTCTGCAATAGACTTGTACTCATTCATCACTGTCTGAATACCCGCATAAGTCTTATTGTCAGTACCAGCCTTGGTCTTCTCATTTACATTGACATTGTACTTAACGAAATTCACATCAGAAGTCTTGACTGTAATATGACCTGTTACCTTATTCTTTCCATCTTCTGTTACAATCTTCAGATCCTTCTCACTAACTACACCTACTGCTGTTGCTTTTGCATTTGCCTGTCTTAAATTTGTTTCCTTTGTTGTCTCTGCCATTTAAAAATGTCCTCCTTAAAATTAAAAATTTATGTAAATATTGTTAATAAAACAATCTATCTAAACGCCCAAATGGACGGAACACAGAAAATAAATTTATGTGAAAATCTATCTTCAACAGTGATTTTTGAGCGCAAAAGCCCAAGGGTATGCTGTTTTACCACCCATTCATATATTCTCTGTTCAGTTATTTGTTTTTGGAATTTTTGACTTGATTAAGTCGGATTAACTATTCGATATGCCAATCTTTTATCTGTAAAGATTTCTTCTCCATTATCTTTTAATTTTGTGATATTACAAGACAAATGCATTTCATCATATTTCAGATTTGAAATTCTACAATTAGATTGGATGCTATCCCCTATCATAACTTTTGACTTGAAGAAAATTGCTTTGCCATCATAATTCTTATGTGCTTCACAATATTTATCCCAACTGTCTGCCTCAACCACTCTTGATTGATGATCTCTGATGATATTATTTTCATCAATGATTAGATTTGTTTCAATTACTTCTATGTATATCACCTCACTTACATATTCTCTGTTCGATTTTGATTCACTTGTGTTTGTTTTAATCAAGCTCTTCTGCCTCTAAATCATATAATTCTGCAACCGAAATGTGTTCATTTTCTTCTAATGTTGATTCTGCATTTTTAAAACTATTCTCTATTATTTCATATACATCTTCGTTTTCTTTACAGTCCACTTCTACATATCCATCAAATCTCACTCTATATTTCATATTTTTACCTCCTCAAAATCCGAATGAAACAGTGATTTATTTATATGGTAATGTTTCTAGCCATTGGTTAATATCTTCTATATTCATTTCTTCTGTCGTAGCTGCGTTTGGATAATAAAATGTAATACTATCTCTACTTAACCCTTCATCAAGTAACTGTTTCAATACAGACAATGTATTTTCTACGCCAAGATGATAAGCTTGTTTCTGATCTTCATTATCAAATGATTTGTCTACACTTTCATTTGCTGAATCTATAACCATTTTCACTTCATTCGGAATATTGCATCCCCAAAACTGTATATCATCTTCAAATTCTGCAAACATAATTTTCCTCCTTTATATATTTATTCTCTGTTCAATTTTCATTTTTATTGGAAATTGTAACTCGAATGAGTCTTAAAGAATTTCAACAACAATACCAAAGATATTGCTTCTTGTAATTGTGCCATTGACATGACCATGATTATTTGAAATCTGGTAACTGATACCATTTTTGATTGCTGAAATTTTATGTAAATAATAATTACCTTTAACCTTACAGAGTACAATATCATTCTTTTTTAACTCTGTATCTTCTGTCACAGGCTTACAAATTACTGGCTGACCTGATTTAAGTATTGGTGTCATTGACTGACCAAATCCAACTACTTTACAAGTTTCACCATTTCTTAAATGTTCTGCCGTAATAGCATTTTCTTTTCCTTCAAAATCGTATTCTATAATTCTCACCTTCAATCTAAAACTTATATTCTTCTACGTCAAATCCTCGATTTCGTAACCAATCAGCAACTAAATGTCTGTGACAAAAATCAGTAGGTTTCTCATAACAAACCAAACAAATCTCATCACTTTTTGCCAAACTGCATAATTCCTGATATACTCTCATCGGATCTAATCTATTTAATACCTGTTCATTAAAGCACTTTATATAATAATCATTATCATGATTTTCTTTCCATTCCATAAAAAACTTGTATTTTGGTGCAAGTTTTTTATACTGTAAGCCTGTATACCAATCAGGTGCTTTTCCACAAATTGAAATTGGAATTATATTATCTGATAACGATTTAAGTTTTGCAAAATAACTTGTATATATCACATTCTCACCTCCAAGTATATATTCTCTGTTTACTGCAACATTTCTGGATAAAAGTCATACAAATAATCTCCAAAATCTCCACCTATATCTGAACCTATTTGACTCTGCCAAAAGTGTTTCCATTCTTTACCTCTCTCAGTCTGAATAAAATGTTCGTATTCAGGTCTTAAAGCTTCCCTATCTTTACAAATATCGCTCATTTTATAATTCTCCTTTAAAATTGCACCAAGAAATGTCAGTTTCCTTTAGTCTTGATTTTCATACTATATATAGTGTTTATAGTGTTTTACATTCACTATATATAGTATATTATTTACTCTTCACCAATAAATACCAACCTATCAATATATTCTCTGCCTTCACCCTTGAAAATAGGAATATCTGTATCAATAATCCACTCATTTTCTGATTTAGAAGTATCTCTTAACTGTGCAGTTGCCATAACACCATCAGATTCAATAACAATCTTATTTCTTACGCAACAGCTTCCTCTCTTCTGATAAGTTGGTAAATTATTCCAGTTAATACTTTTCTGAGCCATAAGCATATCTTGAATATCATTACATGACTTATTCTGTAATTCTTTGTGTGAGAAATTGGCTTGACCTACCATCTGAATTGAGTTACGAGAAGCATCTAACTGTCTCCAATATACGAGATTTGTTACTTCTTCTTTTGGAATATTGAAACAACGAGCATCGAACATTGCACCTTTTCGCATAGAGTGAACATGGTTTATATGAATTATCTCTAAATTGTCATCGACTACATTTCCTTCTTTATCTGAATTAGAAAGTATTTCTTTTTCAACATTATCTGCAAAGAATTTATTAAACGCCATTGTAGCCATACTTGCTGCGATACTACAAATCTTCTGTACTTCATAATCAAACCATGCTGAAGAGGTGAGCTTCTTATAATCAACGAGGATCAATGTAATCTCATCTGACTGTGTATAACCAAGAACACAGCCCTGAATATTCTCACATAAGTATTTCATTGTTTCCTGCATTGACTTAATTAACACTTCATCAAATGGTTTCTGAAATCCTCTTGTAAATGTATGAAATGCTTTCCCATCAATTCTGATAGCAACTGGACACCTTCTCATTAATTTTGTTTTAGGAATCTGCTCATAAAATGTTTTCATCCTAACGCCTAAATCATCATGTACTGGCATATATGTACCTCTCTTTCTATAATTATATTCTCCAAAAGAAATCGAAATTTACTGTGGTTTTTCGCTCCCAGAAAGCCTTATTTTATAGGCTTTTTGAAAAGTCAACATAAATGATTTCATGCTCACCTTTGATTTTTGATTCAATTTCTTCAAGTGAATGATTATATTTATTACCAACAACAATAATATCTGCTTCAATGGTGTCTAATTCTTCGTGAGCATCAGTCTCATATACTGTTTTCGCTCGATCTGAATTAGCAATAATTCCTGCAATATAGCTCTTACCTAATCCACTATCACCTTTGAAAATCCAAACAGGTCTTTTATCCATTGCACGATTTGTTTCTGTAAATAATTCTTCCGTAATTCCAGCATCACCATTTGGATACCAACAGTCATCACCATCGTCATCTACATAGAAAATATCATTCTCTGCATTGTAAATAGTATCTTCAAAGTCTCCTTCTTTTGTCTCGATTTCAAACGATAAATCTTTGATTGGTTTATGTGTTGAGCCAATAAACGAATCTACAAGTCTGACTTCGCAATGTCCCCATGATGCACTACACCAACCACTAGGACAATCACCGTATTCAGTCCAAAGCGATACTTCATATTTTAAATTGTTCTCCGAAATACAATTTAAGATATATTTAGAATTGTCTTCAAAATCATCATCTCTATCGTTGTATGTACGAATATGTTCTATTCTTAATGAATGTACTTTTAATTTCATATTTACCTCTCTTTCTGAGTCTTCCAAGGAAACCGATATTTCTCTGCAAAATTATATTTTTTATTATGTAGGAGCAACCTACAATATTTTTAAGTTTCTATTATGCTAACTTCTGTACTGTCTGTCCTTTACTATTTAATAAGTAAACACCACTTTCAAATACACGAGTCACATTCTTATTTTTGTCATTCAAAGTTACTACTGTTACGTTCTCCATCTGATCAAAAGGCTTATCAATGTGATAAACGATTTCATCACCGCAATGTGTTTCTTCTCGAATAAGTCTATCAACTGCTTTGTGCATTTCTGCGACATAATCTAAATCAACTTTGTTTAAATCAGATTGATCTGGTGTTTTGCCATCTTTATAAAGTTCCGAATATTTCTTTTCGTATCTTACTCCACCTTTACGATAGGCACGAGTTTCTTTACCAACCCAAACAACTGCTGATGTAATCACTTCTGCTTCTTCATAAACCCAATTATTATTAAATCCTTTATATTGTAAAACCATATTTCTACCTCAACTTTCTATCTTTCTGTCTATCTAAGTTGTAGGTTGCTCCATATAATAGGCTGATTGACATTTACAATCATTTAATGTTTATTTTTTTACTTGCTAAACAACCAAATAAAATAAAATTTCTATATGTATATTCTCTTTTATCTGTGACAAACAGATGAAACGAATCTTTCCTGTTAATTTATTCTCTTATTCAATCACAACTTCTTGCTCATTGATAATCTTATAAAACTTGGGTGTTTCGCCAATTTCTTCAATATAATCCATTACAAGTTGCTTGAATTTTTCATTGTATTTATCATAAATTGGTTTTCTATCAGCATAACATCCATTTGTTGAATAAATATCCCATCCTTCTGATACTTCACCAACCTCTTCATACATATCTTCTTCAATTCTGCAAAGAGTATCATCAAGATCTATTCCACCAATTGATACATCCTGACATTTGCCAATATAAATTGTTTCGCCTTGTTTCATTAAATAATTCTCTTTTGCATCGTCAATACATTCTTGTACTGTCTCAAATGTATCGTGATTCCAAATATCTGCATTTGGATAATCCATCCATGTATACACTTTAATCACCACTGCTTTCATACTGCTTATTCGTAATCTTCTGGATGTTCTTTATAGTCATCTACTACACTTTTCATATAGCTATAATAATCTCTTACAGTGTCGCTGCTATTAGAAAATCCACTTGTAACTTCATATCCATCATCGAATACTGCAAAGGTCAAGAACTCTGAGCCACCTCGCTCTACTTCTATGTCGCAACCTCTATATTTACCTTTCATGTAGTTATTCTCCTATTTGCATTTGAAAACCTTTCTTTCGTGTTTTCTAAAAACAAATCCTTATCAATACTCCATCCACCACAATGACTCAATATTTCTTTCCTAGCATTTCTAAATTCGTCCAAATGGTTTCTGAAATAATTAACCGCATCGTTTTCGCATTGGAATTCATCATTATATTCCCAAAAGAAATGTCTTTGATTCGTTGCAAAAAATGAATCTGTATCTAAACAATATGCTATAACCCATGTTGCGTATTTATCTGAAAAATTTTCATTACCTTTTAATTCTTGATACATATTCACACCTCCAATCTTCTCAGCGACTTTTGCTTCACATATGTCACAAATACAACCATTTTTCTTATCGTATTTTTCAAGTTCACTAATGAGATTACTACAACACCAGCTTGATTCATTAAGATGAAATTCAATCATGTCGTCATCCCAATCCGAAGGAAAGTCCATTGGAAAATTTATTGTCCACTGTATAGTTTTTGTTTGTCTGCCTGTCATATTATTCTCCTATGCACCTGTATTCGCTCTTAAAACACACTGTTCTTCATTCATATCAATTTCTGTAATAGTAATCTCTTGACACTTCTTAAAATCATCTGAACTTACCCTTGCTTTTCTTTCAGCATGTCGTTCATCTTCTGCAATAATTACCATTGCGTAATCTTGACACCAACAACTTGCAGGTCGCTTTACTAAATATGCTTTCACATTGTTATTCTCCTCTATCTAATATCTCAACATCAATACAAAATAAATCATGTAAGTTTTTAATCTGCTCATCAGTTGGTTTCTTCCATGCCATTGTTTCATCAATATTAATTGTCACAGCACCACCACACAATTTAATTCTTGCAATGACTTTTGGATTACGATAAGTTGCAATTTCTGGCATTGGAATATTATAACTTGTTTTTGGTAATTGTGTCATATAGTTATTCTCCTAATCATCTTTATCTATAATGAACCAATATAAGAAACTTAAAAGTGTAAAAGTAATTCCAAGTATTTTATTTTCTGCCTGATATGAATACATTGTTACACCACTACAGAACCATACCAAAAGAAATGCGATTGCTTGTCTATAATACTTTTTCATATCACACCTCCAATCTTCAAAGGAAAGAAAAAATTCATGCGATTATTTGATTCCTTCCACATTCTCTTTAAGTACATTTATGATGTGAAATTGTTGTATTTTTCTCATTGCAATGCAATTTAGATATTCCTTCCAATCAAATGTAGTAAGCACTTTAATAATATCTTCTCTTAATTCTTCATTATTTATCTTGATTTTATATTCTGCCGAATAATGTTCATCATCCTTTAATATCTTTCCAGCAGATCCATCACCCCAATAGCACATACGAACATCAAAATCTTTCTCGTCATATCCCTTACTATCCTGACGATAGATAGTGACATCTTTTAATTTTGCGACTGGTTTACTATTTAATTCTCCACTATCAGGTCTGCGATAAATATTAAAGCAACAATGTAAATCTCTATCTGTATAATGCTGAATACCTAAATCTTCACTATATACCAAATCAAACTCATACATTGACCTTGTGTTATTCAATTGGCTTATAGGAAGAATAAATGCAATTGTATCTGCAATTTCAACTGACTTCTTAAAAAATTTCTGTGCCATATTTAAACATCTTCCGTATGGTGGATTTCCTATTATCAGCCTTCCCCAAAGATACTTTATATCAGCACTTAAATAATCCTGCTTAAAGATATGAGTAAAATTAGATTCACACTCAGGTTCAATATCATACGCAAAATGTGGTAGCTGCTCTGCATGATTAAGAAAACTGCCATTCCCAACACTAGGCTCAATAATCTCTGATATATTTTCTTCACCAACAACTTCAAAAACCTTATCCCAACAGTAATTCGCTAATTCTATTGGTGTGTAATACTTGTCATTTTGTAATTTCAATAATTAGCACCAAAGCGGTTGCAACCTTTAAAGCCAGCTACTAATTATCCTTTCTTTGTAATATTCTCTTATTTACTGGGATTCCCATAGCCGAATGGCTTAGATATGATTAAAAATTTTCCGAATGAAAGATTGGTTTACTGCAAAACCACTACTTACTCTTTTTTACAGAAGTATTATTAACTGACTTCTGAATATTCTTCATAAGCTGAATATTGTCGTTAATCATAAGTGCTAATGCCTGATCCTCTGTAAAACCAACACTTACATATGCATCAAACATATTTTTCTTAGTTCTCGCCTGAATAGCAGGATACTCAGTATTCTCAGAATAATCCTTTGCAATAATCATGAGTTCCTTCAGAACATCATATACAGGCTCTTTGTACTTTGTAATGTATGTCTTTACTACCTCTCCTAAACTTTCTGGGTTCTCTGCTAATAATCTTAAAATTGTTTCCATGTTTAATATTCTCCTTTATAATTTTTTGTTATTCTCCAAACTCACAAGTGTCACATGTTGAAAAGTATTTATCATGGTCTATGCAGCATTGTGGTCTGTTGTCATCTTCAAATTCTTCTTTCTTAAAATTTATACAAAATGATTCACATCTACAAGTCAACATAGACGCAATAGCCATTCCGTGAACAATAGCCATTTTACACTGATTGTTATCTTTAAACACCGTGGAATCAACCATCTTATCAAATTCTTCCGATGCAATATAATCCAATATTTTCTGTTGTAATTCGGTTGAATCAATAAGCACTTTATAATTATCCATTTAGCACCTCTTTTCATAAAACCAGATGATATGTTGCTTTCTTGTGAAGTTACCCCAACTAATTACAATATTTCTCAATACCTTGTGTCATAATATCTCTTAATTCATCTTCTTCATATGTAGAACCAAACTGCGACCAACTACAACTATATTCTGTATCATTGTGTATTAACGCAAGTTTAAATACACTGCCACCATAATTCTTATATGCATCTAATTTGATAGCTTTAATATGAGGAATTTCTAAACGCCAATTATGCTTTTTATATTCAAACTGAATATAAGTAGCTTGACCAAAATTATAGTCAATGAATTTAACATCATTCATGTACTCAACATCAAGAAGCTCTTTTATATAATTAATATACCAATCATATATTTTCCTTTCTTTATACTTCTTTCTCTTATCAAGCTTGTTACCATCTGCATCCTGATTCTTTGATAACATATTTAACCATTCTCTACACGTTTTAATCGTAGAAGGTTGATCAAGCAGCATATACTGAATGTTCTCTTTATAAGTGCGAAATGCCTGTTGTTCAATAAGATCATATTCATTCTTCATATCATCCAACGCAAGTTTCTTTGCAGACAATCTTCTTTCTGCTTGTGCAAACTTATTTAATGAACCCATTTCATATTCGCCATTATAGTTGTATGTGTTATTTTTATATACTAAAGACATTAATCGTTTACCTCGCTTTAATATTCTCTCTTTGTGACCAAAAGAAACCTGAATTTACTGTTATTCACACGCAATATCTAAATCTTCACCAATCTTATGAATAACATTACCAAGTCCTTTACACAGCGATTTTAACCATTCTTCACTACGATTAGTCATTTGCTCGTCTCTTTCTTCATCTGTCATATCAGACCAACAAACATTGTCCCATTTTCCATCTCTTTTAACTCTAAAATAATATCCATCCAAATTTCTATTCATAAATAATCTCCTCTACTTACAATTTCCTAGTCCAACTTTATAATCATCCTTAACATCAATAGTTACTTCTCTCTGAAATTTTCCTTCCTTATCATAAAGGGATAAATAATATCTGTTGCCACGTTGCTCTAAATCAAGATTCTCATTCTCGAATAATAATACTCGTCTCTGTTTCTGCATTGGTTCATTCTCTACCTTCAAGTTATTTAATGCGTCTTTTGAACCTACAAAGACTGGTGATTTTAATTCTTCAAGAATACAACTAATATCATCATCTAACTGACTATCGTCATTCGTATGCCTATCAACTGCTCTAATAACATCTTTCTCAAATAACAATCTGTTTGCCATTTTAATATTCTCCTTTCCTCGCTCTATCACATTCATTAAAATCTAAAAGCATCTTATATTTATATTCTCCAAATCTTTCTTTCCAACGCTGCTTTGCTTTATCAGTATCCCAATTAAAGGGCATCATATGGTAATTGATAAGAAAACATATGTCACCAATATCTTCGTAAAATATACCTGATAGGTTCTCTAAAATTAAATAAGAACCGATTGCATGATGTTCATAGTAATGAGCTATGCCATTCTCATCAAATGTTTGACAATACATTTTTCCAAAATCGTGTAATAATGCAGATATATTATATTTTGCTGGATAGCATTTACTACTAAATAACTCATATGTATGAAATGAGTGATTATATAAATCCATAGTATGATGAGGATTTTTCTGATCAAACCCTTCCATCATAGAAAACATTTCTCCAAGAGTTAAACGATTCTCTTTATGAAATACATTTATCTGAATCTCATCAAATTTTTCTTCGTAAAATGGGATCTGAAATCTTCTAATCTGTTTATCCAATACTTCATTAGGAACAGGATGCTCACGATTTTTATTATCAATCTTACACTGTTCAAATGGCTTTGGAATAACCACACAAACCTTATGTACTTCAAGACCATTTACTTTCATCATAATTGCTCTGCGAGATTTCATAGTCAGATTAGTTGCATCTGCAATTACATTCTTTTTATTCTCTAAATTCTTGCGTATTCTATCATGAAAAATCTTAAACACTTCTTCATTATGTTCTTGGTCTTCGTAATTACCAGCCAATTCTTCACGAATTGCGTCTGATGATACGATTATTGTATTTGGATTTTCATTGGCAATCTGAGTGGCAATGGTTGATTTGCCACTACCAGACAGACCACACATGATCCATAGTGTAGGTTTATTCATAAATAACTCCTATCCGTTATGCTTTAATAAATACTCACGACTTACATTTTTAAAACTCTGCTGACCATTTTGTGATCTGTATACAAAACCCTCTCTCTTAACCTTTGGATTTAATTCACTATATCCATCAGCTTCAAGTTTCATTTCTTCCATAGTCTTAGGTAACTCATAAGCCGTATCAATAATTGGCACACTTGTTAATCCATGACTCTTACAGAAATTAGCCATTTCTACAGTTCCAAGTCTTGTACCATCAATAATCAGATTGAATACAAATAACTTATTCTCCGTAAATTTATATGGATTGCCCTGAACTGAGCCAACTCCTTCACCTTGTAACACGACTCTGTTATAATTATTCTCTGTTGCAAACTGTGTAAGAATCTTTTCAATGTTATATTTATCAGCCAATTCCCAATAAATATTTGACTCGTGATAACAAGCCTGCTCTCTATCAGCCTGTCTTACATTTCTACTGCATACAATAAAATCAAATTTGTTCTTGCCCTTCTTCAATCTATCAACTGCAAATGTGCAGCTTGTGCCATCGCATTTCTCAGTCTTAATCCACTTTTCGGTACTCTGAAGATAAAATGGCGCATTCTCAATTCTCGTCTCATCTGTTTTGATTATCCAATCTGGGAACTTCTTTGGATTATCTTTCTTGCGACCAAACAATAAAAACATAATCTTACGACCAATGCCGTATCTCATAATCCTTCTTACAATTGGATTAGCGAATAACTTTGGTCTACGCTTTGCCATTGACTTATATTTAGCATTTGGATCAACCCTATTGGTCTTTCTTGTAGCATCCTCTTCAGAAGCATATGTAATCTTCAAAGCTTCTGTAACATCATCACCAATATTTTTATCCTGTAATTCTGGGAAAAGTGATAATGGTAAGGCTAATCCCTGGCTAATTACCTTGAACTTGCCAAGTCTCATAGTCTTAACTTTGAATTTCTTATTTGATAAAAATGCAAATCTCTCATCTGTTTCAGGACACTTGCTGTCAATTTCAATATAAACAGCCATATCTCCTACATTAAACTCGCCCTTCTTAGCGATACAAACCCATCCTAAAACCCCAATGAGTTCAATATTATCAGCTCCTTCAATCGGTCTAATCCACTCAATCTTTTCTACATGTGCTAATGCTCTTTCTGCCATTTCAGTACCTCTCTTTCTATTTTCTATGTATATATTCTCTCTTTGTCATTCAAAAAATCCGAAGGAAATGCTTCTTTAATTTGATTCTTATTCTCCCATCTGGTCTACAATACTCTGTAATTTATCAATGTATTTCTGAGCATATTCCTTATGTTTTAACTTTTTAATATTTGCAGGAACAATGGCAAGCGTAGCCTCTCCAAAAACCTTGTAACTTTCATATACCCTCAAAAAATCACACATAGTTGCCATGTCAATCCAATCAAGATCTGGCTGTAAACAAATCACATCACCTTTCTGTGGATGCATTTTTCTAACCTTAATAAGTGTCTGCTTAAATAATTTCTTTTTCTGTCGTTTGTTCATTTCTGTCACCTACCTACATAACTTCTAAATGATACTCTTCAACATATTTTCTTCTCTTCCAAAACTTCCACCAAGGGAATTTCACATATTTTATTTCTATAACTCGAAGTATCTTATTCTCATTTTCATCTCTGTCTAACCTTAGAGCAGGTGAACCAAACATTGTTTCAGCTAATTCGTTAATAGAAATATGTTCTCCAAGTTTGTATTCCTGTTTGTGTGGTTGTGGAGGATAATAAGAAATTACGTCATGTTGTCGTAATTCATATGCTCTCATATTGTTATTCTCCTTCGAATATTACTCTTATTGGCTTTATAGCTTCGTCATTTGTTGGTATAAGAAATACTTTGTCAGATTCAACCTGATCTTTAAATGTTTTTGGAACTTCAACAAATGTAACTCTTTTTGACCTATCACTATCCAGCCACTCTTTGAATTTATCGAGATTTTCTTTTTCAGAAATTGCAGTACATGGACTTACTTTATCTATTAACTCTAAAAATTTTTGTCTTTCATCTTGTGATAACTCCATATTGCTATTCTCCTATTTCTACATGGTCATTATCCAACAAACCAAATTTTCGTAAATAATACTGTTTGGTTTTATCATCGACTCTACAATAAAAATTATGTCTTCCTGACTTCTGCAAAGATAATGTATTGATATTAAGCTCTGCGTTCATAATAATCAGTAATTCGTTTAATGTAATATCATAGCAATGAAACGTTTCGCCTATTAGAAGCTTATAATATTTCTTCTCTAATTCTGTTATTTCTTCCATATTGACACCATCCTACGCTTCTATATATTCCAATATCCAACTGTCGTATTTATTTTCTTTAATTAATTGCTGATATAAATTTATCCATTCTTGTGCTGAAAGACCTTTGTACTTCCAAACGCATTCTTTCCAATGTCTGTGTATAAAATAACCTCTTGTTTTTAACTCAATACATTTCACACATTTATCGTATAATTTCTCGGAATACCAATTCGATCTCCTTCTATTCCAGCCATTAATCCAGCCATCTATAAATGCTTCAGTCGGATCATATCTGCTTCTCATATCAGTAAGAGTTCTGTCGTATAACTCAGTTTTTGCATTATATAAACAATGAAGCAGAAAATAGATGTCTTCATAATCATTTTTAAAATTCCATTCTTCAATATTTAAATCAAAATACATTATTCTTCATTCCTTACTACATTAAACTTAATTGGCAACATAGCTGTGAATCTACTCTTCATCCAAGGTTTTTCTTTAGTTGCAAATTCATCTCCAAACTCTTCTGCCAATACGAAATCACCAACAGTATAGATGATAGAATATCCAGTTAAATCTTTTGGAATCTCCTTATTTACATTACAGGTTTTAAGATGAATCATTTTATCTATGCATTCACCCATTAAATCTTGAAAGAATACAAACGTTCCATCACAATTGCAACGCTGCATTGTGAAATATTCAAAATCTGCATCTGGATCATGCTTAATAATTACATTAAAATAAGGTTTATCACCTTTAAGATAAGGAACATCTATTAAAATTGTTCCATCTTTGGTATAAGAAATAACCGTAAATAACTCTCGTATATCCTGCTCAATCATGGATTCATATTTATTATTCTCCATGCCATTGCACTGACATGATGCAATTCGTTCTTTTACAAATTCTAATGATTTACTCATTGTTATTCTCCTATTCGCCTACTTTAAATACTTTCGCATCACCAACCGCCAAATCTTTCTCTTCCACAAAAGAATTAAAATACTCATTATTCTTAAAATTATCTTCTAATATTTCGGTAATAATATCATCCAACCGACCAAAGAATTTTACAGAAGGATGAAATACTGGATATATCTTTGAGCGATATTTATTAATATCACCTCTTAATACAGATAACCCATGTCTTCTACGCTTATTGTTGCTCCAATGAATAGGATCAGCATAGAAAGCATTTTTATTTCTCTCATACTCTTCTTTTTCTTCCTTTGCCAATCTGTCAAGTTCTTTTTCTCGTTCAGTTTTTGGATGAGGCTTCATGATTTCTTTAACATTTTCTCGAATTTTATCATTCGCTTTTGCTTTTTCTGAATTACTCATCTTGTTATAGTTCATAGCAGCTTCTAAAAATATATTTTTCAATTTCTCATCTACTTTCACAACCACAAGAAACGTGGTTTTCCTTGGCTTTTTCAACCTCTGAAAGCCTTGATTTTAGGGCATTTCAGAGATTGAGATTTTAATAAAACTATCCGTATTGCTCAAAATTATTTTTTAATAAATTTTCACATAGAATAAGTTCTATTTTGTTATTACTGAGAATACATCTACCATCTGATAATTTTTTTTCTACAAACCAAACAGAACCAATTTCTAATTTTATTCTTTCTAACTCATTTTTATCAAATAGAGTTGTTTTAAATTCTTTGGTGCATTCATACATTCTCATGTTTTTATTCTCCTAATGGTCTTTCATATGTAACCAATTTTTCAACAATTAGATCCTTTGGTAATAAATCTCTACAAAAATATGCCGTTGCAAATGGACTACCTTTTATTACAGAATCCATATGCTCTTTATTGTGATAGCAAATTCTTGCATCAAAACTAAGGATCTGAATACCATCTTTGAAATATTTATATCTTGTTTTACCTTGTAGGGAATTAAGCGGTAGAAGAACCGCAAACGGTTTGTTGAATGAATAAAGTCTTTCTAAGACCTTATCTTTGATTGAAAATGGTGGATTACTTACTATTAAGTCCCAATGTTCAGGCTCATACTCAAAGAAATTCTGACCTTCTGCTAACGAACTTCTGACTACTCTGTAACCTAATTCTGTCAATCTTTTGTTGAAAGATGACCATTCCTCATCGAATGGAAGCCATATAATCTTGCCTTTTGGAAGATATTTGACAATGTGATCCACAGCGTAATAGGGCGTGTATAACTCATTATCTTCCTTATCTGATGTTAAATATCCAATATTTAATGCCAAAATTTGTTCACCAATAGTAGCTGCGCAGCTTTACTCACATGTGAACTCTTATCCTTTCATTAATTTGTAATTACATTGTTATATTCTCTGTTTTATTATGAAACTTTTTGCTTGCTTCTGAAAATACATCATAGATACTTCTATATCCACCATCACTATTTTGTATATCTGTATCAAATAATTCTTTGAAGAATACTTTGAATGCTTCTAATTGTTCTGATTCTGACGCATTTTCATCAATATCATGATTTATGATTCTTATTGCTCTGTCTAATTCCAATAGACCACCTCCACAGGAAACCAAAATTTCATCTTACTTTTGCAAATTCTTTAATCTCTTATGACTCAAAACATTCAGTGTATCTTCAATGCCTTCATAATAAGCAGACTTCATATCTGGATTATCATAATCTTTTGCCTTATCAAAAACTTCTTGTATGTACTTCTCTTCATCCTTTTTATCTATTGATAAACGCTTGATTTTACCAATGCAATCATCACATACATCTAAGCTGTTAAATAACTTATTCCAAATTCGACAACCATTAATATATCTTTTAGCAATTCCTGTAATGTCAAGTTCAAAACCAGGAATTCTATTTCCACAAATATCACATACTCTATAATTTATCTTTCTGCATAGAGTATTGTCATCTGGTTCATCCATTACTTCACAACAAGCCTCAATACCTTCATCAATTTCTCTACAAAACCTACATTCAAGACATGATCCAGGCATATCAATGAACAATGCTGCTTTACTCATATATTCTCCTTTCTCGATCCCAAGAAATATGCTTTCAATTTAATACTATATATAGTGGTTATCCATCTTTATTTGCCATATATAGTTGTATTTTCATCAAATCACATCATATTGTGTCGATTTTGTCATTCCATCCATCAGGATATAGAACTGGATAACCATCGTATAAAGTGCTAGGACATTTCACACCACAATCATATGTGTAATTACTCTTCTTTTCTCTATTACAAACTTTTTCATCATTATCCTCATACCAACTCAGCTTAACCATACAGTCTATCTCATATCGAGTCTTTTCCATACAACATTTACATTTTTCTTCATCTATGATTTCAGATTCTAATGCAGTACCACGATGATACCTATGAACATTAATACAATCTATACATGGATCATTGCCTGACAATCGTACATTTTGTAATTTTATTTCTGGATGAAATAATTCATACAGTTTATTTGCCATATAACTCCTCCCTTTCTTTCAATGAATTGTCGGATTCATTACTAATCAAATTGTGGGGATTTGATCCCATTTTCAGAAATATATCCCAAGCAATATCTCTGTTTTTCTCTCATAACATCACAGATTCTCATAATCTTAGAATAGCCATCAGACTGTGTTTCTGTATATCTTGCCGCAATTTGTTCAATTTCCTTAATATATTCTTCCATTGATTTATTCTCCAATACTACTTCAATAAATTTGCAATCTCATCAATCTCAAGTTCAGTTTTCTTATCATCAGATAGCAGCTTATCTAACTTACTCTCCATCTTCTTCAAATCTGCTTCCTCTTTCTTCAAACTAGATACTTCTAACTTACTTTTAATATCCTTAATCCAAGCCGTTACGCTGTATCCTGAAATCTCAAAATCAGACATTCCAAGGTCAACTGCCGACATAAAATATGAATTAAGTCTGATAAGTAATAACATTAATGCATCATCTGAACATACATTAAGATTAATTGTCATACCATCCATATTAAGAACACAATTTGTCTCAGGAATAAATCTGACCTTCTTTTCAGAGATATCTTTTTTTTTATCCTCAATCTGTTTCTTTAATTCTAAAATTCTGTCATCGTTTTTACTCATTAAACTCGTACTCCTTCTTATATTCTCTACCATTTGCTAAATATTTTTGTTTGTATACTGGTTTTAACTTTTCAAAAACTGTTTCAATAGAAACTGGAATCATATGTGTCTGAATTTCTTTTTGACCATAACGTACTTCCACTTCTCTTTCTTCTGTCGGGAAAATATCAATTGCTTCCTTTTATATCATCATCGACATATGTATTAATTGCTTTTTCATAAAAATCTTCAAATGAGATATTTACAATTTTATCCTTGCTATCGTCTATAGGGGAAAATTGATAAGATGATTCCATTGAATCATAAATTTCAGAATATTTAGATGTGCATTTATCATCAAGACAACTAATAAGTTTGTTTTTAGGAACACTTTTGAATTGCTCAAATTCATACTTTTCATCGCTTAATCTTGCGAACCAATGCATTTTACCATATGAGAGATTGTTAATTCCTTTATAAGAAATTTTTGTATATCCAAAACGAGTTGTTTCGGTTGGAATATCTTTATAAGATTTTATTCTTACAATTTTACCATTCTGCATAAATTCATAACCATATCCATATGTTTCGAAACGTCCCATGTAAATCCATTCAATATTCTCTTTTGTAAGATATGTTGCACCAAGAATTAAATCTTTTGTCTTAATGGACTCATTATTATGTACAATCTTATTATAAGCTGCAATCTGTTTATAATCAGGCGACTCAACTGGCATAAGAACTAAATCCTTACCGTCCCATCCATATATAAATTCTCCTTCAAGCCCCTTACCTTTGATACAATTTGCGTTCTCAAGAATGTATAATAAATTCTCGATAGTAATCTCAAATTCAAAGCCTCGTGGATCGTACACTCTACAATAAGCATGTCTGTGATCCCAACCTGTAGAATAATCACCTGCTTTTTTATTGAGTACAAATCCTTCAGTTGGAATATTATCATATTCGTTATTTGGAATATTCTTATCTCGCCAACCATTCCACGAAGTCTCTTTTCGCAACTTACCTTTCTCATCATAGTAGATTATATAAGCAAGTTTTCCTGTATATGTTCCTGAACGATTCTGATAACCAACATTAATCGTTTTTGGAATAAAAATACTACTTCTCAATTAGTTTCCTCCTTTAATCCGTTAATATCAAATGCATATACTGTCCTATACGACTACCGAATTCTTCTTTTAAATCATGACCACCAATTATAAGTTCATCAATATAAAACCCTGTAATCGTCCATTCAGAATATCCAGTATAATGCCCTTGTGTCAGTAATTTTCCTGTAAGCATATAACTGTTAAAATTCATCTGCGCTTCTTCTAAGGTACATTTTTCATCAGATAACCAACAGCGCAGATTCGCATTTGTAATCGTAGTAATTTTCTCACCAAGTCCTCTGTCTACATTTTTATAATTGAAGTAATTCATAATAGATTCTGCTATTGGTTCATAGTAATCATCAATTTCTTCGGCTAATCCTAAATTTCCTTCACTATTACATCCTATCCAACCTTGTAATATTAATTCTATTTTGTTTCACCTCTCAATTAATTATTCTCTTATTCAAGATTTTTCATCTTACAAGTAACATTTTCATTTCTTATCGTTTCTGCCAGCTTACATAAACCAAGTTGAGTATCAATATGATATGTATCAACAAATCGTGGCTGAGTTTTATCATCATGAATCACATCTTTGTATGTTTTAATAAATTCATTAAGACCAACCTTATCACGATATTCTTCCATTTCTTTTTCATAAATTGGATTGTATGATTGAGTAATCGGAGGCTCGTTACCACCATGACCACCTGCTCTAATATTCAATTCTTTATACTTCTTATATATTTCATTTGCTATATCAAGTGGCATATCACCATGACAAATCCAATAATTCCACGCTCTATAAAACACAAAACCATTTAAAATACCGATATATTTTGTCTTGACTTCTGTGTTCATGTAATATGGCAATCTGAATACAGGTATATTTGCTATTTGAAGTTCTTCTTTTACTTTGTAATCAATTTCTCCATCGTATTCACGTCTTGCAAAATTATCCATTTTTTTCACCTCCATTTGTATATTTTTTACTTTTATAAAACTCAAACAACTTTTACTTCCCAATAATTAACATCTTCGGGATTGACTCTCCATTGCATAGCTGCATGATTATATTCTTTTAAATCTTGTTCCGTATAATTTCCGATATTTGGACTATTTACATCTACTTCATAATCCCACGAAGGTAGTTTAAATCCATTTTTTGTATGAATTAAAATTATTTTCTTCATTACATAACACCTCCAAATGAAAGACAGGTTTCTTGTTAAATTTTATGTCTTTTCTCATAACAACATTTTGCTTTTTCGAGCATATCTGGACTATAGTAAATTCCATTTTCGTTATAGTCTTTGATTATAGTTTTTGCATAGGATATGCCTTGCTCATCCCAATCGGTAACATTCATATTCCCTGCTAAGTAATTACCACACTCACACTTATAATGCTGAATAACTCTACCATAACCATCTCTCATGTTAATTATTGTTTGTTCTGTTTTATATGGATTGTTAGGCAATAACTGTTCTTTGTTACATTTTGGACAATAAAATAATGTCATACTGTTATTCTCCTTCAAAATATTCACAATTTTCCAAGCTATTATCATTCACAGTTGCCAATAATGCTCTACCAAGGGTATTATCAGTTCCAACACCAAGATAAATCTCATCTACAATTCTCTTGTAAGAAGCGTACCAACCACAATCATCTTTACAATTACATTTTTCACAAATCATAGTATTATTCTCCTAATTAATTTCTTCAAACGCAACACTATTAAATTCCACATCTGGAAACTCTTTTATATATACAATTGTGTGCCAAGAATGAACTACAATATCTTCCAATGTATATTCTTTACCAACTTCCAATAAGTGATGATTTTCACCGCCACCACCCCATACGTCATCATCATTTCTAACACATTTAATTTTTCTTCGTTTTGTATTATAAATATCCATTTAATTTCCACTCCTCTTCCAAACGCCTATATATTCCTGTGACTCCTGTTTGAATCTTTTTAACATATCAATTAATACATCTACTTCTGTCAAATCATCAAAAACAATCTCGACTGGATCTTTTTCTTTTAAATCCAATCTTTCTGCGTAAGGAAATGGTTTGATAAAACATTCAAATTTAATATCTCTGCCCTTATGTCTGAGTGTGATTTTATTAACATTTTCTTTGTCACCAATCCTCAATATTTTGCCTCCTTGTGAAATGCGAGATTCATTGGATTTTATTTCTCGCATCTATATGTAAACAATTTTTCAATTCTGATATTTTTATCATCGCTTTTCTCTTTATTACTATTCAAAAGCGTCTTTGTTTCTTTCTGCCAAATGCAAGTAAATTCTTCTGGCATGTTGTACTCACTAATCAGAACAATATTATCCTTACTTGCCTTCTTCACCCACTCATAAAATTCTTCATATGGAAATCCACCTGTTGAATATTTAGTTGTATCTTTATAAGGAATGTCACAATAGATAACATAGTTTTTAATTTTATTTAATGGAAGTTCTCGGAAATCATATTCTTTGAATTGAATATTTTTAAGATTTGGAATTTGTTTTACTGTATTATTGTATGCTTCTAAGGAATAATTTCGTTTACCAACTCTATCTCTTCTGTAACCGCCAAACCATTTGCCACCATATGACAATTGGAATCCTACATAACCAACTAAATAATCAGGATATTTATTTTTATTTGATTGAATATCCTTATACATATTCTCTGTCACATTCTCAGGTGGTATCCAACCTTCTGACAACTTCTTCAAAACAGCAATCAAATATTTATGGTTGTCTGTCCCAATACGGTTCTCACATTTAATTTTATCAATCATATTAGCACCGCCTACAAATGGCTCTAAATATCCAACTATATCATCAGTGATATAGGATTGAATAATCGGTGCTAATTCTTTTGATAGTCTATTTTTACTACCAACGTATTTCATCTATTTAATCTACTCAGAGCGAAATTTCTTTAAGGCTGCCACTCACTCCTTTCGTATTATTATTCTCTTATTTAACTCCAACGCCTTCAGCAAACTCAACAGTTCCTTTTGGAACATAAATTGTTATCTCATCACTATATTTTCTATGAGGTTTACTTATAATATCTGCATAAGGCTTGTCATTTGTCTGGTGAATATTCACTGTTCCTTGAATTACATGAATTTTACCATTGTAACAAATTGTAACTACCTCATACTTGTCATCCATACAATAAGAAACAGTATTATATATTGCATAAGTTCCTGGCTTTATTTCTTCTAACTCATATGAATATTCTTCTGCATAATTTGCGTATGATATAAGTTTAAAAACAGCTAAACACATAAGTGCTAATACACACATAATAATAAATAAACATTTAATGCTTTCTTTTGTCTTTTTCTTAATTTCCCTCACCTCCTGACCGAATGAAAGATTTCTTTCAATGTATTATTCTCCGAAGGAAACTTCGGTTTACTGTGGTTTATAAAATTTCATCTAAAGCACATTCGATTTCATCAATAACTTCCTGCTTAGTGACTTCATAATCTTCCATCATTTCATCAATAGGTAAGTGATTTCTAAGTACAATATAAAGATATTCCGCAATACCAGTAACATCATATCCTTCTACAGTTGAACCTTCCGCTAATGGCTGAATAAAACCATTTCTGATATGATGAGCTAACTTATCTGCACCAATAATCACTTTATTCCCCTTTGGAATAATCACTTTTTCTCCTGATAATGCTTTTTCAATTTCTACTTCTTCTGTTGAGGTCAAAATCTGACCAATCTTGTAATCTGCCATACTACCTCTCCTTACTATCTCAAAATCTTACTTAATCTTTTCACAACTTCTTCGCAAAATCTGTACAAACAAGTCTTCTTAAATACTATTCTCAAATCATCAACAGCTTGTCTATATTGCTGACGTAATTCGTTGTCTATCATGTTATTCTCCAATTTCAACTATCTGTTTTGTATTAATATCATAGGTGCATAACTTACCACTTTCTGAATAATATGGTGACATATAACCATAACCTGAATTTCCTGCATATTCATTAAATACTATATAAACAACATGAGTTGTGGAATAATAATATAAATCATTTTCACCTTCTATCGAAACGAGCTTTGAATGATTATCATAATTTTTACTGCCTTCATAAGTACATCCAGTCATTCCAAAACACAATGTCAATCCTAATACAACTGCTAAAATTTTCTTTTTCATATGATTTATTCTCCCAACTCTTTTAGTGCATTAACAAGTTCAGCGAGTCTTGGATTTTCAGGATGCTCCTTTGCCATCTTTTCATATAAAGCAATATTATTCATCTTTTCAATCTCAGACTTTAGCTTCTTCTCAATAGAAGCTTTCTGCTTTGCAATTTCTTTCTGACGATTTTCCTCATCAATTCTTGCATTGTATGCGTTCATATTAACTACACCGACAACCTGAGCTGTCACACCTTTACCATACTCTTCGACTGTCTTAATTTCTTTTAAAATTCCAACAACTTTGTTGTCTTTTCCTCTTGCATTTACAATCAGATATAATGGATGATTGGTATCATACTTAACAATTTCATTAATATCTTCATCGTATAAAGCAAATCCATAATCCTTCTGATTATAATCATCTACTAAATTTACAATCGCCACTTTACTAAATCCTGTCATTTTATTATCCTCACTTCCATCTCTAATAATATCCAATTCACTTCTTTTAAACCAATATAATCCATTGGAGCTTGCTGCATTATACATTCCATCAATCTGAACCGCTATTGATCCACTTGTAGTCTTAATAACTTGTCCATATAGACCAACAATGTTTTCTTCTCTGTATTTTCTTTTATCAGTATATGTAACTTTTACTCGTTGATTTTGATATTCTTCATAATCGTAAATCTTGCTCATCGCATCACCTCCTGTTAATTTATTCTCCTAATCCATATCTTCTTAACCATTCTTTTTTATTTAATGTAGTTACACCACGTTTCTTTTGTTGCTTCCATACTTTAATAGCATATTCTTTTGTCATTCCTGGCACTGGATAATGTATTACGGATTTTGAAATTGTATATGGTTTTCCTATAGAAGCCATTTTAAATAAATCTAACAAATCAGTCATGTGATCTATTCTCCTTTGATATTAATAAGAGTACATTCACTTCTGTACTCTATGAGAGCATCCTTATTCCTCATCATTACATGTTAGGATCGAGGTGTGTTCCAAGGCATTATATTCTCAAATGAGTTTCAGCCTATACGCTCATCGGTTGACTGACTTGTTAGTTTCAGCCTTCACCTTTACCTTTTCACCATCTCAGGTTTTCAGTTCGTTTTACCTCATTTATATATTCTCTGCTAAAGCAGAAGAAATCTATGTTTACTGTGCTACGAAAATACTTTTACAAACTTCTCATAATTGCCATCTCTGCCACTTGGAACAGCAAATACAACATTATAGAAGCATTTATGAGTAGTAGTTAAATATTCTTTAAATATATTCGCTACTTCTGTTGCATCTTGACCAAAAACACCACAACCATAAGCTCCTAAAATAAGAGTGTTTACATTATTATCTTTCGCCATATCAAGAACAAACTTAATTCGACTTCTTAACACTCTAGTATTCTCTTCGTCTGACACGTTCTGATATTTCTGAGCAGCCGACTTATTTGGGGCAGCACAAGTAATAACACTACACTCTACATGACTATTCTCTCTAAAGAACCAAACACCTGAAGAAAATAATCCTCTGTTCAAATATAAAGCCTTATTCTTGTGTCGATTATTCCAATCATAAAACTCTAATACAAACTGACTCAACACATTGTATAAGAATGATTCGTGACATAAGCACTCTTCCTGTGCCTTACTACCATTTAAAAACATTCCACCTGGATTTTTATATGAAGAAAAATTAAGAACTGCTGTACTTGGATTGCCGTATTTCATTACAGCACCTACACTATCAATATCCTCTACAATAATCTTGGTATCTTTATCTTCGATATCCTCTTCAAAATCCCTATTAAATGAATTTGTATCATAAATTTTTGTTGAAACAATAGCAGTCTGAATACAACGACCATACTTATTTTGCATTTCTTTTGTATGTTTACGGGCAGTTTCTGCTCTCTGTTCTTTATTCTGCCAATACTCTTTTATATATGCCATTTACTTATTTTCCTCATCTTCGCATAAAATTTTCTTTCTTAATGAGTTCCAACCATCATCATAACCATCGCAATATTCGTCTAAATATTCCTTACTATGTATTTCATCTGGTAATTCTTTTAATGGACACCAATTCGGTTTTTCTTGACAATATCCATTTTTACTATCAATCATTCTACAAAGAGTATTATCATTTAGCTCATCCACTAATTCACAACATGCTTCGATACCCTCTTGTATTTCTCTACAAAAATTACAATCACAACAAGTTTCAGGCATATCTAACACTAAAACAGCTTTACTCATTTGCTTATTCTCCTATCTCCTAAACTTTTCAATCCAATCCTCGTAATCGTAATTCTTCATAAAATCATCAATATCAATCCAATCATCTTTTATGATGTTTCCAATTTTAGTAATACGAGAACCCCATCCGTTATCCTCATATCTAACATACTTCCCTTTTAAATCTTCCCAACTTCTTACACCGACAACTTCCATGATTTTTCTCATACAATCTAATCCAGCAGGAGAAGATTTTCTTTCATAATCCCATTTATTGTCATTTTTATTAACCCTAAATGACTGATCCAGTGCATATCCTCCTAATGCACAACCCCCACCGCCAAGATCAAGACCAATGCTAAATGTTAAAATATTATGGTCTTCAATATACAGCTTTACATAGTCAATTTTTGCATTCTTTATCTCCATATTCTCTCCTTTCATCACAAGAAATTCCGCTTTCTTTCGGTCTTAATTTTTATACAATATATAGTATTTGTTGCAACATTTTAATGCTATATATTGTATGCACTATTTTGTTTTTAACTATATATTGTGTTATTCTCTGTTAAAATTTCATTCCTTTAAAGAAATATGTAATTACATCAATATTCCAACCATCACCAAGTACATCTGCTGCTTCATTCCTGGTTAAACACTTTGTATATCCAGATGGAACACATTGACATTTTTCCAATTCATCTTGGTTCATATATCTAACACCATCAAACACATTGCCTGTGTATCCATCTAATTCACTTGCAGCGACTTTTCTTTTTCCACCAGATAGTTTCTCGTATTCTGTAACACAATCCTTGTAATGCTGTTCATCCTTGAAAATCAATGTTGTGAATCCAGTAGAATAATATCTATGAAACATTTTTATAGGTGTTGAATTTGGTCTACTATCAATTACGGCTAAACATCTAGCCTTTTTTCTATTACTCCAACCACTTGTTAAAATATCATTTAATGAAATATCAACTTTTTCAATTTCATTTTCTGGTTTGATATTTGTCCAGTAATATCTTTTTCTTAACGCAGGAGAAACGATGTCTGCATTAATCAAATACGGCTCTACTCCCATTAATTCACTAATAAAATCCTTATCATCTTTCTTCATAGAAGCAACATTCTCCATAAAGAAGTATTTTGGATTCACTTCTTTTAAAATCCTATAACACTGTTTGAACAGACCAGACTTTTCATTATCATCCAATCCAATACGTCTTTCAGTAATACAAGCGATTGAAAATGTCTGGCAAGGACTACCAAACATTACAATATCAATATCTGTCTCAAAATCTCCGACTTCTGTATGTAATACGCCATCTTTATATGTAATCTTGTTCACATCTCCAATATGAATTGTGTCAGGATAGTTATCTTTTGTTACCTTAATTGCCACGTCCTTAATCTCTGAGGCAAAATATTTACCAACCTTAAATCCTGCTTTCTCTAATGCAATATGTCCACATGACATACCATCACATAAGCTTAATACGTTTAACTCACAATAATTATTTTTTTCTTTATTCTCTGTCAAAATCCTTTAATCTACAGAGATTGCGCAATCATTTATCCTAGAATTTACTGTTAAATCCTTTCATTTTAATATTATTTTGTTGTAAAATCCTATGGAATTTGCACGTCTGCAAAAACCATAAGAAAAAAATATTTCTTGTTACTTTTACTTTTGGGAAATTTGGCTGAGTCGCCAAGATAGAAATTTCTATGTATGATTATTCTTCGTCTTGAAATGATTTAATTCGATTTTCTAAATAATCAATCTCATCATTCCAATGGTCTATTAGCATGTCTTCGATTTGATGCTTTGCATCTTCTATACTGTCTGCAAACAACGTATCATATTCAACATTTAGTTCTTTTGATACATATATAAATATGTTTTCGTCTGTCTCATCTTGTACAAAACCAGCTACTACATTTTCATCATCTTCTTCATAAAATTGACTAAAATGTAACCTGTAACATTCCTTACCAAAGTCATTCTTTTCACCTGTTTCCCAATATTTCTTCACTTTATCACCTCGCTTAATTTGGCTGATCAGCCGTGAATAGAATTACTTCTATATTAGATTATTCTCTATTTGAAACTTTTTTAATTCATCTTGAATCATCTTCTGCATATCTTCTTTGTCAAAAGATATATTTGCAACTGGAATAACTTTTGCATTTAGATTAACATCACCAATAATAGCTTTGTCAAACGCTTCTAAAAACATTTCTGCAATTTCCTTTTCATAATTACCACATATACCTTTGAAATCAATATCTGCAATTACTCTTGAAAAGAAATCCTTGAACTTGCCAGCGCTAAAATCTCGTTCATATTCTCTCGGAATATCAATTGTTATTTTCACTCTCTCACCTCGCCAACTTTGAACCATAATATGTGATGTGTACCTTCACTTTGAAATACTCACCACAATTATGACATTTTACTTTTACTTCTTCACACCAACCTTGTGTTACCAAATTCATCAAACCATATTCCATAAATCCATCTTGATATTCTTTCTTGCAATATGGACATTTTGGATATGTAAATTTACTTTTTCTCATATTTTACCTCGCTTATTCTCTGTATGGTTCAGGCAACGGCATCCAAGCTTTCATGCCACCATTAATTCTTCCCCAAAACCATGTCCCATCATAGCGTTGTCTTTGTACTTTTGTTACCATGCCTCTATTCGTAGTAACAAGTACATTAATTACTTTCTTACCTTCGTATCTTTTATCATCTTCGGGCATTTGTCCTTCGACACATTTAATCCATTCCAATTATTCTCTCACCTCACTGTCCAAAGATTTCCCCAATAATTTTCAACTTAATACTCTGACCAAATTCTGAACCAGCAGCTTTTGGATGACCACCGCCACCAAATAAACTTGCTACATCTTTACCAAGATCAATATCTTCTTTAACGGTTCTATAAGATACCGTACAACCATCAATATCAATCATTGCCACAAAATCAATTTCAGGATGCATTTTACAAAGTTTATTACCTAATTCACTAACAAACCTATCTGCAAATACAAAACCACAAACCTTACCACACATAGGAGTGGTAAACATAGTTTCATTCTTCTCTTCGATATATCTATCAATTTCATCCTGTTTAATTTTCAGGATAACTTCATCTTTGGCATATAATCTTGGGAATACCTCATCATGGATTTCTGAAATGCACCAATGAATAAAATCATCTCGACCGTAAAGATATAATAAATCATTTATCTGCTTACAAATAACACCTTCATCACCGAGTTCTGACCATCTCCAAGTGTCATAATCTCTCACAAGTTCAGTAAATTTCTCTAACGCTTTATTATTCTCTAACTCTTCACTCAGACAACCATTCATACCTAACCAATGATAAAACAACATAGTTCCAGATGTTTTAATTCCTTTGGAATCTTCGATAACTACATCACACCAATCATACTTATTTAATCCAAGAGCTGTTGGATGATGATCTAATAACTGAACATTGCCTCTTTTATTCAGCAACTCAGCAGTTTCTTCATTGACACGAATATCGGTAATATAAATTGGGATTGTGTCGTCCTGTTCTGTTTCTAAATATTCCTTTACAGTTGAATCAATATTGTCGTAATCACAATATGAAATTTCTACATTATCTTTACCAAATACAAGTTTTGCCAAAATACCACAACCGATTCCATCAAGATCCGTATGTGAAAATAATTTAACCATGTAATCTCCTCTCTGCTATTTCTAATAATTTTTCTTTCTCATTTATATATTCTCCACTAATGACTGAATCCAACAGATTATTTAATACCTCACCAATTTCTTTTCCTGGCTTATATCCAATAGTAATTAACTCCTTACCATTAACTGCTAAATCCTTTAGAGAAAAACATTCATCATCCTGTAAGACTTCTTCTAAAATATATTCGATGTTATCAATCTTCTGTAATCTTGTTTCCTTATTCATGCCTGCTTGTGCTTTAATATCGGCTCTACGAATATTTAATAATCTTCTAAATTGTTCTTCTCCAATTTTATTAAGCCATCTCTTGACATATTTCTTTCCAACCTCAAAAGTAGCATCATGATAATAAACTAATTCAACAACCTTTTCTCTTGTGTCATTATCAAATCTTAATCGCTTCATTATTTCATCAGTCATATCAGCACTGACTCTTCCATGACCTTTGAAATGTCTAATGCCATCCTCGACATCTTGATAACAATGTGGCTTTCCAATATCATGAAAAAATACAGCCAATGATGTAATCAAATCTCTTGGATTCAAGTCTGGTTCACAATCACATTCATAAGCTTGTACTGCATGTACTGTATGATTCCATACATCATAGATGTGATATGGATTATTCTGTTGAAAGCCAAACATATCTTTAATTTCAGGAATGAACAACGAGAATACTTCACGGAATAATCCTATCTGTATATAAAACTCGCTTGATAATGCAATCTTACAAAACTCACTGTTGATTCTCTCAATAGATATATTCTCTAAATTCTTATACATTTTATGAATGTTCAAACTTACATCAGAGTCAACTACAAATCCCAATTGTGAAGCAAACCGAATAGCACGTAAAATCCTTAAAGCATCTTCTGAAAATCTATCCTCTGCTCTACCAACACATCTGATTTTATAATGCTCAATATCTTCCATACCATTAAACGGATCTATAAGACCAATTTCATCATTGTATGCCATCGCATTGATTGTAAAATCTCTACGCTTTAGATCTTCTTTAAGACTTCGTGTAAATGTTACGCTATCAGGTCTACGGCTATCTGAGTAATTACCGTCAATTCTGTAAGTGGTACATTCATATCCTTCACCGTCAATTACAATGGTAATAGTTCCATGCTGTAAGCCAGTTTCAATAATCCTCTTGTCCTTGAATACTTTCATCATTTCATCTGGTGTAGCAGATGTTGTAATATCATAGTCATGGATTGGTTTTCCAAGGATACTGTCTCTTACGCACCCTCCAACTAAGAAAGCTTCATATCCATTATTTTGTAGACTATGGATAATTTCATTTGCACCAGATGGAATTTTAATTTTCAATTTCTTCATTCAAATTCACCTCAATTTTCGGTTCTTCAATAAACTTTGCCAATAGCCCTTCATGGTAGAACACCTTGTCACTTTCAGTAATTTCTTCTCCTAAGAAATATCTAAGTACGAATGGCATCATATAATTATCCAAACACTTAAATTCAATATTATATTCTCCGTTTTATTTATTCTTATCTTCAATGAACTCATATCCTACTAATCTAACTGACACAAGCATAGCCATAAAATCAGAGGCACTTTCTACTTCAATATCACAATTCATACCAATCTCATCAAACATCGTAATTTCATAATATCCATCACAATCTCTAAAAATATCATTAAATGGATTTGACTCGTCTGATTCCTCATCAAGAACTTCTTCTACCATGTCTTCTAAATCACCAATAAATTCATACATTGGAATATTTACAGAAGTAAATGGAACAATAATTCTTCTTATAGCACCATCACAAGCAAATAAAAGTTCATATTCACACTTAAAACTTCCGTTCATACAGTATGAATGATCAACATGATCTTCGATTATTGTCGGATTAAATTTGCTACTTTCCAATATGTTATACATAACATAATAGTCTACAACCTTCTTTTCCTTGCAGTATTCTCTATCAAATACTGTTCTATGTTTTTCATAAAGATTACATTTCTTTTTATACTCATCAAAATAACGAGTATTTCCTGCTTCTTGATCCTTTTTTAAAAATGATTCAAACTTGTCATTGGTTTTGTCATATCTACCAATACATTCTCCATATGTGTCTGGAAAAATATTACCTCGTACTTTTAATTCCATTTTATTAGGCAATAAATCCAATCCTTTTTCTTCTAAATTTTCTACTGAAATAGCTGTGATATTCATATTTTCTCCTTTCTTAATTTCGCATGAAACGAAGTTTTCTTGTTACTTAAATAACCATCTTCGCAATTCTTTATTCATCTTCTCTTTCTCATCTAATTCTTCATCTCTTTTACGTATTGACTCTTTGCAGCTTTCTTCAAATGCTTTCAAAAAATCTCTTGGCATACTACATAAAACAGAATATGAAATAATTAATCCAATTATTGAAAAAATAATTAATGCTATATCACCATTGCTCATATATTACTCACTTCCCTTCCAAAGAAATCGAACTTTACTGTTATAAAAACATTTTAATTTCCGCTTGATATAGCGAATCATATCCTTGCATTAATTTCCAAACACAGAAATTATGATCATTACCTTTATCTACAAACAACACGCAACTCTCATTTATATCTTCTATACAATAATTCTCTTTGATATAATCAATATCAATACCATTTTCTAATTTACAGTAATAGATATTGAATTTTTCTCTATGAATATAATCTCCAATCATCGTTGTTAATAATAAACAAAGCATAACTGGCAGTTGTAAAAGAAAAAGCAGCACTAATGCTTCTTCTGTATCTGTTACAAAGAATTGTCTTATTGTACACATCTCCAATAAGATAATCATAATCACAAATAAAATTCCAAAAAACAGATACCACTTATTAGCTGACCACACTTCTTTTGTTTTAATTTTTGTTTTGTCCATTTATTCTAACCTCCTAATCCAAAGAAAGAGAATTTTCCTAGCAACCTGCCGATTGATTATTCATGCATTTAAACTCGTCAAGATAACATTTTTCATTTTTATTTTTAATATATTCTCTTCCATCAACATCAATATATACTGACTTATCACTAACTCTATCCGTTTCTGTGTTATATACACAAACTAATTTATCTTGTTTAGGAATATCCTTATCATGCCACATTCTTATTCCATTAAATTCATCTAAATTTTGTTTGCCCAAAAGATACAAACCATTGTTAAATGGCTTTGTTTTCCATTCTTTTAATAACATTTTTCGTTTTCCTTTCTTTTTATAATATACTACTCTCACCCTGATTAATTTCTTTACACTTCTGCTCACATTCTTCCAATGTCTTAAATAAAGAACTTTCTCCTCTATTTCTTACATTGATGTAATCATCAACAGCATCAATCTTATACTTAATTGTGATGGCATCATTCCAAATATTAGCAATAATTCTTCTGATTCTAACCTTATGTGGAGCAACCACTGTCTGCTTTCCTACAATTTTGCCTGAATCATCACACTGTTTACATGGAATTTCATAACTATTGTAAAAAATCTTTTTAGTTCCTTTACAAATCGGACAAATAATGGCTAAATTTTCTCTTGCATAGGTATAACATTCTTCACCAATTTCAAACTTGTTATCTATTGTTTTCATTTTCAAACACCTCCTATATAATAAATAATGTGCCATACGAGATTCGAACTCGTGACAACTCGATTAAAAGTCGAGTGCTCTACCAACTGAGCTAATGGCACATAACTAGGCTGGTGGGACTTGAACCCACGAATGACAGGATCAAAATCTGTTGTGTTGACCGCTTCACCACAGCCCATTATAGATGAACTTACTATATTGCAAGTCCATCATATTTGTTATACATACTCACGCCAATGACGTGCAAAGAAACTACCATTTCCTTTGTCCTTATTGAGCTAAATAACGCCAGCTTTCTTCATTTTATGACGTGCGACCTCACGATCCAACCGTCTTGTGTGTAACTGATATGTAACTGTTTTCTTATTCATACAATTATTCTCCCTTCTTATTGTTCTTCTTTACAACATGTGCTGCCTTTTCCTTGGCAATCTTATTTTCAATCTTAACCATTTCACTCTTGAACTTACCAATCGGTCTACATCCAATACCCATATTCTCACCACCTTTCATTTTTATGCTATCTATATAATCAGGAATTATATATCGAGTTATAAGATACAAGATATTAGAATGTCAGAACTGACTATGTATACAAGATAGATGATGCTACGAAATATAATTCCTGTTATTGCTATCAACAAAGACATATACTTCGCAGATTTACATATATTTTTGCATTACAAATATTGCATTGTAAATATCTTTTATTTGTATTTTCATCCAGCTCTGTATCTTGAACTTGATATATATTACGTTCATAACACTTATTACATGTAGTAAAAAATTCCTGTGGAACAACATAACCTTGATATGGAATCAATCTTGTCATTTAATGTAACACCTCGCAATTGTTTTTAAACTCCAATTGATTACGATAATTGTGCATTTTACAATCATGTTCCAGATTGCTATATATTTGAACTTGGTTTGGCTTTGCCATATACCTATAACAATGTTCTCTTCTGTCACAATCCTTACCAAAGCACATACTAATATCCGGCATTACGCAGCCACCTCCTTTATTTTCAGCCACTCCTGAAAAGCATTTTTTATCTGGTTGTAATTAACATTCTGATCTGTTGTAAACTCACATGTATTATCAGCGTATCCGTTAATAAACTTATTAAACTCATCATCTTTATCGCAGCTATACACATATGCAGCCATCGCTAATAGAGCCGGGTATGCCTGATGGTATAATGGAGATGACATTCTTACTGTGTCTTCGATATAGTCTTTATAATCCTGCATATCATCATCTGTAATATCTGCCTCAATTACACTATGTACAAAATCCTTTTCAGAAGCTACTGTGGTGCTATCTTCTACTTCCTTATTCTCCGTTGTCTGTTCGATATGTAAAAATTCGTTCATAAGCTGTACAAGTAAATCAATCTTGCCTGTAATAGTTGTCTTTTTCTTTGTCTGTTGATCTTTAAAGTCTGCCATTGATACACCGTTGATATCTTTATCCTTGAGTTCTGTGTTGTAAGCATTTAAAAAGTCAACAAAACGAGAATCTTCCATATTATATGTAGTGAATTTATCAAACACTGCAATCCACATTGGCATCGTAGTTGGAGTAAATAATACCTCTGATAATTTTTTATTATTATCGCCTAATGCTAATTCCAGTCTGTTGAACTGTGAATTAAGTTTCATAAACTGCTGTTCCGATGCATTCTCATTAACAAACTTATAAATTGAATCCAGGTTTGCTTTCCATGATTCACGGAAAAACAACAACATAAGTGATTCAACAACAACTCTTTCACGTTTTCCCTTGATTGAATTATTATCTGTAAACTTACCACAATTCTTGAAGAAAGAATTTTTCTGTGAAATCTCCTTAATATGTACGGCAATATCAGCAGATACATTCAGCAAGCCACTCTGTTCCTTGTTCATACTTGCATGATTATTGTAATCACGAATATGATCTGCGATTTGTTCGTCTGTACAATCAAAGAACTTAGTTACATTAATATTAAAATTATTAAATCTCTTTTTCAGTTCATTTGGCAAATCCTTATAATACTTTCCAATCACATCGAACACTTTCATTTCGTATTCAGGAAGTCCGTCTTCATCTAATACACGATTACCATTTTCATCTAAAACATAATCTCTATACTGGATTAAATGTCTTTCTGCTCCTGCCGAACCAATTTTAATACGATTTTCCTTAAATGCTTCAGCATATGAAAGTCTTTGTAAACCATCAATTAGATGAGAAATTGTTAATCCTTTCTTCTTTTGTTCACAAAGAATAATCTCAGGAATTGGAAGATTGCTAAGAATCCGACAAAAATATCTATTTGCTTCTTCTTTATTCCACTGAAAAGGTTCACGCTGCAAAATGTAATTACAGTTCATATCTCCGTTTTTCTTGTCCTGTAATAATGCGTACATACTGTACTTGTCCATTCTGTAATTCTCTGATTCACCAATTTCAATAATTCTGTCTGCCATATCCGTTACCTCCAATTCATAATTTCCATCATTTTTATTCTCTGAAAATGCAGAAAGTCCTTTATTCATGTTAATTGACTTAATTGCACTATTATATTCTCTGTCAGAAATACTTAATTGCTGTTTGATATATTCCTTACTTTCGTGTTGTCTCAATAAAAGTAAAATATTCTTTTGAACTTTTGGTAATGTGTCCAAAAAATCTTCCACTTTTTGTTCTATTTCAAAATCAAATTCACTTTCGTGTTCGACATTGAAATCTGATGCAAGTTTATCAGCCAAACTATTATCATCGTCATCAGGTGCATCAAATGAGCTGTTTGGAATAATAAGCGGTTTCCCTTTTTGATCACTTGTGATATTCCCATCTTTATCAACCTTCACTATCCTCCCATTTTTATCAGTTAGCAAATTTCTTCTTTTACCTCGTTGATAATTGTCTCTATACCAATCTATAACCGACTTTTTAATGTTATTGGTTAAATAGGTATTAAAATTTGCTCCCTGAGATGAATCAAAGGTTACAACGCTCTCCATTAAAACATTCATTGCGTCATCATATAACTCATCATGTTCATGTTCTGGAATACCATATCTAAAGAATGCGTTATAACTGATCTTTTTTAACTTCGACATATTGTTATCACAATATTCATTAATCCACCCCAATTGCTCTACAGAAAGATTTTGTAATTTATCACGTAATATTTCTTCTTTCATTCAATACACCTACCCTAAATTTATTTTCGTTTAACTGCTTTATTCAGATATTCTCCAAAAGACAATTCATTTCTATCCAAACGCTGCTTCTTTGTCTCAGCATAACAACGAGGACATCTACAATATTTTTTATTGCCGTTATGTGAAAACGACATTGTAGGAATCATCATAACTTGGCAATTGTTGCATAAAACCATAATTCAATACCTCCTTTAAAAATTGAATAACTCATTCAAGACTCGTGGTTCATATGTACGCTGATCCATTCCAGCAATAGCTTTTTGAATTTCATCTGTTGCGGTTTCGCATATTTTTTTACTCAAGATAATATCAACAACCTGTAACTCATTTTTAATACTTCTCCGTTTTATTCTCCTATCTTTAATCATCTTGTATGCTTTATAGCCTTGTGCTGCATTCAAATTACAGAACTCTATGTAATGATTCACATCAGATAATTCCTGGTCAACCTTACTTAATTGTTGAACCAATTCATCTTTTCTATGTAATGCTTCAGTCGCAAGTCCATTTAACCCCTCAATTTTGTCAATCCAACGTTGCACATTCTCGGCAGTCGATACCTTTTCGGTATTTTCTTGCACTGTTTCCTGTGATATCTGCTTAATTAGCTTTGGAGGCTCATCAATCTTCTGCACACGAAATACCGATTTCAAAGCCTTAGACAAGTTACTTTGGAAGATCCCTGTTGCCTGTTTATTGGTAAAAACGTCAGCAAGAGCCTCACAAGACGTAGGGACATATTTCCCCTTCCTGTCTCGCATAATCCATCGAGTGCCATCAGTAATAACATACTGTGCCATTTCATCACTCCTTTATTTAGTTTTGATAATGGAATATAAAAGATACTACGAATCGAGAAAGTATTGACTTTCTTAATGAAAATATGTAATATTATATAAGGTGTATCTAGTATATACCGTGTGTTGATGCAGTCAAGGAGTCGCCAAACTTAATCTTGACTGCATTTTTATTTTCCGTACACGAACAATGATAGAACATATGTTTGTTTTTGTCAATATTTTTACAAAAATTTCTAATTCATGCAACTTTTGTTATTCTAGGTCGTTGTGTCTTGACTTCTGGAAAAGTATTGTTCCAAGTTTCCCTTTTGGGATATAATTAATCGGATCAGGCTGATATTCAGTAAAAACACGAACCTGATTCAATAAATCATCGGCAATTTGAGCAATTGTCTTTGCCTTCTCAAACATATCTGAGCAATCAACAAACATCTGTGAAGTAAATTCTTCATTGCAATCTTCCTGCTCCAAATCTCTTACGGCAACAAGAACCGTTGCATTTTTCTTTGCAATTTTTTTTGCTTCATCAATAGTCGTTATTATAAATTCCATAATACTCACTCCTTTATTATTCTCCAAAATTTGCTTCATAAACTTTCTTAATTGCTAATTTGGTATCGTTGTCAGTAACTGAACCGATTTTTCGGATAATTCGCTGACTACTAATTACTCGCATCTGTTCTCCCAACACAACTGAATCTGTTTTTAATCCGTTATCGGTATCCTTATGGATAATAGTATGTGTTGGCATTTCAAGTGATTTTAATTTCGAACTCAATGGCATAATTATAGTACAAGAACTATGAATATTTCCCATATCATTCTGTATAACAAGCACAGGTCTAACTCCACCCTGTTCTGATCCAATTGTTTTTCCTAAATCAGCTTGTACAATATCGTATCTTCTAATATCCATAAGCATCCTCCTTTCTCTTTTGCTTTCTATGTTTTGTATTATATACAATACTATATATATTGTCAAGTATTATTATAAATATTTTTTATATTTATTTTTTTAAATATATATGGTATTGTATATGTAAAGGAGGATCATTAATATGAAACTATCTATACAAAATAAACTGAAAGAAAAAAATATGTCCCGATATGAATTAGCTAAAAAAATCAACGTAACATATCCAACAATCGACAAGATTTACAAAGGAGAATCTACTGCCATTAAGCTTGACACACTTGAATCAATATGTAAAGTTCTTGATTGTTCCCCTAATGAAATACTTGTATCAGAAGATCCGCAGGTAGCAAGACTGTTGACATATCATTACTTATTATCTAATAACCAGGACGATGATAAATAACTCATCGTCCTTTATATATTCTCTTTTTATATAACCCTTAACTCATTTGCCATATTAATTGCTGCTTGATACTTGTCCACATCATCTGTGAGCATACGAATTATCTTTCCAAAATCATCAGACTTCAATGAGATAACTGGCATATTCTTAACTATCTCATCTCCATTACCTGCAAGTACATTATGAATGAACTCTCCATGATCGTTAATCAACTGTCTATTTTTCTCTTCTGTTAATCCAATATAGTTCATAGTAGTCTGAAGGTCTGTGTGATTGAACAGCTTCTGAAGAGATAATAAACAATCAGGATCGAATGGATGAGTTTTATGTATCCAATAACCGAAAGATTTACGCAAGCTATGTGAACTTACGGCATATTGGATGTTGGCTGCTTCTACCGCTTTCTTTAATTTCTTTCTATAATCATCTGTCTGCCACTTTACAACATCGTTATACTCAACAACATAATGAAGATATTCACCAATCGTCTCATATTGTTTCTGCTTTTTGTAAGCTGAAGTAATATTTTCTTTTCTTTTATCAGAAAAATCTTTTTGTAACGCATCACACCAAATCTCTACATTTCCATATATAATAGAATTAACATCCCTCTTTAACCATGTTGTCTTAGGATCATATTCAAAAATATAATCATTGTAATGTTTCATCGGATCTACTTCTGTATGCGACAAATAATTATCAACTGCTTCCCATACCATATTACTCACAGGAAGATTAGTAATCTTTCCTGTTTTCTGTTCTTCAATAGTATCAATCTCACTCTTTCGATTTCCATTCTCATAATATAAATCCGACCACTTCATCATTACTGTATCGCCAATTCGTCTGCCAAGAAGCAATTCCAATAATGTGATTAGATATCCGTCCCATTCGTTGTTCTTCTCAAACCACTCTACAACATTTTTAATATCTGACATATTCCAGAATGGTTGCACTTCTGTTTTTCCTTTTTTCTTAGTTGTATAGTTTTTTGTCTGTGCCATATTTATCAACCTCTTTCTTTCTATTTACATCGGTGTAACAATTCCTCATCATCTATGATGTTTCCAATAATACTTAGAAAAATATCTGGATCTGGATAAACACAAAATTTGACAAAATCCATTACAAATGGATTCTTATTGATTTCTTCTAATATCCACTGTAATTTTTTTTCATCTTTGTAGCATCGTAAAATACAATAATATCGTTTTCCTGTTTGCATATTCTGTAAACACACAACATCTTTTTCGTAAATTGGAGTAGGTGCATCCCATCCATAATAGGGATTGTGCAAAGAGAAGCACATGCATACTGTATCTTTATTAATTTTTACCGATTCGTTCGATGATGTTTTAATTTCATCACATCCTATTAAGGTGCCTGTTACCCATTCTCTGCTCCATCTTTTTTTTGCTCTATATAATTTAATAATATCTATGCTAGGGCTAGAAATCCAATTTGTTGTACTCATTATAATCACTCCTTTACTTGTATCCATATTCTCTCTTTAATTCTGGAATCTTTGCTCTTATTTCGTTCACATCGTCGCACCATCTGACTTCAATACTCTTTACATCCTTACCTTCAAATACACAAAATAAATCTTTTATATGATCCTTTTCTCTCTGTCGTGGTCGTTGAATTCCATCCATAATAATTCGACCACAGGACAAACAAATAAATTCGCTTCTCTTTTTTGGATTTCCGTTTTTACAATTATTTTTCATATATGTATTCTCTCCTTTCGTTTTTTTTACAATAAAAAAGAAGCAGGTTTAATTTCTGCTTCTAATGTTTCAAATCATTCGTTACACTTTTAATAAGATGACTATGCCTTATATAATCTAAAATAATCATACGTACTCTTGAAGAAGATATATTATTCATTACTGCAAGATGATTCATACTAATTCCATTCATATAATTTTTCACAATAGATTTATTTCTATCGGATATTTGGACAATTTCAAGATATTGTATAAGATCTTCATTAATAATAATATCTTTTAGTTGGTTCATGTAATTTCCCCTTCTTCTACTGTTACTCTTTTTTTTCTTTTTGGTTTATATTTTAACTCGTTTGGATAATCAATTATATACTCCGTTCCCTCTGCCTTATCTTTTAAAATCAGATTCATTTCCAGAGCATCCGCAATTTCCACTAATTCAAGAGATGAAAATTTATCCCTTGTCATTTTGTTACTTAAATTTTGCCTTGTTGTGTTGGTTGCTTCCGCAAGTTCTGCTTGTGATATATTTTTTACCTTTATTATTTCTTTTATAACTGTGGTTGCTGACATATTTACTCCTTTGCTTTTCTCATTTTTTATATATCATGTCAGTTACAATCATTTTTCCAAAATTTTCCTTTTGGATAAGAATTTAAACTAAATCTTTTTGCTTTTAATAATTCACCATATTCCATAATTATATCTCCAAATTTTCAAAAGAAATCGTCATTTACACTGGTTTATATTTTTGACGATTTACTTTCTGTCTTTCTTCAATAATAAGATTCAAAATAATTGTTAGTCTCCTCTTTTCATTTGAGGAATCAGCCTCTCCGTATATCTTAGTCAGTTTACCCTCATATTCTTGTTGTAAGCTACATAATTCTCTTTCATATTCTATCAATTCTTTCAGTGTCATATTTGTCATTTATACCACCTCTTCCAATCTACCCATATAAAATTGACTCTAAATCATCAATCATAATTTCCATCTGTCTTTTTACTTCTTCTTCTTTAATTTCTGTAAGAGATAGTTTATAATCTTTAATTTTCTCTTCAATTTGATCACAACACCATGTAGGATTATTTCGTTTTCTATCCATTTACATCACCTCTTCTAATCTTCCAAGTAAATCATTCTTTACTTCGATTTTGATTCTATTCTCTTTGCAATTTCTTTCAACTCTTTTATTGTAATAGCATCAAATTCCGTTCCATCATCAAGTGTGACAAAATAATGTTGAACGCTTCGATTTTTATCATAATCAAAATCAGCATCAACATCCACTCTCACGACTCTATCTCGGATTCTTTTAGGTAAATAGTATTTTATTTCCATTTACTTCACCTCAACTCAAAACACAATGAAAGTCGAATTTCCAACTCTATATATTTAATGATTTTCCAAAACATATACTCTGCATCTTTGTTCCATCGGTCATAATAGTAGTCTCAACCTGTGCTATTTGACCATGATTACCGACTTCATCATCTGGAAATGTTTTATTTATTGCTTCTAATAATTCTCTTTTAGTTAATGCAGTATGAATTACTGTTTCAATTTTATAATCCTCCTTAACTTGAAAGTTAAATTTCACTTCCAACATAATTATTATATTGTCTACCTACTATTAAGAATCTCGTTTTGTTTTATATTTAGCATATTTCACCTCACCATTGCATCCTTTGTACAACTTTCGCAAAGCAGAACCTAGTCCATTTTCCATATCTTTGTCCACCTGTTCATATGTTTCTGATGCTTCACCTAAAATATCAACTGCTTCAAACACATAATTTCTAAGTTGTTGTAATTCTCTATTTGTAAAATAAATACTTCTACCCATTATTACTCCCTTCTTGGCATGAAACTTAGATTTCTTAGTAACATTTAATATTCAATTGTATTGGCAATCTCTTTTATCTTATCTGCATTTAATGGTGCAACTGCGTCTACTAATCTACCTTTAATTTCTTTATATTCTTTTGAATATGGATCAAATCCAGATAATTGACACCAGTTTTCAATTTCTGCTTCTAGTTTACTTGCTTTTTTACAAGCTTCATTTTGCTGTTTGATCTTATTCTGTATATATTTAGGTATCTCCATACAAAATTTATTCTCCTTTCCTTTCCAAAAGAAAACTTGATTTCATTGGTTTACATACAATCTTTAATCATTTGTTCGATTTTAGGACTATCTGGACTTATGCCAAGACATCTAATCCATCTTTCGGCACATTCACAGAATCCTTTATGATACATAAACTCTGAATTTTCTTCCAATTCATCAGCATTAATATTCTCGTCTTCCATAAATAATCTTACTTGTGCTTTATGATCTGCATACGACATTAATAAATTTTCGATTGCATTTCCTGTAATATCCATATCTTTCATATTGTTTACCTCCAATCTTCCAAAAGAAACTATTATTTACTATTTATTATAAAAATCAAAATCTCTTATCACACGTTCTCTATTTTCTTCTGTATCCGGCAAATTGTACCCACTTCTATCGTCACCTAAAAATAAATCACCATTATTATTAATTCCACACTGTAATCCTGTTTTCTTATTCTCTTTAAATATAATCATATCAATCACTCCCTCATTTTCAATATATCTCTCTCAAACCACTTTACTAAATCTTTAAAATCAATCTTTGTATCACATATAATTGCATATGCTGTGTTATAATCAATCACATATTCCAATGCATATTTGACTCTGTTCGCTTTTACATCAACATATCTATATATTTGATATTCTTTATTAACTGCACATATATAATCCACAGAAAACAAAGGAACTGTTTCACTCTGCTTTTGCAACAAATCAACGAATGATGTTGATTTTAATTCAATGATTTCAACTAATTTATCTTTATATTTTGCTTTCATTATAATATGTCTCCTAATGATTTTATTGAATCATCTAAATTATCAATGGCTTCTTCCATCAAGTCAATAGCATCTTCCGAACACATTCCTCTATAACTGCTTTGCAATCCTTCTGGCATGTTATCAAATGCATCCTGTTCTTGATCTAATACAATAGATAATTCTGACGATACATCTGTAATTTCTTTCTTTAATCTTGCTATATTTTCCTTGATATTATTAATACTACGTCTACGTTCTTTATTCATGTGCGCCTCCTATTCCATATAATTTTTCCCACACAATCCTGTCTGTTGGAGTATGAGCCATATTAAATGCACATTTACCCCCTAGCTTCCAATATTCTTCTTTAGTGATTACAATTCCGTAATCGCCTTTAGCGGTATTCTTATATGCATATTTTCCATGTTCTTTTAATGCAGCTTCTGTCACATACCATTTTCTATATTCTTTTTTTCTTGTTGTAAGATTATATACTTCATCGAGGCAATTTATCACTTTTCCTGTACTAATTTCTTTTGTAATTCCAGAATTACAAGCAAATCTGTAATCACTATAATCTATATAGGACAACTGACCTCTTCTGATAGCATCCTCATACGATTCTTTTGTTTTTCTTTCGTCTTCTGCCATTATTTTATCCCATGTATCATTATAGACATGACCGCTACTCATACCAATTGTCAATACATGAGCGTTTCCATATTTATCATGTTCAGTCCATTTGTACACTTTTTCGTTATTAATGTATCGACAACAGTTTCGATCGTAATACTCGGTTTGTCCCTTTTCATTTACATGAGTAGTATTTATTTTAGTTCTTTCGTTATCAACAGCTCTACCAAGTCCACATACTGCCGACATTGCTCCATATAATAATGCTCCTAACATAACCATCAACCTTCCTTTCTATTCTATCTAAATTTATTTTCTCTTTTAGTTTCCATTTCTTTCAGATGTTTATCTGCTTTTGCATTGACATAATCTTTAAAATCATACATACTTGCTCCATCTCCGAACTTACGTTGTGGTGTATATTTTGTTGTCGTTGTTGAACTTGTTCCTGGATCACTTAATGCTAAACTAATAATAACAATCACAATAATAACTAAAATTAAAACTCCCATATAAATCAACCTCCTTCAGTCTAATTATATCATACTTATATATTCTCTACTATTTCTTTGCATGAAAAAAGCGACTATAAAAGCCGCTTTCTCTTCATCAATATTTTTATTGTACCGTATTTATTGCATTTGCAAACACAATCGCTGCTTCTTCCCAAGTGTCATTATTGTCATCGTCTAATATATAATTGATGACCGACAACTCTCCACAATCAGCCACACACGATATTTGCAGTAAATCTTCTAGCACTTCTTGTCTTTTATGTGATGTAATGTCTGCAACCAATTTATTTTTCAACTTCGTTGCCTTTTTCTGTACTATTTTGCTAATATCAATTCCTTCTTGTTTAATCTGTTCGTAAATTTCTTTCATATTATATACCTCCAATTTTATTTTAGATAGATTTTCGCTATCCTCGATCCAAATTGGTTAAATTAATTTAATTATACCTTAATATTTATAAAGAAGCAAGTTATATAAGATTTAATCATCATTATTAATATAAGAATACCCTTCGCTATTGTATATTACAGCATCAGTATCAATTTCTATAGTTTCTCCGTCTAAACTTAAACGTCCTGCAATTGATAACGGATGAATCATATCAACAATACCATCTTCACCATTTTGTACTGGATCAGATGTTATGCCGCTATTCACAACTGCATTTGCCAATAATTCCTTCTTATCAATCTCAGAAACATCATCCCATTTCATTCCTAACAATGTATTCATTTTATCACCTGTCATACTCATCACTCCTCTCCATTTATCAACAAACAAACAACTCTCCATTCAGGATGATTATTTAACACATCTTCCAAACATCCTCTCTGTTCTAAGTATGATACTCGATACATCGGCATCCCTAATTCATCCACAACACAACTCACATACTCCATTTGTTTTCCTCCTATACTGTATAGCCCATGCACCATCTACGTAAATTTCTTCAATTTGATATCGCTTATAATTCTTTGCAATCCAAGCATTTTTCTTATGTAATTGTTCTTCAACATTCCGTGAATTATATTTCCATGTTTTCACATTCCACCCTGATAAATCAAATATTGGCATTTGGACATCTCCCTTCCATAAAAATAAGAGGTCGAATCAATCAACCTCTTATTTATTCTCTTAAAATACATTGCATTATTTCCATAAAATATTCGCAAATATCAACTTTGCAAATATTTCTTTGAATTTTGAAATTATTCATTTACTTCATAATAAGTACAAAAATCACTATCATCTCCTATTCCACTATAAATATAAACTAATTCCTTACAACCAATACTATATGGAACTTGGCTTAAATCGTTTCCGTGAAAAACCTCTCTTACACTGCCAGTTTCTTCTTCGATCACAAGAACTTTAACTTCTCCTTGACAATCAACTTGATCCAATAAATCATTTAATGTAAACATAATATATCTCCTTTCCATTCTTTTCTTTTAATTAGTTTATTTCATCCTTGCTTTGTCCTTCAATCTATCAGGAAATTTCCGTTTCATGTTAATCAAGTATGAATCGGTTTTCTTTTACGTTACTTACTCTATAAATTCCATTTATCTCTCGCAAAGAATAATAAGTAGTATTATTTCTTATATACTTATTGGTGATTTTACAAGTAACTAATCTGCCCCATTTTTCTGTTACATAAACAGATATTTTTACTGTATCACCTATTTTATAATCCATTCCAATCACTCCTATCTAAATCGCCGTTTCATAGGATTCTAATAAATAAGTTTTGTGCCACATTCTGGACAATGCTTTGGTCGCATTTCTGCATAATCATCATTACTTGCAACTTCATATTTGCATATAGGACACTCAATACCATCCATTTCATCATCTCCCTGATAGTTTACATACATACCATCAATAAATTGGTTTTCTAAAAGCACAACTCTATGCGCTGTTTTTACTAAAGTTTGAGAAGCTTCCTCCATAAGTTCTGTTGTGCCTTCTACTTCTTTTCCATATGGCGGTTCTTTATATGCCTTTATATATCTCTGCAATTTATTCAATAATTCATTCATATTATTTGCCTACCTTTCTAATCCAAGAAATCATCGTTTCATTGTTTCATCAAATTCAACATTATATTTTTCAGAAATAGATTTTGTAAGTTTCATACTTGTAATAATATTTTCAAACCCATACTCCTCATACAATGCTGTTAATTCATCGAAAAGTAAAGTTCTATCGCTATATTTAAGTCTTCGGAAAGCTACCTCTTCAATTAAGTCTCCATTTTTATCTACTTTATCAAGATATATTTCTATATCAGTTGTAGAAGAAAAATAACCTTTGTATTTGTATTTTTGTATTTTTATTATGTTTGTTGTTTTGATTTTCTGCTTTTCGATTAATTCTGATTCATACACCTTTTTATTTTCATTGAGAACATTTAAGAATTCTTTAGTTTCCACAATTTCACGATTTACATCATCTAAAAGATTTTTTAATCCATTAATTGTTGCTCCCTGTAATTCTTCTCTTTTAACTGATTTCATAATATTTTCCTCCATTCTTCTATTGAAACTCTTGTTTAGTTGCCAACATATTTTGCTTTTAAAATTCCATTTTCCCAAAACGTAACTACTTCTCCAATGATTTTTCCTAGCCATTCAGGGCAGCAACCTTCATATTTTCTTGTATAACCATAACTACCATCGTTTTCCATAATAATAACTTGACTATATCCGTCTACCTTTGTAGCGGTGATTATTGCATTTTTAATAACTTTTTTTAGTTCGTTGCACATATAAATCAACCATCCTTTCCGTTTGAAATTGCTATTTCATATCTCTGATCTTATCCAACTGCTTTTTTAATTTTCCATCATTAATCTCAACTTCATATCCCGACAAATAAGATACAATGTCACTTGCTCTTTTGTTACTCTGTGTAATACATACAGGTATTCCATCTACTGCAATAACTGTCTTGTATGTACTGTTATATTGTTTTACCCTTGTCTGCGTAATTTTCATTTTTCATCACTCCAATCTACTTAAATAATGTATGCTTGCCATCTGCATTACGTTTCCATTCGTAACCTGCAAATTCAAGAGCTTTCAAAGCTCCATTGTAATAACTCATATCCTGTGGTCTTGCATCTTTCATATTTGCAATCATCCACCGTTCATCTAACCATTCTTCCGTTTGCTGCTTAATTACTTTTGGTGTTCTTTTCATTTTCATCACTCCAATCTTCTAATAACTTATATACTTCATCTTTATTGTCATACATGTACTGATTAAACGCTTCGTAATCTCCATCTTTATCAGGGAATTCTTCAATAAATCTTTCCCACATTGCATCTGACACCACATTTTCATTGAATAATTTTCCCTTGTATTCAAGTTCTGCGTCTGCCCATTCTCCGTGTGGAATATATCCAATATCTTCAATTCCGCAATAGTTTGGATATTCTTTCATCGGGAAGCTTGCTACGCCATCTTTTATTACAAAATCTCTTTCTATTGTGCTTGTCATTTTCTCACCTCTTCAATTTAGATAAATACAAAAACATTACTATTACTATTCTTTTCCATTTTGTGTTATAATACTAATATAGGAGCGAGGACTTACACGGCTGCGTCACCAGCCGATGCCTCTTGTGTTAGCAATTCTCTTCTATGTATTCCCACGCTTCTTCCTCAGTTGGAAAAGCATTTGGACAACCTGGTACATAGAAGTCGCCATACATTTTGTAAGGTTTAATCACTCTAACACCTCCTCATATGTATTTATAGAAAAGCAGAGATAATTAAATCTCTGCTTTAACTATCATTATTAAGTTATTCTCCATTGTCTCTTAATTGATCGCCATCATAACTGATAATATATTTAAACATCTTAATCACTCTCCTTTACACTTTTTTAAATAATCAGCTTTATTTTTTCTATATTCTACTTCAATGTTATCCAATCTTTTCTGCTCTTCATCGCACTCTTCTTGTGATTCAAATACATCATAGTAATGTGTATCTCCATCCCAACGAAGTCGTACAATTTTATTTTTCTCTTCATCCGTTAATTGATATACTTTGTACATTTTCATCACTCTCCATTCAGATTAGGACATAAACCAAGTCCACCATCAATTTCAGGTACTCTTCTATATGCTCCTCTATGCGGACACTCTTCTTTTTTGCATTCAGTACAATCGCATTTTTGATATTCCTCATAACTCATTTTCCAGTTTGTCTCTACAAACCGTTCTCTTGTCATCATACTAATCACTCCTTTAAACAATCCTTATCAACAACTGCAAATAATTTAATTTCCTCACCGACTTCACTTTCATCAAGTTCGAGATTGTCAAGCAGTTCTGCGAATGAATCATCTGTCAAATCTTCTCTATATAAATACACGTCATGTACTGTTGGAGTACACCACAAGTGTAATCGAATGAACTCAATCAACTCAATCAATTCACACTCATTGCATATCCGTCTTGCACACCTTACTAATGACTGAACAAAATCCTGTGTCATGAGTCCATTACCTTCGAGTTCTTCAATCTGATCATCGGTAATCTCTTTTACGTTTTCAATTCCTTCATCCATGATATAGGAAATAACTGCATTTCCCATTCGTGAATCGAACTCTTCCTCAATAATCTTTCCTATTTTTGTTTCATAATATGTCATATTTACTACCTCACTTTCTAAATAAACAGTTCTTTCCTTTGGTTTATGCTACTGCTTCAACGCTGTCATACAATGTTTCGCTTACTCCAAAATCAAGTGCAACATCCTTAACAAGTTCATCTCCCCACTTATCATTAAAGAATCCCCAACATGAATCTTTCTCTTCCCAGTCATCATTGTCTGTATCATATTCTTCTGTGATAATTCCATATACTTCGCCAGTCAGATACTGATCATATACCTCAACTTCTCCTTCCATCCACTGATAAGCTGCTTTCTTCCAATTTCTATCAGTAATTTTTACACAATTTCCATTTTCATTTTGCAACATTCCACCAGTTTCCATAATTGTCTTTTTATCTGTATAAATATATCCGACTTGACCAGAATCCCATCTATCACTAAATCCACCAGTATTCATTGTGATTCCGCTATGGTCATATAAGTACAATGGAAGGAATACTATATTTGCATGTCTTTCGAGTAATTTCCATTTGTCAATCTGTGGAAGTGCTTCAATAATGTCATCAATAAGCCAATCAATTCTCTCATTGTCTTCAATAATACCGAATTTTGCATCTTTAGAACTTCCAAGTGGAAACCAATAATAAGTTCCCCATAATTGCCACATTTTTTCATGTCTATCGTATTTTAACTCAAGACCATTAGAAGCTTTTTTTGCCTTCACATAATTGATGATTGATTTCTCTTTCACATTACTACGAACCAAGTCATTCAAGAAATCTTCATTGTCAGAGAACTCATTTTCTTTATAGTCACCAAGTCTATAATCTCTATGCCAACACATCATCTTGCCTATATTTCCATCCCAATCGTATCGTGGATTGAGTGGATCATTATCTTGTTCAATATGTAATCTCATAAGCTTTCCGTTATCTTTATAGTATCTGTATTCTTTATCTACCATATCAATCAACCTCCGTTCTATATTTCATAATCTCTTACTGGTTCTGTATAACCACTATCCAATTTAATTTCCGTTGTTTCATAATCATCATAAACACTCTTTTGTGTTCCTCTTGCATGAATAATCTTTGCAAGCTGCATAATTACATATCTGCGTTCACAACCATGTTCATCATAAACTTTATGTGGATAATATAATGCTCTACCATTGCAAACTGTAAAATTATCAAACTCTTTTCCATAGAACTGTTCACAATCACTAGCATGTAAATTCCGTAATGCGTGTTCTCTAATGTACTGTTTCTCATCATCTGTCAATTCATCTGTATTATCTAATAATGAAAAATCAAACAGAATATTTCTCTTGCCAGTCTCAAATGAATCAACATATTCCAAACTGTTTTCTTTTGCTGTCTTTTTAGCTGTCTTGTATAATTTATATTCTTTAATTTTCATTGTCACATTCTCCTTCCATTACAAAAGGCAGACACAATTATTTGTATCTGCCTTTATTTATTCTCTGTATTAATCAATCTCGTCACATTCAGTTACATTAACATCCCAGTCGAGTTCATCAATCGGCTTATCCCATAACTGATTGTCATCTGCAATGTAGTTCATTACCTTTGCAAAATCTCTTGCTTTTAAGTTCTCCATTTCCTCTGTAAATTTATAAGTCGGCTGCATAGCATCGTCTGTTTCATAGATGTACATATCAATTGTGTTGTCACTATTTACGAATGCCTTGATAAAGCCCATCTCATTTTTATGGAAAATAAGAAACTCACATAATCTGTTATTACAATTCCAATCAAACGGTGTACTGTCATTTCCGTTCATGTAATGGATAGCTCCGTTTGCATCCAACATATCATCTGTTACATTAGGGCACATGTTTCGTGCAACCTTAAAAATTCTTTCAATTTCTCTTTTAAATTCATATCCATTCATATTATTTTTCCTCCTTTGGAGTAATTAAACTCATAAGATTATCTCTAATATAACCACAGAAAGCATCAATACTTCCATTTCCAATAGTCCAACAACTATCTTCGTCATAATTCCAATGGATAATTACTTCATGCCCTGCTGTAATATTAGGTAAATCAACATCTTCCTTTCTCGCATACGAACTATTTGAAAAAGCTTTGAGATATACATATCTTCTGATATTCTCAATATCCCTTTCTGTTTCTGCATTGAAAATCTCTACCAGATACTCGTCAGAACATTCATCATAAATATCATATTCAGAAGCTCCATTTTTCTTATTATCGAGTCTCTTCAACTCTTTACTAATTGCAAACAGTGCTGATTCCTCATATTTCTTACACTCTTCTTCGCTTCTAAATATAGTTCCATCCTCTGCAATGTACTCTGTTCTTACAAGTTTCTCGATTGTTTCTGTTTTTCTTACTTCGTTTACTCTCATAGTTTTAATCTCCTTTTCGCTGTATTACTGTTCGTTATCTTCAAAATCAATATCATCAATCTCAAAATTATCCGAGTATGGAATATATTCTGCATTAGTAGCAACAGAAATTTCGTCAATGTGTTCCTGTGCATATTTACAAGCAATTTCCAACTGTTCTTCATCTGTTTTACCTTCTAATAATTCCATAGGAATATCAATTCCTGTGTCTCCTACATACGTGTAAGCCATACCAATGTGCAATCTTTTTGTTTTCTTTGTATCTGCCATAAATATTCACCTTTTACCTTTCTAAAATTTCAATGTAAATTACAATTTCCTGTGATTTATGGCTGCTGATAAATCCAATTTCCATGTCTTACCTTATCGCTATCTTTATCCCAAAAGCCTAATTTAACCATACCTTTAACACTTCCTGTTCTATGAATACATGGGCATTTATCTGTAAATCTTTTGCCAGTTGCGTTTTCATACTTTCGTGGACTACTGTAATATGCCATATAATCACGCTCCTATCTGCTAATTTTCATACCACTGAAATGCACAATCATACATCATTTTGCCTGTTATCTGGTCTTTAAATGTAGGACAATGCCAAGCCATTCTGTAATCATGTGCCTTACACCATTCTTCAATTACCTTTGTTGTAAGCGGTGTTACATATACATACAAATCAGATCCATACGAAGGATGATACATTTCGCTTTCAGGATAACCCGCTTCAATTAACATTTCCTTTAATGTTTTCAGCATAACTTTTACTCCCTTCCAACCCAAGTACATAACAATCTCTATTTCCATTCCAAAAATATGATTTCAAATCTGCAAGAGTTTTTGTACCATTTTTTAATTTCTCATAATCTGCCTTTAACATATCTGATGTATAATTTTTATAGCAACAAATACATGAATGAAATTCTTTTCCTTTTTGTGCATACCATCCAAGATTAGGTGGAAATGTTTTCTTTGCAATTGTACGAAAGACAATTACCAATCCGTTATAATCTGGCAGTTTATGTTCTCCACTTAAATCTCTAAGCTCAATTTCTATTCCATCTGGTGTAATGGCTTTATCAAGAATTTGCATACTATTACACCTCCTTATGTTTTGGAATTTCAATTCCAGACTTTAATTCTTCTCTTGCAACAATATATGTTGGAATTTTTCTATCAAGTGTATAATATTTTTCTCTTATTTTATTCTGTTCTGCACTTGCCTCAAAGAAGTCTTTAGTTGGATCGTCCCAATACCAAACATAATATGTGTGTACAGTATGGGTAATTTCATCATATTTTCTTTTACATCTCATGATGTCACCATTCATCAGGAATGTATCTTCTTCTAATTTAAGACTATCAAATTCCGTTGGTGATATATGATGCTGTTTCTCTTTCCAAGTCCACACAATGAACTGATTCTGCCAATGTCCTTTGAAAATTTCTGCTCTATATGTTCTCAGATAAGCATATAAATCTGTTTTACTTTTCCAGGCACAACCTTCTCCAAAATATACATAAGGTGAATCATCTTTAGGATTGAATGATATATACTGTTTATCAAAATCCTTTGTTGTGAACTTATATCCATTTTCACTTACAAAAGGATTTTTACTATCTACATATTCCCATAAACTTACTTCTGCTATAAAATCAATAGCACCATCTGCACAGCCTCCACAATTACCCCAATCACAAAATCTCTTTTCAATTTTACCTATATATTTCAGTTCTCTTGTTGGTAAATGTGTCCATGCTCCACCACTTGTATTACAACTAATTCTGCCTTCGTATTCATGAACAAAAGGTGTATATGGTCGTTCACAGATATAAATTTCATTCACATCTGCTTTTTCAATATGAGCTGCTTCATAGTAATCTCCATATTCATTTGTATATCTAACGCAATCACCTACACTTGGAGTCTTTTCAGATCGTGTATTTTCTATAAGTTTGACATATATATTTGCCTTATCTACATCGTAATTCATAAGTATATGCGAACCACAAAATCTTGCGTTAATCTCTCTTAATGTGTCTATTGTATATTTCATACTAATCATCAATCCTTTCTCTCCATTTCTTAATTCTCACAGGATAACTTACATTCTCTCTGTATGTTTTCAACTGTACTTTTGCATCTGCTCTATCTTCACAATTACATTCAATGCCCCATCCATAACCACAATTTCCCTCGATTGCATAACAATCTTTAGTTTTTCTCTTATATGCCATAATCAACATACCTCCTCATAAAATTTAATTGTTCTTTCCTTTTCAGTTTCATATTTCGCTTTATCAGTAAATAATGTGAGATAAATATCTCCCTCTGTGTATGTGAATACCGCCATCTGTTCATCTGAATAAGCATAAGAACTATATCCATTTACCTGAACTAAATCGAATTTGCATCTCTTTGCAAAATGATAACTCAAATCTGAAAACCAATGTCCACTCAACATATAGTTTCCATTTCTATCTTCTGTTTCTTCCATGAAGTTTACGTTCGCAATCCGTTTTGTATCTTCATTTAATGGATATGTTGACAAATCTAAGTCTGCAATTTCATATTCGCTTTCATCTGGAATACGTCCTGTTTCTCTAATTATTTTGTAATACTCATTTCTTGGAATATATTTCATACTAATCAACCTACCTTTCTAATCTCTCCAACTTCTTGTTACTGTGTCATATAAAGCTCCGTTTGCATCCTGGTATTCATCGTCTTCTGAATATGTGAATACATAGCATTTATGACTATTAATATTTTTTGTTTCTCTTTCGCCATATAAGATTGCATATCTTTCTCTGAAACTTGCACTATCGCACATTTCTCTCATTTCTTCGTCTCGCTTTGGATTTCCGCAAGCTGCCTGAACACATCCATATAGCCAACCATTCAGATAATCAATGTTGTAACAATACTGTATCCATGAATCTGAATCATCAGTGAATACATAGAAACTCTTTCCATCATCTCCACGCTCAATCCGTGGTTTATCGAAATTTGCAATAAATGACATCAGGTTATCTTTAATAATTTCCATTTCATTTTTTGTAAAATCATACATAATTCATTTCCTCCTTGTAATAAAATAGGCAGCTAGGTATTTATTCTCCTAACTGCCTTTGCTGTTACTATAAATTTGTTGCATTTCCATCTTCATCATATTCAATCGGTGCAATGTGAACGGCATAACCGATTTCTTTTTCTTTGTCGTAAATCTCCATTGTACCGCCTACACAAAATTCAAATGAGAACCGCCTGTCATCCGATTCAATCAGCTTAGTCAAGTGATCCGTAAGTTCATTTAAATTCCGTGCATCTTCTTTTGACTTTTCAATACTTGTCATTTCACTTCACTCCTTTTCATAAATCTCTAATCTATGCAGCAAATCAAACATTGCCACATATCTACCCTGATTCCGTTCCTTGAGTTTTTCATTATCATTCTGCATTGCATTGTCATAATCTTTGTTTATTTTATCAAACTCATCCGCAATAATATCAAGGATTTCATCCTTTGTCTTTTCACATGTATATCTACTCATTTCCATCACTCCGTTCCCTATAATTTTCAAATCCAATTCCACCACTATAATTAATAATCATTTGTATATAATATGGTAAAAATTCCGTTCCTTTTTCAATCATATGTTCTTTCTCCTTCCATATCATGAAATCTTAGTTTTATCTGTGTTGTCTTAATACGTCATCAAACGCTTTAATTGCAGCCTCTAAACAGTTACCACACGCATATATATACCCACATGTGATACATATAGAATCATACTCTTTTCCTGTCTGTTCTTTTGGAACAAGAGTAATTTTAATTTCTTTTTCCATATCTTTCTCCAATCCACCTTTGAAATGCGAATTTCTTATTACAAATCATAATCGTAGTCTTCATAATCACAGTTACTTTCTGCACAAAATTCAACCGAAATTCCTGCGCCAAATTTTGCAATCAAAAGTCCTCCACATTTTGGACATCGATTATTGCATTCTCTAATATCTTCTACAAATTCCTCATCTTTCCCAAGTTTAATATCTTTTCTTGTTTTCATTTCTCTTACCTCCAATTCTAAAGAAACACGCATTTACAGCTCTTTCATAACTTCATTTCTCATTTCTTCTAATAATCCTGGGAATGTTTCTTCAAATGAATCTTCTTCTGATGAATCCCATGACATTTCACTAACTCCAATATGCCATGCTGATTCAAATATCAATTTGTCTTTCTCTTTTGAGAAATTTACTGATATTTCGTGTCCAAACCGTAACAATCCATTGCTTGTGCTTTTATCAACAAAGACATTAATACATTCTTTACCTTTATACTGTATATATTCAATTTTCATATAATCATCTCCTTATGAAATATCCATTTATTGCATTTCTACAACTTTATATTCAAATAAATTTCCATGAACATCGCATGATTTCCATGACTCACATTCTTCTTTGTATTTTAATGCATCATTCAATGTAGTAAATGATTCTGATAAGCATGGTTTCCATTGCGGATGTGTTTTACTTCTGTGATACACCCTAAACATATTAGTTTCCATATCTATATTCTTGATGTCATCCAATATTACTGCTTCATCTGGATCAAGATCATTAGACCACTGCAAATCAGCTATACACGCATTCTCTAAATTTTCATGTATATATGCAAGAACTGCATTTTTATCATTTGCTATATCCTTTGGTATGGGTAATTCTGATTCGTATGTAGCAATACATGTTACAGTAAAATGTACTTTTGCCATACTCATTCCTCACTTTCATAACTTTCATATTCGTTTTTATCTTCTTGGCTACAAAATTCAATATCGCCACCTAATCCCTGTAACAATGTTCTTTCTGCCTTTTTCATAGCCTCCTGTGCATTATGTGCTAATACTTCAATTCCAATATTATTGCCTGTCATATAATATGTTTTCATTTTATTTACACCTCCATTAGATATCTAGTTCATCTTCATTACAAACAGATCCGCACTGTCCATCTGATGTAAGAATTAAGGCTCTATAATCATTTCCTCTAAATGATGCTATGCCTTTGCCTTCTTCAATATATCCAATGCGTTCTCCATACATATCACCCGATGGTTGAAAGACAATTTTCATATCTTCATCATAGTCATCCAACATTCTTTTTAATTCACCAACTGTCATATTACTTGTCCTCGCTTCCTATTCCAAAAAATTCTTTTTCACAATCATCCATTTCATCCAATACATTTTCAAAATCCTCATCTCCGTTTATGCAATCTTTAAATCGTGTTGCCAATTCTTCAAGTCTATTGCGTCCCATATAATTACTCTCTGTTCGCAATCTAAAATAATCAACTGCCATCGCCAACGCTTCGGCTTGTGATAATGAAGAAAATTCACCAAAGTTGTAATAAGTACACGTCCATGCCCAACTTCCTTTTGACTTATTAAGTCCATTAACAACTGCATATTCTTTCATCCGTGAGCCACGAAGAATCAATGCGTATTCTCCACTTTCCATTATTAAATCATATACCATTTTAATTCCTCCTATTTTCTAAACCGTTCCATATTTAATCCAAGTTCCTTATTCAATCTCTGTGCTAATGCTCCATTGATTTCTTTTCCGTGATTAGGGAATGAGCAATGAATTGTGATTGTCTTATCCCAAATCTCATGCCCTCCGTTGCTCCGTTGAAGCCGGAAATTATTTGCCTTTAATGCAGCTCTAAATTCTCTTGTTGGTACTCCTGGTACTTTTGCCATGTGTATCACTTCCTTCCTATTTATATATACCGTGTGTTTTAATAGACCGTATAGCCGTTATCACAGCTTATGTATGTATATTCGCTTTTAGATTGCTTTTACCTTTGTGTTTCGCTTTACTGTCTTTTTCTTAGCTGTCAATGGAGATTCCATTTCGTAGCGAACAATTTCAGACAGATAATCAAAAATCTGTGCCTGTGTTTTATCCATGATATTATTGACGAAAAATTCTGTTCCGTTGCAATGTTCGACCAATGCCTGCTCCATCTCATCTACTCTACCTTCACAGTATGCATATAATGCTTTTAATGCACGAATAATCTTTGCTGTATATGCCTTGCCATTATATGAATCTGCGTATCCGTTCCAACCAAGCTTTCCAAGTAAACCAAGCATTGAATCGAGAAGTTCTGGCTTTGTCTTTGTGAATCCAATTCCATCGGAAATTGATGTTAATGTGCCAACTGTATTTGCTGTTTCATCATCTCCCTTGACCGCCACATTATGTTTGTGACAAATAGCACGTAAGGCAATATATTCTGGTTTCCCTGCTGCAAGTGCGGCATGGTAAATATCCATCGGTTGCATTTTTGCTCTGTCTGTTGACTGACTCAAGAACAATTCAATTGCCTCTTCAAGACTACATTCCATTACTTCTACAACCACATCTTCTTTTCCTGCTTTGAATGCACCATAAATTCTGTGCTGTCCATCAATGCAAAGAAGTAATCCGTTACAAAGTAATACCTTCGGTTCATCCCACTTGTATGAATTGTAATTGTTACCGATTTCATAAGCTCTTGATAACTTGATCCGTCTCTGCCAATCTGGAATGTGAATGTATTTAGGATCGACAACCATAAGAAGTTTGTCACCAACCCTTGAATTATTCCGTGCTGCCTTTACCATATTTGCAATAAGCATCTTTTCTGTTTTGCCTATAAATCCATCTGCCTTCCGTGCTTCCTGCATTTCCTTTTCTGCATCCTTTGCCTTCAAATAAACTCTTTTACACATAATATTTACCTCATTCTTTCTAAAATTTTGCATAAAAAAAGCGACTACTTGTTTGCAGTCGCTTTTGCCTTCTTTTGTTCTGTTTTTGTTTGTCTGCCTTTACACTGTTCTGTCCGTGTATTTTCTCCGCATTCTTTGAAATAGATACAAGAAATACATGGATGTTTTACGTTCGCATTTCGCTTTGTCATGGCATCATCTCCATCATAAAATCATTTAATATCTCTTGCATCTGTTTAACTGTAAGCGCATTGTCTTCTTGAATCTGCGGATAGTTGCGATCCATATCTTCACAACACAATTTGCACAGTTCAAGCATTGTCCGTGTTGGGTTGCTTTTACGCATTGAATAATCGTATTCTGATTTATATTCGTATGCGTTTGTCGCAATTTCTTTTTCTGTATATACTTGACAATTCAGATTGTTAAAATAATCAGCAATATCATAAAAATCTTGGTATTCCATTTGCATTTCTCCCTAGTTCCATTCCTGTGTTGCCTGTTTATCTTTGTATGCATCTTCAATGTCTCTGATTGTGATGATTGGCATAGTAACACCCCCCTTTTCCTACAGTAATGATGGTGCAAGCATAATTGTTATAATTATTGCTGCACATACTAATGCTTCGCCTAATTTCCGTAAGTCTACGACTAATACAGGCGTTCCGTTTTTGAGTTTCCGTGTACATACCATGTGTTTCATATATTAAGATACCTTCTTCCATCCTAAAAATTTTGTTTTCACTTTTCCGTGAACTTCTCTTGCAAACTCTTCTGCACCGATTCTATCTTCGTAAAATCGCTTCATAGCATCGACGCTATTAATCGCATAATGTACAGAATAGTATGTTACTGCTCTTTCTATATTCCTTAACATTTGGGCATTCCTCCTTTATTTTGCCTTCTCAAAGTTGACAGACCGCATCCGTAGTTGTGCCTATTGTCGCCGAATAAGCTATCCAGATACAGTCTGTATAGTTACGTTTGCCTTTACTTGTTGGCTTCGATTACTGTAAAGCCTGCGGATTCTGTTTTACGTACTTCCTCCTTAGACATTACCTGTGATCCGATGTAGTTTCCGTTTAATGTAATGATATATGACATATTCAACAACTTCCTTTCTTTATTCTCCTATTTGGATTATTTTGATTTCAAAAAAATAAGAGCAGACATTTTTCTACTCTTCATTTGCGTTTTCGCTTATGTATTCCCACGCTTCGGATTCTGTGGGAAATCTAATGTGACATTCTGGAATATACCAGTCTCCATATTTTTGATATGGCATAATGTGCCTCCTTCCTATAAATCACGCAGATAGTTATTGTGTCTCCGTTCTGCATCGTACAAATTTGTATCAAATGCTGTGCGGATTGTTTCACCATTTCGGTTGACTGTTTCCGTTACATATCCGTTATTGCATGGATAAGTTGATACAAGATGATTGTGTTTTACTGTACGTTTTGGCATTGTGTTTACCTCCTTTTTTTGAATTTTGGGTATAAAAATAGCACCCTATCGGATGATGGGTGCCTTACTGTTTTGGTTGATACCAAACTAAAAATTCTGCATTTCCCTTTATTTCATTATCTACTCGTTTCCAATCTTTAACATGATCGTTATTCAAAACAACGATTTGCCTTTTCTCTGAATTGAATCTAACTAAAAGCATTATCACTTTCCCTTTCTAGTCACTAGATTTTATATTTGTTTTAATTTCTCTTGAAGTTCAGCTATTTGGGTTTCTAAATTCATTTTATGTTTATCATTATAGGAAGATGCAATTTTAGAATCAAATTTGATTTCCATTATATCGTTTGGAGTGCATTGTAAATATTCGCAGATCCTGCCTATGGTTTCCGTTGTTACAGCTCCATTATGCTTTAATCTAGTCAAAATACTTCCTGACAGATTAAGATCTTCACGCATTGTTTTTTGCATTATTCCTTTCTTTTTTAACATATCAAATAAACCTTGATAGCTAATTTCCATATTTTTATATGCCTCCAAATTTTATCATCTCCCTTCTATAATAACATATAATTTCAATTTTGTACAAGTTTATCTAGTGACTAGATATATTAAAGAAGTTTAATATTTATATCTATTATTTAGTATCTAGTCACTAGATTTTCCTTTTAATCTTCCATTCCAAAAAACAAATATGCGTAGATATTTCCCCTATATTCGCTAGGAATTTCCATTTGCCTTTGTATTACATCGTCAATGGTTTTGAATCCATTTTGGCGCAAATACTCTAATGTTTCCTTACGAACCTTTAAAGTTTCTATGCTTTGTTTTTTGACTTCATCGGGAACTTTTTGTACAATTTTAGACATATATAATGCCCTCCTTTAATTTTTAGGCACACTGTACCTATCTACAATGTTACCATAAAAACAACCTCCTTTCAATTTCCGTTTCGCTTCTGCTCATCGGTTACGGACTTACACCGTAAGACGGAAGACAGATTGTTAGTCTGCCTTGATGTAATTATCCAAAAGATAATGTTATTTTGCGTTCTGTATAAGTACGCAAGTTATTGTCCCAGACTGTACCTTCTGTATACGAATATGTACATGGTAAACCTTCACATTTTAAATCTGCAAGACATATATCCTTTAATGGTTTATTAGGCAATTCAATGTCTAAATTTGCTTTTATAAGTTGAGATATTATATCTTTTGCTTTATAGTTGCCTTCTTTGTCTGAATAAATTGTTGTTTGTATATTAAGCATGGTTGTACCTCCTATTTCTTGTATTCTGATCTTTTTATAGCAACTTCCTCTTACTTATAAAAACATATTGATAGCTGTACTGGACAACCAAAATCAATACAACTGACATCACGCACTTCTTCTGTGGAATCTTCTATATAATGCATAGTATGAGTATGTGATGGTAAATCTATTTCATGCAATATATTTATATTTCCTGTATTGATTTTATTTGCAAAATTATGTATTCTTGAACTTGTTAAATGCATAGCTGTAGCTGTAATATTATTTCTTCTCATCATAACATTACCTCCTTAATTATAAGATTGTATAAAATCGTGTAATGGATTCTTTGAACATTCGTAGTCTGTGAATGTTTTATCAGCACGGAAGTTTTCTTTGTCAAGCCGAATACCCGAACCGCCTGACTTGTGTTTTCTTGCATGATGCATCATATTTTGAATGTTTCGTATATGTCGTTCTTGTCTAGTCACTAGATTTTTTTGTGTATCCTCTTCTTTGAACCAGTGGCATTTTGTCCACCACAAACGCATAGTTGTAGCCCATTGACAGATATTTTGTGTGGTTTCTGAATCTTCACGTACTTTGATCCAGCATGTGCCATTAAATCTACGCAATTCTAATTCATTACCGTTCTCAGGCTTGCCGTGAACCGTGCAAAACCACCAACCGACAGAATCGCAGCCATACCATGCATTAAGTGGGATATGCTGATTCCAGATGTATTCATAGTTATTTTTGCATACTGAAATATTCATATTGCAATACCTCCTTGTTATATTATTTTTAAATCTAGTCACTAGACAACCCATATCAATATAATTATCTAGTCACTAGATTTAAAAGCATTAAAAAATCCGGATATATAAATATCCGGATAGCATTACAAAAAGGGCGGAATTTCACCGCCCCTAGTTAAATAGCGCGTTAGTCTGCTATCATGTTATCAGCAAGCCATTTTTCAAACGCTAATTTATTAACCTTGTATTCCTTGCCGTTATATGTCAGCGTTGCGACTTCTCCAGCTTCTTCTTTCGTGTCTGATTCTGTTGTTGTGGTTTCCTCTTCCTTGTTTTCGCCTTCAGTTTCTCCAGCTTCTTCTTTCGTGTCGGTGTCCTTTTTCGCCTTCTTTTCGGCAGTGTGTACCATATCTTCTAATGTTCTTGCAGACATTCTAAAAAGGTCGACTAACTGAATACCTTTAAATACTTCCGGATTGCGAAAAATTGCTATAATTTTATCATATGAAAACGGAAGAGAACCGTAGGCGAAGGTTGCAAAATAACCGTTATCAATTACAAGTCGCATAGCAATAACCCACCGTGAAATTGACTTGCTGGAACGGTTAACAAGTGTAATAAAATCTGCCTGCTTTGCTGGCTTTGCACATGTTGCTTCACCGTGTACAATACCCTTACAATCGGTATAGGTTGGAATTGTTACACCCGTACCATATGCACAAAGTAAAGCAATATTGAACACGGATTTTTCTACCATCGCCAACCGTGTGTTGACTTCGTTTAATACCTCTTGCGTGTCCATGCCGTTTACTACTACATCAATAATTGAATTACTAGCTGGAGTGCCAGCTTTTACCATTGTTTCTTTCTTTGCTTCGTTCATGTTTTTTTCCTCCTTGCTTGCTACTGCTTCCTTGTTTGCTGTTGTGTTGTTTGTTGTGGTTTTTTTCATATTAACCAACCTCCTTATTTTTTTGTATCTAGTCACTAGATTTTATTTTTGTTTGTCTAGTGGACTAGATTTTTTTATATACTTCTTCCGCTGGGCTTATGCCCAACGTTTGAGTATAAGATACTACCTTTTAGCGTATTTGTCAATACCTTTTAAAGATATTTTTTTAAAAAATACGATATCATTATAAATTATAGCTAGCTATAATTTTTTCTTATAACTCAATAGACTATCTGTTATATATCAACTATAACACACGGAAAAATATAGAAATACCGTGACTAGGGGTACTAAAAACTAAAAGCCAGATCCGGAAAAGGTGCAAGCCTGATAGCTGATTCATCTATACACCAACTTCAAAATTTTACCATCAAAAATCCCAATCCCCCAACAAAATCAACCAAATCTCCCATTCCACTCTCTCCAACCCCCTTATCGCACCTCATATCGTCAAACACCACAAAAATCAACAAAAAATCCACCCAACAACCATTAAATCTAAACCTAATTTCATCTAAAACCACATCTACAATTCAAAAATCTTCCTTATTTATAAGCACTTTTTACGATAACGATTTTTCACTCTTCCTCTTCAATATAGGGGGCTACCATAAAACTACACACAAAATTATCAAGACAGTAATTGCACTGTCTATTTTTATGCAAAAAATAAAATCAAACAGAGAATATATAATCAGAAAACTATAAAACCAAAAATTTAAAGAGGAAATTTTATGAACAACATAATTACAACAACAAACTTAGAAACAATTACATCTATGGAAGTAGCTCAGATGATCGAGAAAGATCATGCAAAGTTGCTAAGAGATATTCATAGGTATATCAATCAGATTGAGAAAATTAATGAAACTAAAATATGGCAATCCAAAATTGGCTTTACCGATTTCTTCATTGAATCTACATATATTACTTCGCAGAATAAAATACAACCTTGTTACAATATCACTCATAAAGGTTGTGAATTTATAGCGAATAAACTCACAGGTATTAAAGGTACAGAATTTACAGCAAGATATGTAAATAGATTTCATGAATTAGAAGAAGACAATACTATAAATTCTCTAATTTCTACCATGAAGACTATCTCTGATACTATGCTTGAAATTCAAAAATCAACAAATGAACGAAATGAACGACTAGATAAGTTAGAAAATTCACTGCAAGATTCTCAATCAGTTAAGCCAAACCTACCTAAAAAGAAATGGTCATATTGGACATCAAAGATGTATCCAAAATATCAGCTCTTAACAGATTACTTTCATATATCCAATACAGAACTATACAAGAATCTCTATAGGGAGTTGCAAAATACATATCCTGATATAGACCTTAATCAAACAATAGATGATTACTGCTATGAGAATAAACTAAAATCAGCTTACACATTAGATGTAATAGAACATAACTTAACTTTGCGAAAAGCATACGAACATATAGTAGATACATTATTAGACAAATATAATCTCTCTGATGGAAATTATGAAACAAGATACACCACTATCTTTGATGACATACTTACATAATTCTTATACTGGGATTTAAGGAGAAAAACATATGATTCTAACTCAAATTTGAACGAAAATAGCTTCAAGGATAAAATACTTGTCTAAAAAATAAAAACGGAAAATTATGCCTTGAAACGCTATTTTAGCCTAATAATTTTTTACAGAATTAAAAAAACATAGAGAAAATAAGGAGAATTGATATATGAATAAAAATATTCCAAACGAAATACCAAAACATAAAAAGAACACAGGAAGTAATATATCAGACAGCGCAAAGAAAACAAAACATAAACATCATTATGAAGAATGTCTTATACAATATAATTTTAGTTTCTCTGGCAAAGAGTCTCATGTTACAACTGATCTACAAAGCTATTGTATTGTTTGTGGAAAAATAGGAAATAGATTCAATGCAAACAAATCTATTGTAAAGGATTATTATAGAACAACAAATTCTGTTTTAGGAATGTGCAGATCTGTGATTACAAGCCAAGAATTATATGACCGTTATCATAATAAAATACCAGTATTTTTTGTAGAGGATATTTATAAGAACAAATATGTTGATTTGAAACAAAACAATAATTGAGATGGAGAATAAATAATTAGACCAACTAAAAACATTAGATAAAAATTTAAAGAGTAATTTATGAGCGTAGCGAATAAATTACGAATAGTCTGTCTTATTAAATAAGTTGTATATCTTCTTTCAGTTCAGTTTATGTGCAAATATGCACATGGAATTTCGCATATTTTAAAAAATCATGTGCAAAAATGCACCTATACTGAACGCTCGTGAACTTATTTTTTCTTTATTATCCAAACAGAGAATAATTTATTAGTACCATATAAAGGAGGAAAAATTTTATTGCAACAAAAAGAATATTTTACACGTTTCCCTAATGATTATATCCAAGGAAATATCAAAACAAAATTTGGTATAAGCAGGAAATTTTATATTACTTATATTTTAATAGACAAATATAGGTCATATGAAGACTACAGTTGGATCACTATTCGTAAAGTTTTAGATTTTTATGGATATAAAACTCATCGCAATAAACCAAAGGCATTCAAAGAAATTTTAGATGTATTGGAATATATGATTAATAATAAAATGATTGAAGTCAAACAAGATCTTGATTCTATTGGATATGATACTGGTATTGAAATTAAAATAATTCCTGATAATTTTGATTTTGGTAAGGATTTTTCAAAACTCACTTCATCACAATTTGATTTTATTATGATGAATGAATCATCAATTAATAGAGAGAATATATTAGTAGCTTTTCTATACATTAATTCTTATATATTCATCAGACAAAAAGATAAGAATGGAAATGAATTATTATCAGAACCACAAAAAAAGCCTGAAGCATTCTTCAGAAGTATAGATACTATGTCAAAGGATTTATCTATGTCTAAGGATACTATCAATCAATGTATTTACTATCTCACTTCTTCTACTGGAGACAAAGAACCTCTTTTAATCAAAAAAGAAGTTGGTAGCGTCCAACCAGATCCTAAGAAACCACCTAAAAATGTTCCCAATATATATGTGTTAAATAAGCAAGGATATGAACAAGAAATTGAATGGGCTATTTCTAAAATGCTTGAAATTTATGAAGTAGATTCTTTTGGAGAATTAAAAAATGGTAATAAATCATAATCCAAACAGAGAATAAACATATGTAACCAATTAACACAGCACTTAAAAGGAGCTGAAAAATTATGAATAAAAATTTTAACAAACAAAAAGGAGAACAAAAATTATTATATGAACAATTACATGAATTATATTATGCAAAATATTACAAAAACCAACCATAATACTTATGGAGGATATGTTACCGAATACGATTTAGACACAGATCACGCAAACGGTCATATTGTAGAGAATATTATCGCAGATTGGAAATTTGATAAAAGATGTAAGGAAAATGCAGAAGCAAGAGAAAGGAGAATTGAGCATGTTTAATTATAAGAATGAAGGTTACACTATTACTATCCCACTACCAGATGGCAAATATGATGTGGTATGTACATATATTCATGATCAGAAACTAGATCAATATAAGGTGTCAATGTGGTTGCATTGGGATACAATTGATGACAGATTTAAGATTGATGCACAGGAAATCGGAATGCAGTATGTTGAGAGTACAAAGAAGACTATTAAGACTGATATTTGTAAGCTTGTTGAAAAATTATATAACAATGGACGATTGAACAAATATATGAACTTGTATCAGTATACTTATGATTGTTTCGACATGGGAAATGATGCGGTTGAAAGTAATCGTGCGATGGTGGAATACTATGACAAGAACTGATGAATATTATTTTACCAAGGCAAAGAACGTATCAACTTGTTCTGATTTTCACAAAACTCACATTGGATGTATCGCTGTTTATCAAGGGCACGTCATTGCAGTTGGATATAATACCAACAAGACGCATCCAATTCAACAACATTATAATAAATATAGAGAGAATAATAACATAGGATGCTTTGCGGCAAAGCTTCATGCCGAAATCAATTGTCTTAATTCTATCCGTCATCTGGATATAAATTTCTCAAAAGTAAAATTGTATATTTATAGAAGTCGTTGTGATCAGGAATATGGAATGTCACGCCCATGTCCTAGTTGTATGGCTGCAATTAAGGATCTTGGAATAAGGCATATTTATTATACAACCAATGATGGGTTTGCGTATGAAAACATACGAAGGGAAGCGTCGTAATTAAGATATTATGTACTGATTATGGATTATGAATAATAAAGGAGAATAAATAAGTAAAATAATTATTAAAGGAGGAAATTGATGCTTACGGCAAAAGTTGGAAACGAAATTATAAATTGTTATGATGGAACACATACTTACGAAACTTTAAAAAAATGGAGCAAGAAAAAAATATTAATATGTCCTGCATGTAATAAACCATATGAATATTGTCATGGTAAGGTTATTGATTCATATTTTAGGCATAAAGACAAGAAACAATGTGAAAATAAATATTCTGAACCAGAAACAGATGAACATATAAATGGAAAACGTGATTTATACGAATGGATTAAGATGCAATGTGGAATAACAGATGTTATGCTTGAAGGTTGGATACCAGAAACTAAACAAAGACCAGATATTATGTTTAAATATAACGGAATTCCATATGTTATTGAATATCAATGCACACCTATAGCATCAGAATATTTAGAAAGGCATGAATTATACAAAACAGCAGGAATTAATGATATTTGGATTTGTGGAACAGATAAGTATTTTGGTGTAAATAAGAGGTTAAATGTATTAGAAAAAGAATGTAGAATTTATTATTCTCCCCAATATAAATACTTTTATAAAATGGAAGATTTGTCAGAAAAACAGATCAAAAATATTCAAAGGATAAGTTCATATAGAAGACATTTAACTAATTATTACAGGATGAAAATGTATTATACAAGAGAATTTCATTTAATGATGAATGTATATGATTATAATAAAAATTATAAAAATTATATATTAATTAAAAACACATCTAATAATTATCAATGTATTGGTAGTCATTATCCTTCTCCAACTGGAAGACCGTCAAATAAATATCCATATCCAGTTAAAGATTATGCTTTTATAGGCAATTATTCTTATGCATCTTGTTACTATTTGCCATATATAAAATTAAAGTCTATCGGAGGAAATGAAAATGAGTAAACACTTAACATCACAGAGATATGTGTATAAAATTCATTCAGCCAGATTGAGAAGAAAACAATGGAAGTTAAATCTTTCAATAAATGCTGCAAGAGAAAATAAAGAGTTAATTGCATTAAGTGAAAGTCAAATCCTAAGATGGATAGATGAATTAAATGGAATTAAAGATTCAGAACTTCATATATCTCACATCAAATCTCAAATTAAAAAGTTAAAGAAAGAAACCAATCTTGCTATATCAAGACCAAAAATCAAAAAATTATATGCAGAATTAGACAATTATCAATTTAAGAAAGATTATGTCTGTGTAGTAATCGACAAAGAAAAGGATTTCCACTACATTTATAAAAATGGCTTTGAGATAAATGGTATTAGGTATAAATGGTTACTTGGTACAACAGGGGGAGTAAAAAATAATACCATTGTATTTATTAATGAAAAACTTCTCCCTGAGATAAAAAAGAGAATTAATAACGGACGAGATATGTTAATGAAATTCGCTCCCGCAAAGCTTGAAGCCTATATTGCTTTAGTGTGTAGCTCTTCTACTCCTGTTTCAATGCCGAATGGCGTCGTTGTAGTCCACGATTGTATTACTCATTTTAAGTCGGATATTGTTGAATTAGATGATACAGGATTAGCCCAGCCAAGTATGAAATTCATAAAAGATAAAGATATTGAACTTATAGACAGTGATGGGTATGGACTAGCAATGCCTAATCTTATGAAAAGATGGGGAGAAGAAATTGGGGAAGATTTCTTATTACCAGGTTGTGTAATACGAAATTCGTTCTGTAAAGGTGCAATATTTCCAATTGATTTTCAAAAATTTGCTTCAGATAACGGCTTTGATAAGATTACAGATGTATGGGGAAATACATATAAGATTAATGAGGTTGAACTCATTTTAACAGAGTCAATGTTAAAATTATGGGATTCTTATTCTTCTATTGAGGAATATTTTAGAAATTGCGAAGAGAATAAATATACGTTTGCAATTACAAAGTCTTCAGAGGAAGAATTAGAAAATGTAAGAACTATGAATTATCAGTTTTTGCAAAGTTATGCTTTTACAGATGAGCAGATTGATGAACTTATTGCTCCGACTGTAAATGAAATAAAAGATATTTTATCAGATGATTATAGAAAAACAATTCTTTATACAAAAGGAATTGGATTAAATAAGAATAATGTCCAAAATCTTGACAGTTCTTTCGCAACTGCTCTTATGATCGAGCCATCTATGACACAAGATCCGTATATCAAAAGTCAAATTTATTCCATGATAAGAAAAAGAATAGACGAAGCAAAAGTTGGTGTTTTAAAAGTACCTGCCAATTACTCTCTTGTTTCAGGAGATCCGTATTCGTTATGTCAGTCAATGTTCGGTATGACTGTCACTGGATTATTAAAAGCTGGACAAGTTTATTCAAAATATTGGATTGATAAAGGTGTTACTCAAATTGTCAGTTTTCGTGCGCCAATGACATCTCATAATAATATTAGATTATTAGATGTAGTACACAACGAAACAATGGACGAATTTTATAAGTATATGACGACTCCTACTATTTTTAATAGTTGGGATACATGCGCAGATGCGATGAATGGTTTCGACAAAGATGGGGATTGCGTTATCAATACATCATTTCCTATTTTAGTCGAGAATACAAAAAGACTTCCTGCTATTGTGTGTGTTCAGAGAAAAGCTCCAAAATGTGTTCCAACAGATGATGATATTATGAAATCGAATATCAATAGTTTTGGTAATGCTGTTGGTGGAGTAACTAATAAAATCACTTCAATGTTTGAAGTTCAAGCGAAATTCCCAAAAGGTAGTCGTGAATATAATATTCTTGATTATAGAATTAAGTGTGGACAGCTTTATCAGCAAAATGCGATTGATAAAACAAAGGGAATTGAGGCTAAACCTATGCCTGATACTTGGTATAATTGGATAGCAAATAAACTTTCCAAAGCTAAAGATTCTGACACAAAGAAAGATTTTTGGGTAAATAGGAAAATAATAGCAGACAAAAAACCATACTTCATGCAATATATTTATCCATCTGAAAGAGCCGAATTCAATAACTACAAAAAGAAAAATAATGAAAAATGTTTAATGCGTTTCAGAATTACGTTGGATGAATTGCTGCAAAAAGAGAATAAAACAAAAGAAGAAGAACGTTTTGTGTATTGTTATTACGATCGAATGCCATTAGGTAATGCACCATGCACTATTAATAGAATATGTTGGAAAATTGAAGAATTATTTGATAATCAGTATTATGCCACAGAATCAGATTTTGATTATTCTATTTTAAAAAGCGATGCTGAATATACAAATAAGATTTATAACAAAATCAAGAAAATATATGAAGTATATAAAAAAGACATTCAAAATTATATGCTTTATGCCAAAAAAGAAAGATTGAAATCAGATGAGAAACAGATTCAGAAATATCTTTTAAAGGAACAGTTTAGAGAGAAATGTTTGAAAGAATGTCCTAATGAAGATGAGCTGTGCAATATTGTTCTTGATTTATGTTATACAAAATCCAAAAATAGTAAACAATTTGCATGGGATATTTGTGGGGAAACTTTTATAAAAAATCTTTTGAGAAGAAATGGATATAAAATATCATATCCTGAATTAGATGAAGATGGTGATATAGAATTTAATGGTATGCATTTTTCTATGAAAGAAACTGAAATTAAAGTGACTATTGATGTGGAGGATGATGAATGTCAGTTATATTAAATGAAAAGGAACAGGCAGAGAAAATAATTGAGAAAGGTGAAGTTGGTAACAAACCAACTTCTACTCTCTTCTTATTATCTAAATATTATAGACAAGAAGAAAAACTTGGAGAAAAGAAAACGGCTCAGAAGTTAAATGAGTTTATGGAGAAAAATTATAAAGGATATAATGAAGCTTTATGGGAAGACATTATTGAAGATATTTCAAAAAAGGGTAAGAAGTATCTTTTACAAGAAATTAAGTCGATTAATATTACAAAAAGTGAGCTAGATAAAATTGCAAGCGTAGAAAATATAAAGTATAAAAAATTGTTATTTACGATGCTGTGTTATGCAAAGCTATATAATACCTTATCAGATACAAATAATGGATGGGTTAATACAGAAATTAAAGAGATTTATAAAGTTGCAAGAGTGACTGTTAAATATAGGAATGATAAGTTCTTATATTTAAATGATCTTGAGAATACTGGACTAATCTCTTTTTCTAATAAAAATGATAATCTGAATATGAAAGTTAATTTTATAGATAATGATAGCGAGGTTGTATTAAAGATTAAAGATTTCAGAGAACTTGGTTATGAATATCAGAATTATATTGGCGATGGTAAATTTATTCGATGTTCTGAATGCGGTAGACTTGTTAAAAAGAAAAGTAACAAAGACAATTCTACTAAATATTGTTTATCGTGTAAAAGATATAAAAAAAATGAACAAAATAAAGAATATTATAGAAAAATTGCAATTTAATATAGAATTTAGGAAAAGCAAAAAGTCTTAAACCCCTTGTAAATAAAGGGATTTGCGATATTACGTCCGATTTTCTTATTATGTATAGTAATAAGAGAATAACAAATGAAATCAGCTTTTCTTAACTACAATATTGTTTTTATACAATATTAAGCATCTCTGTACTGTGTACGGAGAATATATAATTAGCCGAAAGGCAGTAAATTATTTCGTCTAATACATGGATATAAGATAGTTGCTGTGATTCCATGTGAAAAACTTGTGCATGGTGTGGAAAACCAGTTCAGTTCAGCAAGCGAGACTGTACCAATGCATTTCTGTGGAAGTAAATAATCTATCAAAGATAATGGCGTTTATAAGCAGATTAATAAGAAATATAATTGAATAATGAATATATAATTATAGTTATTGGAACTCAGTGAAGATCGGTTTAATCACCGTGCTGAGAGCATGTGAATGTCGGCATATTATTATATGGGATACTTTATAGTAGTGTGCTTCGAAATGTCGTGAGACATCTTAGAATACTGTGGAAACCACTAAAGGCAAGCATGTGTACTAATAATAAGCGTAGTAAAAAGTTCTGTTCTCATCGCTGACGTAATAGAGAGTTGCACTGCAATGCTGAACCCTGATGCCTATGAGCTGGTAACTTATAGGAGGTAAGTAAGGGAATACCAAATAAGTCAGTTCTGCCGTGAGTGTAAAGAAATTTGCACAATAAGATGAGTTGCAGGAAGTAGTAGTCCAAGGTAGTCATTTTTAATTCATTATAGAACAAAACTATTAACGATTCTGAATGATGGACGAGGCTTGCGGATAACCAATTCCGTATGCACTATGTTGGGTGTTTCCCATAGCACAAGAAGTATATATGCGACGGTGTGTATGCTCAGACTTGTGTTTGCATTGACTGAATATTAGTGCGTCTATTAGAAGTAGCCCGAAGGGGTGCAGTTGCTATAATTATATATTCATTATTTCGATTTTCTCAATACCCCCTCTTTCCATTGCCGATGGCTGTGCTTTCTTTCTGATTGTATAGTCATCGGATTTTTCTAATTTTGGCTAGTAGAACAATGGTAGTTCAATTTCCCGTTAAGGAAAAGGTTGTAGGTTCGAGTCCTACTTAGCCAGCTACTCTCCTGCTATTTAGCAGGAAAAATAAATCAAAGGATGTGAAAAATTATTAAACAGATTTCTAAAAATGAGGTCGAAAAGCTATTATCTGAAGGTGTAATTCGAAATACGAAACATGGATATGTTGATCGTAAAGGTGAACATGTAGGTTACTACAAGACGAGTGGAAATAAGCGTTACATCGAAGATAGATTCGTTAAGTAGGTTCTGCCTATGAATGAACAAGATTTCGCAATTGATAAGTTGCAAGATGGAACATTTCGAGTAACACGTACTGACATTGAAGGCGATTATCATACACATATGAAAAGTAAGCAGTTGGCAAAGACTGTAATTCATAATGTGTGCAATGGTAAAATTCCATTAAATTCACGTAATTATACTCTCATTAGTATGTACAGATTAAGTAATAATGAGGAATATCGTGATAAAATTCAGGAAATATTAGACACTCGAAAACAAAAAGGTAAAAAAGATAATTATTGTAATCCTAGCAGATATAAGTCTGGTAGGAATTTTTAATGTTATGGAGGAATTAAAAGGAAATGGCAAATTTTGCTTATAAAAAGACGGTTACAACTGCAATGAAGGTTGTAGGAATTTTAGATAGTGACAATTTAACAGTTGATGTAGACGGAGAAGAGAAAAAGTTGTCTACTCTCCTATCAGGTTTTAACGGTGCGCCTATTGAAATCAACATTAAAGTTAAGGACGAGGAAGAACTTGATGAGCCTATTGAGGCTGCTGAAGAATAGAGAGTAGGTGGATGTTATTACAACCTATAAAAGATATAATGGAGAATCAGACGAAGAACTTATCTATAGAATATGCGAAAATAAAGATCAGATAGGTTCTTGGCAGGATGTAGCAAATATAATCAATGAACTTACTGGTAATGATTATGGTGAAAGCACTTATCGCAAAAAATATCAGGCATTTAGGAAGATGTTAGATGCCAACCAATCAAAATTCGTTGATTCTAATGCTCAGTTAAAAGAAATTGAAATTCAAAAACGTGAGTTAGAACGCAAGAAAATACAGTTTAGAGATGAACGAAATGCTTGGCAGAAACAAAATTTTGCAGATGCTAGAGTTGAAGAAAAACTTGACAAATTAGAATCTGAACTTGTCTCTCTTGGCAGAACAAATTTCAATAAACATGATAATGTTTCTATTAATTCTGATAATGATATGCTAATTATTTTAAGTGACTTACATATTGGTCAGACGTTTAATTCTATATTTGGTAAATACAACACAGATATTGCAAAAGATAGACTTAATCAATTATTAAATGAAGTAATTTCTATTCATCAATTACATAAATCTAAAAACTGTTATGTAAGTCTTCAAGGTGATCTTATTTCAGGTAATATTCACAAGTCTATTCAAGTAACAAATAGAGAGAATGTAATTGAACAGATAAAAATTGCCACAGAGTTAATATCATCATTCTGCTATGAATTATCTTTATATTTTGAGACAGTATTCATGTCAAATGTTGCAGGAAACCATACTCGTATGGATCGTAAAGATGATGCAATCCATGACGAAAGATTGGATGATATTATTAGTTGGGCTGTTGAACTGTCTCTGAAACACATTGATAATTTTCATGTGTTGCACAGAAATATAGATACTGGAATTGCAGATATTTCAATTAGAGGAAAATCATATATCGCTGTACATGGTGATTATGACGGATTTAATAAATCTGGTGTACAAAACTTATGTTTAGCACTAGGGTTTGTTCCATACGCAATTACTTATGGACACTTGCACATATGTTCCGTGGATGAAACAAATGGTGTAAAGATGATTCGTGGTGGATCACTTGCAGGATGTGGGGATTCATATACGATTGAAAAGAGATTAACAGGTAAACCGTCACAGATGGTTTGTATTTGTACAGATAAGGGTGTAAAAGCCTACTACCCTATTGAATTAAATTAAAATACTAATTTCAATCAAAAACAGTTGCAAAGTTAAAATGCAAATAAAAATGATTGCTATTACATGACCAGAATCCGACTGGCATTTAACAAACGGAAATAACCTATGGTTAATTTGGCTGACGAAGCCGTATGCGAGGGAGTGGACTCATTATAGCCGCTACCCTCTTTTATTATTATTTCGGCAATAAAATAAAAAATTGCCAAAAGATATAAAAATATTAAGGAAAGAAAAGGAGTTTAAAAAAACATGAAAAAGGATATTATGATTAAGGAAGTTTCAGAGAGAGCTACAGATATTATTGCTACAGAAGGTAAGAAATTCACAAAGAAGGAAATTGAAGCCGTTATCAAAGCTTATGTTGATTGTGTATTTGATAATCTTGCGGATAACAAGACAGAAAAGATTCCTCTTCCTGGCGTTGGTAGCTTCTCAGTAAAGCATGTAGCAGAAAAGTCTGGTGTTGCTGCACTTGCAGGTGGTAAAGCTTGGTCAGTACCTGAACATGATGAGATCAAGTTCTCTATTACTAAGTCAGTTAAGACACTTGCGTAATTAAGGGTGGTGACAAAAATTGAAGACTTTCAATTTTGAAGACGTATATGATTTTGTGGAATATTTAAATGATACTTATGACAAATTGTTTATTCACAGAAAAGAAAAGGACTATTCAGAAATTTTAGTTGTTGCTAAATATAATGTGATGATCGAAATTCTGAATTCTTTAATTAAAAATACAAATTATAAATTAGTGTCTTGTAATGATCTAAACCATCCTTGTTGGGATGGTTACGATGACGCTTATGTACTCACTATTGATTCTGATATGACTATATGGGTACAAGCAGCTAAATGTAATGAAGATACTTATATTTATACGGATTCAACAGATATTGTGTTTGTTCATGGTGATGTAAATTCAAGTTTTGTAAAACAGAATAAAGATTCTAAATGTATTATGCGTGAATTTAATATTGCTGAGATTGATGAATCTGAGGATGATTATGAAGATAATAAATCTACTGAAGATGCCAAAGTAACTTATAAGATTAATGGTAAAAAGGTATCTAAAGATGAGTATGATCAGGCTGTAAAAAAGTTTGATGAAGATTGGGATGATATTAATAAGAGTATAAATTTACATCATGATAAGTATTCTGATAATAAATATAGTTTGAGAAAGAAACCATATTTTACTGGTAATATTGATGATATTGCTAGTTTGTTATGGTTGGATTTATTCAAATGTTAATATAATTTGTTGATTGTAACATATTTTATGTTAATGTTTTAAATTTATGTTATTAGTGACATATTTGGCGTTTTAATGTTGATTTAGGGGCTAAAAAAAATATGTCTTGTAAGAGTGTGTGGTGTATGCTGCACACTCTTTTTGTATGGGCGAGATTGGTCTTTGTGAGGATCGTAACCTCAGTCGTCCACTTTTGATAAAGGTGCGAATGCACACTCATAACTAAAGTCAGGAGTAAGTGAGCATTTATTATGAAGAATATTATATACGAAAGGAAGTGAGATTTGATGGGTAGAAAAATACAGCATAATAATATTGTTACTGATGAGTTATTGGCTCAATGTAATAAAGAAAATATAGAATTAGGAAATGATTTTTTGGATTATCTTCGTTCAGTGGATAGATCTCCGAATACAATTAATGCGTATAGGCGTGACCTTTTTATTTTTTGGGTTTATCTACTTCAGCATTGCGATAACAAATTCTTTATTGATTTATCTAAGAGGGATATTGCTCGTTATCAGAGTTTTTGTCTTACTGAATATAAATGGTCGCCAGCTAGAATGCGTAGAGTAAAATCTACTCTCTCATCTCTTTCAAATTATGTAGAAGCTATATTGGACGATGAGTATGAAAATTTTAAACCAATTATACGCAAAATTGAAAATCCTGCAAATGAGAAAGTATTCACTAAAACTGTGTTATCTGATGAGCAAGTGCAGGGAATGCTTGATTATTGGGTTGAAAAAGGTAAGTATGACAAGGCTTGTATTTTAGCATTAGCTGCATTTAGCGGTAGACGTAAGAGTGAATTACCACGATTCAAAGTGTCTTATTTCGATGACGAAAATATTATATATGGTTCTTTATATAAGACACCTGAAAAGATCCAAACAAAAGGAAGAGGATCACGTGGAAAAATGTTAGTGGTATATACACTTGCAAAACCGTTTAAGCCATATTTTGATTTGTGGATGAATTATAGAAAAGAACATGGAATTGAATCAGAATGGTTATTTCCAAAGAAAGTAAATGGAGAATATATAGATGAACCTATGGATTCAAGCACTCTTGACAGTTGGGCTGATACATTCAGCAAACATTTAGGAGAAGACTTTTATTTCCATAGTCTTCGTCATTTCTTTACCACCTCTTGTTCTCGAAGTGGTCTTCCAGATGATGTAATTCAAATGCTAGTCGGTTGGAATTCGCTTGATATGGTTGCAGTGTACAAGGATATTGATGCAGATGAGCAATTTGCAAAATATTTTGCTGATGGAGAAATAAAACAAGTAGAACAAAAATCACTCTCTGATTTGTAGACAATGCCGATGAAGCTTTCGTCTAATTCCCTCTTGCACCACACAATTTTATGTGTTATAATACAAATCAAGAAAACAAGCAATTATCCGTTAGACGGTTTAGAGCCTATATGTGGTGTGTAGGCTAATAAATTTTATATCTATTAACACAAAAATAACCGCTATTTAGACTCATGGCGGTTATTTTTGTGCATCTTTTTATCTATAAATCGTACTATGTATGTAGCAATAATGCTACCTACAATTCCGATTATAAGTGCAACTAAAATATTAATAGTTATCGTCCTCCTTTCTAATTATTTCCTGAAAGGATTCTATTCGAACAAAGTATCGCTACTTTGGAACGACTCTAAACCGCCTTTTACCATCCCATCTAGCCTTAAATGAAATGTTGAATAATCGCTTGTCCCTCATATTATATCATCTATGACAATTCATGTCAAAATATCCAAAAAATAGAGAATAATACAATATAAGCTGCTTACGCTTCATAAGAGTAAGGGCGGTCTATCAATTCGTTGATAGATTTTTACAAAAGAATTTTCTGTAGGATACAGAGAATAATATATTATCCATGTCATCAGCATGATTGGAACATGCGTCTCCCTGATGGGGGAGAGGATTTTGGTTCGATTCCGAAGTGGCGTTGCAACTTGATAATACAATTTCAGAGAATTTTCAATATTCTCTTTGTCTTGTCGGCTGACTGGTAATCAATCGGCAGTAGATCTTACCAATCTATACAATAAGGAGAGGTCGCTACTCTCCTATCATAGCGGAATGACGAGCAATGGAAGCTCACTTGGCTCATAATCAAGAGTATGCAGGTTCGAGTCCTACTTCCGCAATTCGAAATAAAATAATAAATTTTAGAAAGGATGATACATAAATAATGACATATAAAATTTTGATCAAAAATACACAAACGAAATTAAAAAATCTTTGGGAAATATATGGAACTACTTCTACTACTGGTAGCGTAGTCACATTTACTGAATATTCAACTGATGATGTAACTGAGCTGCAAAATAAAATTGCTGAATTAGATAAGACAATTGGTTTTGAGAATATTCGTGTTATTGCAGATGTGACATACAATGTTGGAATAACCGTAGATGAGATTAAGGTAGATATCACCGATCCATCCGAACCGTAATATAATTTTCGTGCGGTAAACCTGATACCAAAACCTATTTTTGGGATGCATACGAAACTTAGGTGTGCAAGCTCAACACTTACTACCGCCCTATACAGTTATAATCAGTTTGGCGACTGATTGGTAAAGAAAGAGTCATTTCATGTGTTGAGATGGCTCTTTTGTTATATACGTCTTTAGTTTAATTGGTTAGAATATCAGACTCCAAATCTGAGAGATGTGGGTTCGACTCCTACAGGGCGTGTTATAAGTGTCAAGAATTTGCACTTTCAATATAATTTTATGTTGCTTTTGTTTATCTAACATGCAATAATTGTTATATGGAGGTGAATATTATGGCGTGGAATTTTACAGATATGGCTTCTGCCGAAGAAATTATTGAAAAAATTGAAGATGGAGAAATTTCTAATTCTGCAACTGCATATGGTTTATTGGGAGAAATAATGAATGCTTTTCCTGGAACATGGATTGCAGACAAAGCAAAAGAGTTACGTGACAACTTGTAAAAAATATTGTAAAGATTATTTGAAAGAGATCAGTAATAATACTGGTCTCTTTTTGTATTTAAAAAGAGAATAAATATATAGCCAATTATGAGAGGATTGTTACTGTTTCGATTGCAGATAGTTGGATTATGGAGTGAGAAGCTGAAGAAGTCATGAGCTTCAGTATAGTAGATACTCGCACTACTCTCTCACTCTATTTTAATTGGCTTGCGAGTGGAAAGCGAGAAATGATAAATATGAGTAATTACAAACGAAACGAAGAAAGTAAAAATGAGAATTATGATGGTGGAATTTATTGTATCACAAATAAAATCAATGGGAAGAAATACATTGGTCAAACATATGATTTAAAATTCAGATGGCTGCACCATAGAAGTGATTTACGTGGTAACAGACATCATAACAGACATTTACAAGGTGCTTGGAATAAATATGGAGAAGATAATTTTGAATTTTCAGAATTAGAAAAATGTCCTTTAGAGTCACTTGACGAAAGAGAAATATATTGGATTAAGTATTATGATTCTCAAAATCAAGAACATGGATATAATCTAGCAGATGGTGGTTTAGGTTGTCGTGGATATAAACATACAGATGAAGAAATTGCTAAAATGCGAATGATTCAAAACCCTGAACCGATTCTACAGATTGATCTTAATGGAAATATTTTAAATGAGTTCGTATCTGCTGGTGAAGCTGGTGATTATCTTGGGAAAGATTCTGTTTGTGGAATTAAAAAATGTTGTGATGGAAATAAGTATAAAACGGCATATGGCTATATATGGATTTATAAAAAGGATTTAGATAAATTTAAACTCGAAGATCATATTATTATACATAAAAATGACACACCAGTTTCTCAATATTCTATGGATAATAAACTTATTAAAAGATGGGATTCTGCAAAATTGGCTTCGAAAGATATAAAAGGAAGTGCTTCTGAAATATTAAAAGTATGCACTGGTGAACGTATTTCTTACAGAAATTATATATGGAAATACACATGTAATGAAAGTTTATATGACAAGACAAGAAAATCTATAGAAAAAGAATTAACCGATAAGAAAAATAATGAAACTCTTACGATACTACAATATTCTCCGTCTGGTGATTTAATCCAAAGATGGAATAACGCAGTTGAAGCATTGTCGGAAGGACATGATGATGGTTCTATAAGATCGTGTTGCAATGGTAATATGACATGGTATCATGAATCTCTTTGGTTATATGAAAAAGATGAAAAATTATTAAATGAAAGAATAGATAAATTAAAACATTCAAAACTAAAAACAATTCCCATTCTTCAATATGATATAAATGAAAATCTAATAAAAGAATGGTCATCGGTAAATTCAATTGAAGGATTTTCAAATTATGGAATAAATAAGTGTTTAAAGAATAAAACGTATATCCATAAAAATTATATATGGAAATATAAATATCCAGAACTAGCTTATGTGAGTTAGTTCTTTTTTATTGGAACAAAAGGAAAGAAGGTGAAACAATGGCTAAAGTTTTAGAACCAATTTCAGATACTGAACTAAAGAAAATTACAGTTGTGAATTTGCGAAATGAATATAAAAAGCTTGCAAATTTCTATCAGCGTATTATGAACAATGAGCTAATATATTGTAGCCATTGTGGACAATGGAAAAGTGCAGCAACATTCTACTCTTCTAAGGCAAGTCCTGATGGTATTGAACATTATGCTTGCAAAGAATGTATATTAAACGAATGTACTGACTATGACAAAAAAAATAATATACGAACTGATAATCGTGAGAAAACCATAGAAACATTTAGAAGACTTAATTGGTATTTTGATGAAAATGTTTACAATGAACAGTTACAAAAACTCTCTGAACAAACAGGAGAAAAAATAAGAAGCACTGCTGTTCAACAGTGGATTGTAATTTGTAGAAGCCTGAACGATTATAGTCAAAAAACATATAAAGATTCTGAATTCTCTGTTGATGATATAGAAAATAATACAGAGGAAGATGTAAAAATTGTACAAAAAACATTACGTGCAGCAAAAAAGAGATTTGGCACGGATTATAATAATGAAGAACTGATGTTCCTTGAAAATGAGTACCAAGACTGGATTTCGAGATATGACTGTTCACAAAAGGCTCAGGAAGAAACATTCCAAAATCTATCAGTTATTAAATTGATGAAGCGTAATGCAATTAAAAAAGGGGCTTCTACAAAAGATCTGGATTATTCTTATCAGCAATGGCTTGATACGGGTAATCTAAAGCCAAAACAAAATACACTTGATACATTTTCAGATGCTCAGACAATGGGTACATTAATTCAGAAATATGAGGAAACACGCCCTCTTCCTGATATAGATCCAGAACTTGCAGATGTTGATAAAATTGGTACTTACATAGATGCTTTTTATAGAGGTCACGCATCAAAAATGCTTGGTCTGAAAAACAGATTTTCAAATATATATGAACGAGTAATGGCAAAATATACTGTTAATCCACCATCTTATGATGAGGAATCAGATAGTGAAATTCTATTTGATAAGATTTTTGGTAGCAAGGATGATGAATAATTATGGCTACCACAAAGAAAGAAAAGAAAAAGTCATTACAAGAAGTATATCAAGAAAAATCTGAGCGTGTATTAGAAGGAGTTGCTTATTGGGCTTCATTCTATAGGAAAAATCCACAAAGATTTGTACTCGAATATTTGAATGTGAAATTAAAGCTATTTCAAAAGATTTTAATATACATGATGATGGTTAGTACAAACTTTATGTATATTGCAAGTCGTGGTAGTGGCAAGACATGGTTGACAAGTTTGTACTGTGTTGTGCGTTGTATCCTGTATCCTGGGACAAAAATCTGTGTGGCTTCTGGATATAAATCTCAATCACTAGAGGTCATTCAAAAGATAAATGATGACTTTATGAAAAATTATGGTTGGGGTTCAGCTAATCTTCGTTCTGAAATTTCTGAAATTTCTACTTCAATAAATAATGCCCATGTTGATTTTCGTAATGGTAGTTGGATAAAAATCGTTAGTTCAAATGACTCGGCTCGTCACAACAGAGCAACGCTTATAGTCGTGGATGAGTTCAGGATGGTTGATTTGAATACAATTAATACAGTTCTTCGTAAATTCTTAACAGCTCCACGTTCGCCTGGTTATCTTAATAATCCAAAATATACTCATCTTCAGGAGCGTAACATCGAAATGTATATGTCATCTGCGTGGTATAAGTCTCATTGGAGTTTCGAGAAATTAAAAGCTTACTATGCAAACATGCTTGATGATACTAAGCGTTACTTTTGCGTAGGTTTACCTTATCAGTGTGCTATACGAGAAGGTTTATTATCTCGTGAGCAAGTCGAGGATGAAATGTCTGAGGCAGACTTTGATCCTACTGCATTTAAAATGGAAATGGGTGCTGAATGGTATGGTGATACTGATGGTGCTTTCTTTAAATTCGATGATATATCTCCAAGGAGAAAGATACGAAATTCTTTCTATCCTCTTGAAATTTATAAAAATCATCAAATCAAAATTCCAGAATTAGTTCCAAATGAAAAACGAATATTATCAGTCGATGTAGCTTTGCTTGCAAGTAAAAAGCATAATAATGATGCTGCTGCTCTTATAATCAATTCTGCTATTCCAACAGAAAAAAATGATTATATATCTAATATTGTTTATATAGAAACGCATGAAGGAATGACTACAGACGAGTTAGGTATTCTTGTTATGAGATTATTTTATCAATTCAATTGTACAGATTTGGTATTGGATACTAACGGACAAGGTATTGGCGTTTATGATTTTATAATTAAACCTCAGTATGATGCTGAGTATGGAGTTACATATGAAGCAATGACTTGTATTAATGATGATAATATGGCTGATAGATGTAAAATTAGAAATGCAAATAAGGTCGTATGGTCTATTAAAGCTACTGCTGATTTTAATACAAAGGCAGCCATTGCATTACGTGCCGGATTTCAGAATGGCTCTATTAATCTTCTTACTTCTGAATTTGAAGCAGAAGAATTAGTAAAAAAGATTCGTGGATATTCTAAGATGACATCAAAGGAACAAGCGTTATTAAAATTACCATATATACAAACTTCTCTGATGGTTAATGAATTAATAAATCTTGATCACGAGATAAAAGGAACAAATATAAAAATTGTAGAAAAACCAGGAATGCGTAAAGACCGATTTTCATCTCTTGAATACAATTTTAAAATTTGTCAAGATTTAGGATTTAAATTAAAACCAAAGAATACAGATGTCGAGAGTCTTATCAACAAACTTCCAATCCGTCAAGGCAAAAGATTTTCAATGTTTAATTAAAGGAGGTGCATTAACGAAAAATGCCAAGAACAAAGAAAGCAGATGCTAATGCACCTGCTATAAATACAATTAAGAAGACAAACTCAACGTCCTCTTCTATTAAAACAACTGCGGCTCAGATGCGAAATTATTCTAAAGAGGAATACCGTAAGGAATTATTTGCCAAAGCATCACAAGCTATGCAATTACTCAACTTGCAAAAAACAGAGACACGAAGTTATACTATTTATAGTAAAGAAAATCTTCGTTCTTATATGCAAAATCCATTCTCAAACGAGAATAGATTGCGTAATTTAAGCCGATTTTTATATAGAGTTTCACAACCATATAGACGATTAGTAAATTATAATGCTCAATTAGTTGACCTAACAGCAATGAATGTAAGTCCAAATATTGATATTACACAGGATAACGATACTCAGACAATTTTAAAAGATTATTATGACACTTGTGTAGAAATTGATAAAATGCACTTACATTCTGAAATATATAAAATGCTTGTAACTGCATGGATTGAAGATGCTGCTTATGGTTATATATATGAAGATGATACAGGTTTTTTCATACATCTATTAGATGGTGAATACTGTAAGATATCTTCTATCAATCCTGATGGCAGTTATAACTTTGCTTTTGATTTTAGTTATTTCAAACAGCGAAAAGATTATCTTGACTATTGGGATTCTGAATTTCAGAAAAAATATAATTCTTATGATAGTGATTCATCTCTTAAATGGCAAGAATTAGATCCTGAACGAACAATTTGTATTAAAGTTGGAAGCGATGATCCAAAGCTTTGTATTCCACCTTATATTGGTGTCTTTGAAAATCTAATTGATACTATTGATTTACAATCACTTGTTTCTGTAAAAGATGAATTATCAATCTATAAACTTCTTGTAGCTCGTCTTGAACATATGCAAGGAAGTGATAATCCAGATGATTTCGAGGTAGATATTCAGGTTGCTCTTGATTATTATGCGAAGCTTGAAGCATCTCTTCCAGATTGTGTATCTTCTTGTATTTCTCCTCTTCCAATTGAACCAATTGAATTCAAAGGAACTACAACAGATGATACAGATATGATTGAAAAATCTATGAGTAATCTTTTTAAAATATCTGGTGGTTCTTTGGTTTTAAATGATGAAAAACAAGGAACTACAATCTATAGAGCACATATGATTGCGGATATGATGAATGCAATTAAACCTCTTCTTGGTGAAATTGAAATATGGATGAATAGACATCTTTCTTATAATCTTTCAAATCCCGCAAAAGTAAAATATCTTGAAACTTCCCCCTGGATGAAAAATGAAAAGAAAAAAGAATTGATAGAATCGGCACAATATGGTGTGCCTGTAAAAATGGCTGTTGCAGCACTTGATGGTTTTAGCCCATTGGAAGTGCTTAGAATGCAATTTCTTGAAAATGATGTACTTTCATTACATAATTCTTGGATTCCACTTCAAAGCAGTTATACTCAGTCGGGTAATAATTCTAATGATAGTGGTGGACAAGAAAAAGACGTGACAGACCTCACAGACGAAGGAGAAAGTACAAGGGAGTCAGGGAAGAATGATATGTAAGGAGTAACAGGATGAAACAGAATTTTATAAAAACAACAGATTCTGAAACTTCTAAAAAGCTATCAGCTCTTGGATTTCAGAAGGTTGATAATACAAATGGTGTTTATACCTTTTTGAATACTGGCAAGATCCAGTTTTCAGATAATGATATAGATAAAAAGAAAATTCAGTATAGTAACATACTGAGTATTTAGCCACTCTCCTATTCGAGTGGCATTTATTATGCCAAGAAAGGAGGAAGAAATGGAAAAAAAATATTTTACAATTGAAGATTTAATTAGGTTCTGTGAACAAAAGAAAATGTATAACTTTTCTTCAAAGGAATCTGGTAAGCCTATTGTTATACAAGCAGTTCAGGACTTTTCTTCTGCTGATGTTGAAGAAACAGCAGATAATAAACTTTATGCAAAAGTTCGTGTTTGCCATACTTTATTAAATCGTAATGGAAGTTATATCTCAGAAGATTCTATGAAAGCAGCTATGCCTAGTCTTAAATATTCTCCACTGCTTGCGAATATTCATCAGTTGGATGATGGTACGTGGGATTTTCATTCGCACGATTATCATATAGAAAAAGATGAAGATGGAAATGAAAATGTTATCTATGACGAAAAACAAGTTGGTACTTTTACAGCAGATGAACCATATCTCGAATATGACAAAGATATGGATAAAACATACGTTGTTGCTCGTGTAGCAATTCCTGAATCGTACACTCGTTGCGCTGATATTATTCGTGAGAAAAACGGCACAAAGGTAAGCTGTGAACTTATCATCTATGAGTGTTCATACAATGCAAAAGAAAAATATTTACAGTTAGATAATTTTGAATTTGCAGGTTGCACTTGCTTGGGTTCTGAAAAAGATGGGACACCTATTGGTGAGGGAATGCTTGGGAGTAAGATAACTCTTGAAGATTTCAGTGAAGAAAATAATAGCTTAATTAAATTTAATGAAAAAATGGTTGAATTACAAGCAAGACTTGAAAAACTTGAGACTGCTTGTTTTGACAATAAAAAAAATAATTCTAAGGAAGGAGGAAACAAAAACTTGAATAAATTTGAAGAATTATGTCAGAAGTATGAAAAAACAGTTGATGATATCACATTTGATTACGAGAATATGTCTGATGATGAATTGATCGAAGCATTTGCAAAAGCATTCGATGAAGCTGATTCTACTGATGATGGAAGTGAGGGTGCTGATACTCCTTCTGGTAGTGAAACAACCACTGATGGAAATGAAGAAGGTGAAAATAATCCTACTGAGCAAAATCCAGATGAAAGTGAAAAAGGTGATACCACAGAAGATGAGACACCTTTTATTGATGATGACGAACCAAAGAAGAAAGCTAATAATGCATTAACAAGAACTTTTGAGATTAGTCACGATGACATCCGTTATGCGCTTTATAATCTTTTATCTTCATACGAAGATGCTGATAATGAGTGGTATTACATTACTGGTGTATATGATTCGTATTTTGTATATGAAAGTTGGGACGGTGGAAAAATCTATGGTCAGAAGTATACAAAGGATAATGATAATGTAGCACTAGATGGAGAAAGATACTCATTACATAAAACATATCTTACAGATTCTGAATACGCAGAAATTGAATCAATGCGTTCTAACTATGCTGAATTAAAGGCATTTAAGGAGAATGTTGAAAAGAACGAACTTCATTCTAAGAAAGAGTCTTTACTTGTAGATGAAAAATACTCTGTATTATCTGATAATGAAGCATTTATGGAATTAAAGAAAAATATGGATAACTACTCTCTTGATGATTTGGAGACAAAAGCAAAGGTTATTTTTGCAGATTATGTATCATCTGTAGGTAATTTCTCATTAAACAGTTCTAATAAAAACAAATCCCATTCTATGCAGTTATTTGGTGATCCAAATACTCGTAGAAATAGTCGCTCTGGTAGATACGGAGATATCTTTAAGAAGTAATCACTTCATATAAATCACAAACAAATATTAACACTTTAATAAGTCGTACAGAAATGTACGGCTTTTATTATGCAAATTTTTAAGGAGGAAAAATTAATGGCAATTAAATTTGAATTATCAAAGTTCCCTGTCGCTTTCCCTGCAAAAGTTATTGCAAGAGACGGTGGAGCGCACATGTACAGTATTCAGCACGATGGAGATCTTTGGAATGGTGCTGTAATTGCAAAGGGCGATTATAAGGCACTTGATCTTTATACAGAAGGAACAGCAACAAAGATTAATGCAAAGGTTGTTGGTCAGGCAGCAAATGGAAATTATTATGTAGAAATTACAAAGGATTCTCCTGCTTCTGAAGCTCTTATCGTTTACAACCCACCAGTTATCGAGGAACAGTACAACAAGTCATTCCAGCTCGAAGCTAATTTTTATATCCCTGCAACTATGGAAGCTAGAGCTTATTCAGTTCGTGAAGGAGATATTTGGGAGCTTTCTGAGGCTGCATTTACAGCAAAACCTACAGTTGGAACAACTGTTGTATCTACTGTTACTGGTAAGAAGTGGACAGTTGCGTAATTTTAGGAAAGGAGACAGATAATAATTATGGAAAATACAGCTAGAAATTTAATGTTTGATCTTGCTTCTGGTCGTGAAATTTATGATGACGAACAGGGCAGAGTTATTAGTAAGGCAGAAGCAAATGATGCCGTAAGAAAAGTGTGCTTTGAGGAACTTGGAATTACAGAAAAGTCTACTGAGAAGCAGATGATGAGAGCCTTAAAGTCTGATAAGGCTGTTGCTCTTTTCGAGGTAATTGAGGAAATTATCGAGAAGGAAATTGAGTATGGTTTCAGAGATAATGAATTCTTTAACAATTTTGTTGAAACAAGAAATCTTGCAGATGGTGATAGAACTGACTTCTGGACAGATACAGATATTATTCTTAACGTTGCAAAGGTTTCTGGCGATCAGCATGATTACACAATTCAGAGACTTGCTGAGGGTTCAAGCTTCACAGTTCCTACTAGCAGATATGCAGTAAAGGTTGGTGGAGATATTCGTCTCTTCTTAACTGGTCGTAAGGATTGGTCTGAACTTATTGATGCTGTAGCAAAGGCATATACACATAAGATTCAGGACGAGCTTTACGCTGAGTTTATGAATGCAGCAAGCAAGCTCCCTGTTACAACTGGGTTTAAGGGTACTGGTGCTCTTACTAAAGATAAGAAGGATGAGTTTGATGAGATTATCTCTAATGTCGCTACAGCAAATAACGTATCTTCTGTTGTAATTATGGGTACAAAGACTGCACTTAAGAAACTTAATGCTCTTGCAGGAAATGGTTCTGTTGAGTGGGTAGCTGCATCTCAGAAAGAAGCTGTTGCAAACACAGGTATTCTTGGTTCTTATGAAGGAACTTCTCTCTTAGAGATTCCTCAGAGATTTAAAGATAATACACTTGCAAATAAGCTTGTCGATCCTACTATCCTCTTAGTATTCCCTGTAATTGATTACAAGCCAGTTAAATTCATTGATGGTGGTGAGACTACTCTTGAAGTAACTGAGACTGGTGCAAATGCTGATGATATGCAGACATACGAAGCTCAGAGACGTATGGGTATTGCTACAATTATTACTCGTCAGTTTGGTCAGTGGGACTTAGATGCCTAATCTGAATGAATTATAAAAACTATGGAGAGTGTGAAATATCACTCTCCTATTTTGACGGATAGAAAGGAATTATTATGGCTTATCAAAAAAAGACTACAACAACTGCTAACATAACAGAAACAAAAGTTGAAGACAAGTCAAAAGCTCGTAAATATGAAAAAGACGATGTTATTCCATGTAAGTCACTTACCGATGGGAAGCTTTTGGTAACAGGCGAAAAGACTGGAATTTTATATAGATGGGCTGATTATGGCGATGTTGAAGAGATTGAATACCAAGATTTAGTATATATGATTCGCTCTCATAAATCTTGTATTACAAGACCTAGATTTATTATTCAGGATGCTGAGTTTGTTGAACAGTATCCAGAATTAAAAGAGTTATATGAATCATTATACTCTACAAAAGATTTAACAGATATTTTATCTTTGCCTATTACACAGATGAGAGCTGCTATTGCAGATTTACCAGATGGTGTCTTTGAAACGCTTAAAGGATTGGCTGCTTCTATGATTATGAGTGGTACATATGATTCTGTTAAGAAAATCAAGGTACTTGATGAAATCTTTGATACAAATCTTCTACTTACATTAGCACAGAATTAGTAAAGGAGGCTCACAATGACGCTTCCATACGAAACAATTTTTTCACGAACAAGAGGACGAATTTCAGATATGAAAGAACTCTCTCTTGACGAAAACGATCTTAATGAAACATTGACTGAACGCTTACGCATGGTTGCAGGTGATGAACGAGTTATTAGAAAATTCGCTTCATTTAATATGGATGACGAAATCCAACAGATTGAATTTGAGATGCAATATCCTGTTAGCGATTTTGCAGATAAAGAATATGTTATAGGATTGTTTACTCTTGGAATGACAATTGAATGGTTAAAACCACAGGTTGACTCTGTAAAATTTACTGCTAGAGCTTTAGGGACAAAAGAAGAAAAAAACATGCAGAATTCATATAAAGATATGCAAAGTAGATTGGATACATTACAGCATGAATTTAGTAGAAAACTTGCAAGTCATGGATATATTAATAATTCATATGTGCGAGGTGAATAACTATGGAATATATATATGGTTCGTTCACTAAAAGACAAATTAAAGAAGCTGCACATGCAATGCACAACGATGTTCATAAGTTATTACTTTATAAGGATAATCGAATAGAAGAAAAAATATTTGAGAATGATGAAGCTTTTCTTATATTTTTCCAGAATGTCATGTTTAAATTTAGTGGAACAAAAACTCTATTTAATAACAATGGAATTATGGTCACATTAATGGCTACTTTGCAAGCTGCTTATGACGAAGTTACATCTGATGAGTTTGATTACATGACATTTCGTAGGGCTATTTTAGATAGTCACAATTATATTAAGCAGATGTTTGAAGGAGGTGTTGGTGATGCCAAGCTTACAGACAGCACGGCGAATCGCTAACGCCAAAACAAATAATGCGAAAACTTTAGGTCAGATTTATAAAGAAGAATCTGATTTTTTGATGGAAGAAACTTGGGATAACAGTATCACTTCCAAGACTTGTTATATCTATGATCATTTTCATGATGATTTTTTCACAGATGAACATGGAATTACACGTTCTCTTGCTGAAGGTATGACTTATGAAAATACCAATAAGACAAAAATAGATGCAAAGTTTATTATCAAATCTTATCAGTCAATGGATAAAGATCAAGTGGAATACTATATTATGTTTCGTCCAAGTCAGCCTGTAAGATTCAATGAAGGTGATGACCTTTATTATTATGAGACTGATTTTAGGAAACGCTATGGGGCAACATTTCCGATAGGACTTTTTGTGGACGTTCCAGATGATAAAGGGGTTTATCATAAGTGGATTGTCTGTCGTGATGAACCTGCAAATCAGTTTCCAAAGTATCTGATTTTACCAGTAAATTACGAACTTACATGGATTGAAAAATCTAATGATAAGCGCATCAAGAGACGTATGTGGTGTTGTTTAAGACAACAGAATTCCTACACTATAGGCACTTACACCGACCGATATTTTACACATACTGATAATCAGGATAAGATATGGTTGCCAATGAACTCTATTACAGAGAAGTTTTGGTATACTTCTGAAGATTCTAAAAATATGCGAGTTGTAGTAAGTGCTTTAACAGAACATCCTACCGTATGGACAGTGACCAAGGTTGAAAATTCAATGCCATTTGGTATTCAAAAACTTACTATATATACGGCATTTTGGAACGAGCATACGGATTATGTCAATCTTGAAACGGGCGAAATGTATGCGAACTATTTCGATTCAGAAATTGCCCCAACAGATCCATCTACTCCAACTACTCCACCATCTTCTATCACAGCAAGAATTTCAGCATCCACTTCAACAATTAAAGTTGGTGGCTCTTATAAAAATCTTACAGTAAATCTATTCAATGATTCCAATGAAGATATTACAACTGAATATGCTGATGCAACCTTTACGTGGACTTGCTCTATTGACGATGAAGATTGGACTGATAAAGTAACATGGCGAGCTGGTACAGAGTACAACCAAAAGAAAGTAAAGTTTCCCAATGACACTTCTACTATCGGCAAAATATTGTCTGTTAAGTGTGAAATTATTAAGGATAACTTACCGATTGAATCTGAAATTTTGCCGTTAGAATTAACTGAATAGGAGGTGTTTTATGGAAGAAAAATTAGTTACAAAGAATGACTTGTTGAACAAACTTCGTGCATATAAGACTACTCCTGATGATGAAAATATTCAGTATAAGAAAAAGATTGAAAAGGCACTTATGCTTAATCCATGTCTTTTATATGCACTTAATGAGAAGTCATTAGAATCTGAACTTTTTGACGATGATGGTAATATCAACTGGGAATGGAACGAAGATACAAAAGAGCATGAACCTCTTGGGGAATGGGATAGATATTTTGGTGGAACATCCAATATCCGTCCTTATTTGTTTATTCCTGATACTCAGACTGAAGTAAAACATTACATCTGTTATCAAGTATCTTTTGATGAGATGCCTCGTTATCAAGATGCATTAAAATACACAAATGTTACATTTACTATTTTTGTTCATGGTAATGATAGAAATGACAAATTAACAGGCATTCCAAGACATGATCTTATTGCTTCTATTATAAGAGAGCGATTTAATTGGTCTAATATATTTGGAATGCAAACACATCTTGTCTCATCAAAGGAATCTACGACAGATAATAATTATCTTGTTCGCACTCTTGTATTCCAAGTTGTTGATACTAATGGAATTTATAAAACAACAGATGGTATAACGAGTGTAAATAATTATCAGTTAAGGCGGTGATATTATGGCACAGCAAAATACTGATATGTTGGATGGGCTTCAAGCTGCTGTTTTAGCTGATGCGCAAAAGAAACAGACTGAGAATAAAAAGGAATATGAATTTGATCCACTTGCGATGTACTTCGGTGAAGATTTTTATGTCGCAGGAATCAAAATTGTGCAGCCTAAGATTTATGATATTTTAAATATGGGTGAATCAAAGTTTTATTCTGGTTTATCTCCTATTCTGTATAACTCTACTTCGATTCGTGTGATGCTTTGGGATGCACAAATAGATTGGTGTAAAATACATGATATTGAAGTCTTTGATATTCTAAATAAAATTCCTTCATTTGATTTTTCCGCAATGCGGTTAATTTTCCCAGATTATAAAATCGAAAAAATGCAATTGATGAATATAAAATTACCTGATTCAGATACTTCTGAATTATGTCTATACGACAAAGATCAGGACTTTATATTAAAGGAATCTGAATACAATCAGATTGCAGAATATGTAAGGTCTATTCTCAATATTCATCCCAAAATTGAAATGGCAAAAGGGAAAATCACAAAGGAATGGATGATAGATGAAGATAGGATGAACGCAGCACAACGGACTGAGAAAGAGACTTCTACTCTTCTACCATTGGTGTCTGCTTGTGTCAACCATCCAGGATTCAAATACAAATTGCAAGAATTACGACAAATGGGAATTTGTGAATTTATGGACTCAGTACAAAGGTTACAAGTCTATGAATCAAGTCGTGCACTTATGGCAGGATCATATAGTGGATTCTGTGATGTAAGTAAAGTTCCAAAAGAACAATTTAATTTCATGCGTGAATTGCATGAATAGTTAGTGAACTATGAGCGATTTATTAGTCGCTCTTTTTTAATACAAATTTTTATATTTTTAAGGAGGATTTTTATTATGGCATTTAAGTTAGGTGACGTAATTATTGACCGTCTTCAATTCGGTTATGGTGCTTTAGCTGATAAGGCTCTTTATGCACTTACACAGCTTCAGAATGCGACAATTGATATCACAGCAGATTCAACAGATGTAAAGGATAAGGATGGAAACCTTGTATATCGAAAATATTCTGGTAAGACTGGTGAAATCACAGCTACTAACGCTTTCCTTAACCTTGCTATCGCAGAGATTGTTTCTGCAACTGATGCAGAAGTTGCAACGGCAGAAAAGGCAATTGTTATGCCAATCTTTAAGATTGTAAAGGCTGGTGAAACACTAGATATCACTGATGCAGTTGCAGATTCATTCGTTGTAAACGCACTTTCAACAAATGGCTCTCTCGGCAAGGCATATACAAAGGGTGCAGATGTATCTCCAACAGAATTTAAGGTTGATGCCGATGCAAATACACTTACACCACCAACAGACACAGATGAGGTACAGTATCTTGTTAAGTTCAAGAAGAACGTTAAGAGTGGTGCAAAGATTACTATCTCTGGTGATAAGTATCCAAAGGCTCACGAGTTGTACTTCAAGGCTCTCGCTGTTGATAAGTGTAATGTAAATGGTGGTTATCGTGCAGTTGTTATTCACATTCCATCATTTATCCCTTCTCCAGAAGTATCTATTGCTCTTGAGGGTGGAGATTCTCAGACAATGGATTACAAGGGTGCTATTCTTACAGACACATGTTCTGTTGGTCAGGAAATGGTTGAAATCTACTTCATTGACGAGGAAGAGGAAGCCTAATCTGATGAGTAATATTGAGGGCGGTTATGCACTGCCCTCTTATTATATTTAAGGAGATGAATAAATGAATAAAAGAGGTTTAAGAACCTGTTGCGTGTGCAGGGGCGAGCATCTTTTCTGTCCTCAATGCCGACCAGAAGATAGAAATAAACCAACATGGTATTTTGCATATTGCTCTGAAAATTGCAAGGATATTTATACTGTTACTTCTGATTATGAAGACAAAAAGATTTCAGCAGATGACGCAAAGAAGCAGCTCGATAAACTAGATTTATCTCGGATTGCAGACTTTGGTGAAAGTTACCAAAAGGCAATTATGAAGATTAACGAAGAAACAAAACCAGTTGAAAAAACTGATGATGTTATTAAGGAAGATGAATCTGTTATTTCAGATGAGAGTACAGATATTCCAACGAATAAGTATTATAGAAAATCCAAAGTCAAAAAGGTTAAAGACGATGGTGTTATTGATGAATAGTGATTTTGAAAATTCTGATAGGGGAATGTAACTTTACTATTCAATAGTGTTAGTTATATTCCCCTATTTTTTACGTTTAATAAAGGATCGAAAGGAAAATATGGTAGAAACAAATTTAAAGGAAGCGAGAAATTATTTACCACATGAAGTTGTTCGTATTGTCAATCCAAAACAGCAATTATTATATATTAAGAATAATGTGTATCCAATAGATATTTATACAAGCATTGATGATAAAGATAATGCAATTCTAGCGATGGTATTTTTAAAGACAGCTACATCAGATGTATATAAAAAGTGGTGTAATTATGAGCTTTCATAGGTAATTTATATGAATGAAAAATATAAAAATATACCAATCTCAACTCCTATAGAACCAGATATAGAATTAGACGGTGGATATCCATACTGTCAACGTTGTTATACAGAGTTGAATTGTTATCAATCACCATGTCCTCTCTGTGGTCAAATCATAGATTGGTCGTGGATGAATAAGGAGGAAAATTAATATGGACTTAAGATTTTTAGCAGAATATGCAGTTCCCATTATTGTAGGCATTTGTTTATGTATTGGTTATATGCTCAAGAATGTTGTGAAGACAGATAAGATTAATTCTTTTATTCCTGTCATTATGGGTGTTCTTGGCGTAGGACTAAATATCTGGATCAATGGAAAATTCACCCCTGAAATTTTACTTGGTGGTTTAATTTCCGGCTTGGCATCTACAGGTTGTTATGAAGCTTTTAAGAATTTAATTGAAAAATTCAAAGAGAAATAAAGTGAGGTGCAACCATGATAGAAGCACTTCAACAGTTATCTCAGTATAATTTTCTTAGTGTATTGATTCTTATATTTCTTATTATTTCTGTTATTGTTACTGCTGCTACTTTAATTGGTAAATTTTCAGAAATTATAAAAAAACCTGTAAGTTGGGTTCGAAAAAAAAATGAAGATCATGAGTTATTGATTAAAACTTCCGAAGGACTTAATCAAGTTCAAGATTCTATTAAGGATACTCAGGTAGCCATTCAGAATTATTCTGAAAACAGAATTCATGATAGAGAACAAAGCTTTGCAATTCAAAAAGAATTAACTGAGAGTATATCAAAACTTACTGAATCAAATATAATCAGAGATAAACAAATGGAAAACATGATTTGGTCACAGAAGGAATCTTTGGCTGATAGAATTAATCAAAAATATAAACATTATTTAAACATTGGTGGTATACCAGAAGATGAAGTAGATGAATTTGTATCGCTACATTCTGCCTACAAAGCTATTGGTGGAAATCATCATGGTGATGCGAAATTTAATTATTGTATGGAGCATCTTTCGATAATCCCAGTCGAAGTGAAATTAAAATATGATAAATAATATGAAAGGGTGGTTTCTTCGGATGCCACTCTTCTATTTTAGAATGGAGTGAAAAGGAATAGCAAGAACAAAATCAAAATATCATGTAGATATTTCAGAACAAGGTAAGAAAAATCGGACATATAATGGCGTAACCTATGACAGTCTAACGGAGCTTAGATTTTTACAAGAGTATATCGAACCCAAGATGAAAAGTGGAGAAATATTATCATATGAACGTCAAGTAGAATATGTTCTTCAAGATAAATTTAAATATAAAGGTAAAACAATTTTACCTATTAAATATAGAAGTGATTTTAATGTTATATGGTCTGATGGCACTTTACAGGTTTTTGATGTGAAGGGCAATCCAGATAGTATGTCACTTTTAAAAAGAAAAATGATATGGGCTAAATACCCAGAAACTAACCTGACGTTTATTTGTAGAAATCTCAAATATGGCGGCTGGGTGGAATATGACACATTAAAGAAATTAAGACGTGAGGCAAAAAAATGTACTCAGAAGAAATAGACTCACTGCTCTCTTCTCATAATTACATGATTGACTCCCATATGTACAATCATATATGTGATACATCACCACAGATATCATATATCAAATATGATGCATTTTCTCAGAAGACAACAATTGTAACAAATGATGGGTATAGTTGGATTTTTATAGTGATTAGGTAAACGTTTAATGCAGTAGACACATATTGTAGTAGTATATGTATAAGATAAAATAATTCACACATACTACATATATGAAAAATAAAGTTTGGTATTACAGAAATCAACAGAATATTTCTTTGCGGCGTTTGTCTGCTATGACTGGTATATCAGTATCTGCGTTAAACAAAATTGAAAATGAAGACACAAATGATATATGGTTACATCATGCCGTTGCTATATCAAAAGCACTCAAGGTAGATTTATACGAATTATTTTGTCTGAAATAATTTCTTGGGAGGAACAATTGAATATGGAAGGAAGAGTGTTTTATAAGCTCGTATGTGTTGATGAGAGTGATCCGCTTGAATATCAAACTCTTGAAGACATAAATTGTGGATGCTTAGAGGAAGTTCACGAATATGTCACAAAGAATATTGGTAAACACAAAAATGCCAAGTGGATGCTACTGCCGTTCAGTACATAAAATTGATTAAGAGGTCGATTTATATCGGCTTCTTTTTATTTACAAAAAAATTAGGAATAAAAGGAGTATAACAGATATGAAAATTTTAGAATTGGTTGAAAAATTTAACAGCTATAATAATAGTACATTAAAAGAATCTTTATTAAAGGAAATTAAAATTACACCTTATGTATCAATTATTAAGAAAGATACTTATGCACAGTTAATTGTAGATAAAACAACATTTGAGCAGGAAGCTTATGATGATAATGGAAAAACAAAGTATCGAAAAACAGATAAGATTAGAATTAATTCTGTTGCTCAGTATGTACAGTTTTGTCGTGCTGTGATTGAATTATATACCGACCTTGAGATTGACGAGGATGATAAAGGATTCATCAAGGGATATGATGCACTTAAATCATCTGGTTTACTTGACATTTTAATTGTTGGTTCAGAACAAAGAGAACCGCTTATTCCAATGAGTGAGTTAAGTGAATTTAAGACAATTCTATCCATGAAGCAGTCGGATGTACAGTTTAACGAAACAACTGCGCAGGTGTTTATTAGCAAACAGATTGGAAGAATTTCTGATTTGGCAAATGCTACTCTCGCACCGATTGTAGATATAATTAGTAAAAAGATTGATGGCATTCCAAAAGAAGATTTGCTTAAAGTCGTTGAGATGGCGAAGAGTGGCGGTTTTACAGAGGTGTAAGACATGAACAATATAAGTCATCTTGGAGAATTTAAAATTATTGGCAATGACAAAAAATATGATTTCTTACTTTTTGATAGATATACCTCTGTGGATTTTATTTTAGATAATGATATTATTTTCAAACTTGAAGGTGGGTTCATTCAGTCGGTTTCTTACACTTCCAATAGTAATATGGTAATTCGTTTGCTGTCATTTAGTCCTCTATTATATGACTGTATGATTTCAGGAAATAAAATAGCAACAATTAGAATACATGAGTTAAGGATTGATCCAATGACACGAGATGACTTTGAATGTGAATTAACATATCATAGTTTTGAATTTGAAAATTATTCATCAAATGAAGATTATCACAACAATGAATATGTTTACATTTTGAAAGGAATAAAGATTGATGAAGATTGAAAACGAATTTTATGTGCTAATCAAGCTTGGTACAAGAGATAAAGGAACGTTTAGAGCAAAAGCAGGTATTGGAGATATTGATACAGATACAGTATTTTTAGGAGCAGATAATACTTTTGTCGATGATATTAAACTGGCTGTCAGAGCCGTTAATAAAAAGACTTCAATGATGTTGATTCAGGAATATGAACGTAAACATGACTTTGAAAAATCTGGATTTGTACCTATTCTCGTAACAGAAAAACTTACTTGGTAAAAATTGTAAATTGAAGCAAAACGAGAGATAGCACCACATTTTTCAATATGATGCTATCTCCTGCCTCCTTACAGTTGTCTCCTTTTGACATCTTTGGCATGTGCAATTAGTCAGATTGCATTAAAGATATGGAACACAACATTCGTAATGGATTTTATATTATGCTTGTTCAATTGTTAATTATAACATTTATATTAACATTGTCAAGTAAATACTTTCTCTACTTATATCATTTGTACCTCAAGGACTTATGCAAATATAGGATTTTGGTATTATAGTTTCGTGTAGCAGAAGGTGACTGGTCTTCTACCGTCCTATCCAATTCATAATATTAAGTAGATACTCGTATTTTTTGATTCTTACGTATAGTTGGTTAAACTATTTCTTTTTATTGTCTCTGTAAATTGTGTATATTAATCCTGCGATTGCAACACAGACAGAAACAACTGAACAAGCGGTTTCCATTACTACTATTCCTATCTACCTATATTTACCACAGGTATAATAATTATATCATATATAATAAATAAAATAAACAGGCTCTATGTCCGTCAAAAGCATAGGGCTTTTTCTTATGGAGAGTGGTTATACTGCTCTCCTATTTTAATGTAAAAATAGTGAAATTTTTGGAGGTGATGAAATTGGCAAAAGGTGATTTAACAAAGATTGTTCTAAAGGATGTTAGACAAAAAGAACATCAATTAACGAGGATAGCAGCACCAGAAATTCATGAATTATTTAAAGAGTCAGTTTATGATTCATTAATTGGCTGGTATAGCGATTATACACCAGCTTTTTATTCAAGGACAAACAATTTTATGAATGTGTTTCAATCCGCAAAAACAATTGTGAATGGTAATCTTCTTATTATGCAAGTTGATTCTAGTCCGATGATGGATTATGCTGGATGGTTTGATCAAATATTGGATGCTAATAAAGCTTTTGATTTTATGTTTATGAATGGTGAGCATGGTCATGGTCGTTGGATGATGCATCAAAGCATACCTCCTTTTCATATTATTAGCAAAGATTTTGAAAGTGGTTTCGGAGGACGTGTTCAGAAAATTATAGATGATAAAGCAAAGAAATTATTTAGTTAGTTAGGAGGTATATATGTCAGGCGTTGCAAGCTGGAAGGCGAAAATTGAACTCGATATAGAAGATCTGCGGAAACAATTATTGAATGCAGAGAATTCTATTGATCAAGTTACAAAAGAAGATAGAAAAATTAAATTAGATTTAGATACAAAAACGTTAGAAAGTGTTATCCGTAAATTGGATACAATGCTCGATTCAATCGGTAATGGGACAAATAATTTCAAGCAGTTTGAAAACTTGTCTGCTCAATTATCTTCTGTTACCAAGGATATTAGTAATATTGGCAAAGCATTCTCATCAATGAATGATGGAACTGAATTAGTCAATAATATTAAATCAATTAATACATCGCTTACAACATTATCTAATCATTTTGCATCTGAAGTATCAGGTAGAATGTCTACATCAATTAAAGATATTAAGTCTACTCTATCTGATGTCGGTGATGGTGATGAATTAACGCCATTGCTGCAAATAATAAATAATATTGAATCAGCAATCAACGAATTAAGTTCAAGCGTAAAAGGCATTGGACTTAATATGAATATAGATTTTGGCTCTGATACAGAAATGGAATCGAAGGCACAAGCTAAGATATCAAATGCGCTACAAGCATATCAGAGGTTGTTCGATCATATTAAGATATCTGGTGTTGGTGGTCAGATAATTACAGATAAGTTTTTTGACTTTGATATAAATCAATATGATACTTCAATGAGTAAACTTCAAGCATATATAAAATTTATTGAAAATATGCGTAATGAAGCAAAACAAATGTTCAATGGACAAGATGTTTTAAAATCTGATACAGATAAGGCATATTGGACTCAAGCATCCTCCGCTATGGCACAAGTAACAAAAACTTTCAATGAAATGAAAGCCGCAACAGATACAAACCCATTAGAGAATATTTTTGGGAAGACTGAGCTTACAGAGGTAATTGCTCAGTTAGGAAGTATTGCAAGTAAACTTGATGAGATTTCTAATTCTGCGAAGAATTTCGCTAATGCTTTTAATGGTGGTTTAGATGTTACTGCTTCTGTTCAAGAAGTTACGGATCTTACCAATCGTGTCAAGGAACTTGAAGCTGAGTTAGTAAAAATAAAAGGTACTAATGTTACTACTTCGCAGGTTGAATCGAATATATTAAATGGACATTCCGAAAATGCAGAATCTGCCAATGTTAGAAAATACAAAAGAGTTGATAATGGAATTCCTGCTGTTGATGTCGGTAATCATGATAATGAAATTAAAGTATCAAGTAGAACTGAATTAGAACAGGCTTTGAAATCATTACAAGCTGAAATTATAGCTTCTATTAATACATCAACATCATTTGTAAAAGAAGTTACAGATTTTTATGATTCGCAAGATAAACTTGTTAAAACGCAAATGAAAGTTAGTGATAACAGTGGTAATATGCGTACTTATACTACTTCTTATAGCAAGGACAAAGATGGTAATGCTACTGCTTGGACAAGTCATATTGATACACAAAAATTTACTAATCAATCCAAGGAAGAATTAGAAGTTCAGAAACAAATCACCGCTGAAATCGAAGCTCAATCTAAAGCTAATCAGAAAAAGTATCAAGAATTTCAACGTGAAGAACAAGCCTATCGGAAAGAACAAAATCAAATAGCTTATGACAAATTAACTGAAACGATTAGACAATATTCTGAAGTTGCAAAACGTGTTTCTAGTGGTAGGGTTGAAGATGGTGATCTCCAAAAGATGACTCAGCTCGAAGAAAAGATTTCTCAACTACAGAAACAACCTATTTTATCTGAGTCACAGGTTGCCAAATCTGAAAGTTTTTTGAATAACTTATATGATCAACTTGATAAAATTGAGAAAAAATTACAAGAAACAAACCAACAAAAAGTTGGAAATGGACTTGAAAAACTTTCTACATATAGAGGAAAATCTGATAAATATAGTGACACCTTAAAGAAATTTAACGATGGTGGTTGGGCAAGCGATGAGTATATTAAGAATGTTAATACCGTATCAGAAGCTCTTAAAACCTATCAAGCAGCATTACAAGATGTCGGTACTCATGAATTGATTACATCTAAAGATATAGATTTATTGGATAAATATGAATCTGAGTTAAAGCAAGCAATATCTGCTGTCCAAAATATGACAGCCGCCCAAAAAGGATACGATCAATTAGCTGGCGAAAAAGAATTAAATAAAATCTCTCAAATTCTTCGTGAAAATTCTAATATGTCTGAAAAAGCAAAAGCCGAAATCAGAGATTATTATCATCAAATTGAATCTGGCAATCCTTCCGCAAGTTTAGGTGTTATTCACGGAAAAATTCTTGATATTGTAAATGCCGAAGAACAAGCAGGCAGAGCTGGCAAGAGTTTGTGGGATATATTTAAGACAAGTAGATTACATCAAATGGTTGCTCAAGTAGCTGGTATGTTTAGTTTTTATGATGCTATTAACGGGGTAAAACGAGGAGTTAGCACTGTAAAAGAACTTAATACAGCTCTTACAGAAATGAGAAAAGTATCTGATGAATCTTTACAAAGTTTAAAAAATTATCAAGCTGCTACTTTTGATACCGCTGATGACGTTGGAACAACAGCAAAACAAATTCAAAATTCCACAGCAGACTGGATGCGCCTTGGGGAGTCAATGGATCAAGCTGCTGAAAGTGCAAAAGACGCAAATATTCTTCTAAACGTATCTGAATTTGAAGGAATTGATGAAGCAACAGAATCACTTGTATCTATGAGCCAAGCTTATCAAGACCTTGATAAGATGGATATAATTGATGTCCTCAATAATATTGGAAACAATTATAGTATCTCGACCGATGGGTTGGCAACTGCCCTTAAAGATTCCGCAAGTGCATTAGTTACCGCAAACAACGATCTTAATGAGGCTGTATCCCTCACTACGGCTGGCAATGCCATAACTCAAGATCCATCTAAGGTAGGCGCAGGTTTAAGGACAATTTCTCTTAGACTTGTTGGTACAGAAGAAGCCAAACAAGAACTTTCTGATTTAGGTGAAGAAACAGATGGAATGATTACTACCGTTTCTAAACTTAGAGATACAATTATGAATGCGACAAAAGCAGCATCATCAGATGGTAAAGGGTTTGACATTCTTGATGCTAATGGAAATTACAAAAGTACATATGAAATCATGCAAGGGTTAGCAGACCTCTATGATGACATTGTAAAAAAGGACAAGGAGTTAAGCACAAATAATCTTAATCTTTTATTAGAGACTATAGCTGGTAAAAATAGATCGAATATTGCGGCAAGTATCCTTCAGAATGGCGATATGCTTCGTTCTGTATATGAAGATGCTCAAAATTCAGAGGGATCAGCAGAAAAAGAATTAAACTCTTACTTAGATAGCGTAGATGGTAAGTTACAACAGCTCACTAACCGTGCCCAGGAGTTTTGGTTCAAGGTAATCGACTCCGAAACTATCAAGAATGGTATTGATTTATCATCCACTTTACTTAAAGGTGTTACTGATTTCGTAGATAAAGTTGGTATTCTTAGAACCGCCTTTATTGGTTTGGCTGGATATTTAACTGCAAAGAATGCAAACAAGCTGGGTTATACAAGTATATAATTTGCAAGATTATATACACATACAAATGTAGTAAGCAATATGTGTAAGGCTCAGAATATATCTCGTGCCGAGGTGAGAATCCTTGGGTAAAACACAAAGAACTTGTTAATGAACAAGGAAGATATATAAGTAAAATCAACTACAGACACTACACTGTAGACCTCTGATATGACTGTGTGTGAACTACGCAGCCTCTAAGATTCGTGAGACTTAGATAAGAACTGGAACGGACTCGTGTGACTCATAATGTAACACGATGATCTAATCAGCAGAGAGGCGTACTACCTATTATATAGGTAAGTGCCGCTCCCATCGACTACCAAGAGGGCGTAGGTTATATGATAACCCACGAAGGTATAGTCATAGTTACTATCATTGAGTGTGATAGTGGCGAAAAAGTTCAATCGTAACTATACGATGCGAAATAATAGTGAGTTTATTACTCTTCTATTGCTGACTTTGTAAAACAGAATAGAAAAATAATTAATTTGATATACAAAACAGAGAATAATAAAGTGGAAGCCATCGCAAAGATGGACTCCCACAGGAATAAAAGGAAATAAATTATGGCTGATACAAAAGAATAAAATTATTTAGATTGATGTTTGTCTTTAGAAATCATACGGGTTATGTATTTTACTTTCTCATCACTGAGTTTTGGATTTTTGCAAATCAGTATCGTTACTACTAATTTGAGAACCAAATATCCAAAATAACATAATCCTGTACAACCTAAGACTTTAAATAATTGTGTTAAAACTACTAACAATTCTACCCTCCCTTCTTTATAGTATAGCGTAAAGTTGGGAAATTTGTATTATTGCCCAGAAAGGGCTGAATATTTATTTCCATAGTTCGTACCAAACTATAAATTGGTACTTCGTATGGTATATATAAGAAAATGATACCAAGCTTCATGTCGTGCGATGATATGAGATACGATGGCTCATATACAATCAGCTTGGTATTATTGTACCATATTTTGACAATTAAATATAGAGAACGTATATTCGCCAAAAATGCGTTTTTAGCATATTTATATTCCAAATTATAATATTTCTTGAATTTTTAATTCATATATGTTAAATATCATATATAATTTAAAAATAGGAGGTATTTTATGAAATCAACATGTCGTACAAAAACAATTTCGTCAATTGTAAATAAATTAGAAAATGGTGGAATTGTATTAACACATAAACTGCAAAGAGATGAAGGTCAATGGAACACACAACAAAAGGGATTTTTAATTGATTCAATTTTACGTCAATATCCAGTTAATCCAACTTATGCTGTAGAAGATAATGGAACATATGCTGTTATTGATGGAGTTCAGAGATTATCAACTTTGCGTGATTTTATTAATGATAAATTTGCTTTACCAGCTAACCTCTCACCTGTTATGATTAATGGCGAAGAAAAAGATATTAGTAAAAAGAAATATACTAAATTAGATGAAGTAACTCAGGATGCGTTACTTGATGCTGAAATACAAATTTACGAAATCTCTGATTATACTGATGAAGATGTTAGAGAGATGTTTAGAAGACAAAATTCAGGGAAACCATTGAATCCAAAACAATTACGAGTGGTGTATGGCTCTAATGAATTTAATGCTAAAGTATCTCAATTGGCAAATAATGAATTTATTAGCATGATTTCTTCTAAAGCACAAAAGAAAAATGGATCAACTCGTGATTGGATTATCCAGACACTTATGTTAATTGCAACAAATCAAGAAAATGATTTTACTTCATTCAGATCAAAAGATATGAATAATTTTGTTGCAGAACATGGAGATGAATATATTGAAAAAATGAACACTTTAGAAGAAGCATTGAATAGAATGAAAAATGCTTTTGAAACGATTGATGATTTGCCTGCAACTTCTATTCCTATGGTACTCTATTCTGCATATAGAATTACTAGAGATAAAAAATCGTTTAGTCGGTTTGTCGATATTGTAATTGATTTTATTGAACACTATGATGAAAACGAAGAATACAAATTATTCGTTCAAAATGGCACATCTAATCCAGAGAATGTATCTGCAAGATATAATTATTGGAAGAATTTGATTAAAGATTTATAAATATCCTTTACGAAGAGTAGTCTATTGGCTACTCTTTTCTTATATCTATTGATTGTGCGGAATAACCAAAATTATATGAAATGAGGTGAAAACAGTGACAAAATTAAATATTAAAATTAAAATTAATAACATAGAAGAACTAAAACCTATTATTGAACAAATTAAAACATTTAATTTAAATAAAATATCCGAACTCAATCCAGAAGTGGCGATTGAATTCGGATATAACAATTAATCTTCTTTTATAACTTCTATAATTGCAATTTCTGACTTAGAGATGGTAAACGCATTATTCTCAGAATATAAATGCAAATCATATCCTGTAGAATATTGGTGATCAAATATATTCTCACCTTCAAGATTATACTCCGATATTCCCTTGTGACCATAATAAACTTTGTTAATATGGTTGTAGTCTTGGGTTTTACCATCTTTGTTTGTAATTTTGAATGTGTACATAATAAAATCCTCCCTTGTATAAATAATAAAATTACAAATACATTTTACTATTCTATACAAGGGAATAATAGATTGAACATTTGTTTTGTTAGATTCTACCAATTATTCGGTTTCCAAGTATAACCACAGAAAGGTCGTGATTAAAATAGATTTTATATATGATAAAATAATTATTCCAATGAATCAATTTGCTGATAGACACCCAAAATTGATGTTTTGGACTCCTATTGTCATTTCAACAATTGTATTAATTGCTTCCATAGCCAAATAATTTCAGCATCAAAGGATTTCAGTAACGCTATAAATGAAATTGTTATTGGAATATAAGTTTTTATCCAATCTCTTTTATTAGAAGTTCTATTCTTTTTCTTATCAGCAAAATAGTTAATACTATCTTTTAATACGGTCACATCAACGGCATAATTGAGATTGTTATGATTTGGACTATACCATTTGATTGTTATGAATCCGAGGTTTTCAAGTTCATTCAATTTCTTGATAATCTGTTTATCGGTATATCCATTTGGGTATTCTGTCATTGAATTACTTATTGTAATAGTATTTTTAATATCTGTTTTCAGAAACAGTAACCAACGTAATATCTTTTCTTGATCTTTTGTAAGCATTGCAAAATCTCTCCTATTATTCTACCATTTATATCCGCATTTCTTACAACACATACTCTTACCAATATCGCTACTTGCCAAAACAAACAATCCAGTAGAAAGCCACCGTTTAGTTCCTGATATTTTTTGTATATCAGTTGAACCACAAGTAGGACAATGAGGAGTATTATCTTCTTCTGTTTGTTTACTACTCTCCTGCTGTTGTAACTGTGTTTTGAATTGTGACATTTTTAATTGGAACTCTATTGGATCTTTTTGTTTGAGATCATCCATTGCATCAAATAATGACACCTCATTTGTGATCCCTTCTAATATGGAATATTCATCAACCGTTAATGCAGTATTTATTAGATTTCTTCCACAAACAACACATTTGGTTCTATTTTGTTTATCAGCATCTACATCATACCCAGATGTGTATATCCAAGACTTTTGATTATTCTCATGACAATAAGGACATTTTTTAACTAAGTACATTTTATATCAAACCTCCCTCTCAAATAAATTATACCATAGATTTATACAAAGTAAATCGTTTTGCATATAGCTTGCACAATATGATGCAAAAAATGGTTTTTCATTTGGGAAACAACAAGTAAAAATATCTGACGATGTTACTAATGCACTCAACCAATTACAACCTGGGATGCTTAGGACAACTACAAACCTTAAAGGGTTAGCGGAAGGATTAGGTACAACAGATAAGGGTTTTATTGATTTTTGTACTTCACTAAAAAATGGTGACATCACTCTCAAAGAAGGTCAGACATATCTGCAAGCATACCAAGACCAATTAAACAGCTTAGGATTTAGCTTTAGTAAGGTTAAATCAATGGCTAAGAACTTTATTGGAAATCTTGGTGCTAACGTATTAAACGCATTAGGTGGTATGGCTGTTGGTGCGCTTGCTGGTGGTTTGATGACTCTTGCCGGAAAAGGAATCGAATGGGTATATAAGAAAATTTCTGGTAAAGCGGAAGCTGAAGCTTTAGAAAAAATGTCTGAAAAGGCGCAAGATGCACAAAGTAAAATCAAATCACTCCAATCTGAAATCAAACAAAATGCAGATACAGTTGATCAAGCTGGTAAAAAGTATGCCGAACTTGCACAGGGCGTAAATCAGCTCACAGGTAAAAATATCAGCTTATCCGATGATGAATACAAAGAATTTCTTGATGTTTCAAACCAACTTGCAGAAGTATTCCCTCAACTCACAAAGGGATATGATGATAATGGCAATGCTATCCTTGATCTACAAGGTAATGTCGATGGAATCACGGGAAAATTAAAGGATCTCCTTGAAATTGAGCAACAGTTAGCTCAACAGGAAATCAATAAAAATATCGACACATATTTTGAGAATCAATCTAAAGTGTTCGGTAAGGAAGCAAAAGGACAAAATGATACTATCGACACTCAAACAGAGAAGATCGAGAAGTACAAGAAAGCGTTGGACAATTTCAATGAAAGTGTTTCAAATAATAAACCAGCTTCTAATTTTGAATCTGAATTAGAGAAACAGACATATTATGCAGATTTTCTTGCTGATATGGAAAAAGCGAATATTGATATTGCCGATGCTATTATTAGTCAAGATGGTACTTCGGCAACAGAGTACAATTTTGCAAAGTTATCTAAGGAAACACAGGAACAGATTAGACAGTATTATGCAGGAATAATTAGTACAGCCAATACCGAAATGCGTTCTGCTGAATCACAGTTATCCACAAGCAACGCTGAATTTGCATCTTATGTCAATATGTGGATGCAGAACTCTTCTGGATCATACCTTGCAATGACTGGAAATGATGAAATGCAGTCTGCTCTTAGTAGTATTGTGAGTGGCTTGAATTGGGGAGACATGCTTCAAGGTGACGATTTTAGTGGTCTAAGTGGAGAAGAATTAGAAAGTGCAATCGAAACCAATATTCTTGTACCTCTGCAATCAGCAATGGCAAATGCCGATACGGGCGATCAATTCAAACAGATTATTACCGATGCTTTGACTATCAGCGATGATGATATAAGTTTAGAAGAATCCAAGAATCGTATCGAGGCATATGTACAAGAAATCAATGATACATTAGGTGATGTACTTGGTAAACCTTTGACGGCATCCGATCTTGGTATGCAGAAATATCTAGATAATTATGAGATGTTAATGGATGGTGTTGACAAGTATGCAAGAACTTTCAATGCAGAAGAAGGTACATTATCTGAGGCAGATTTTGTTGAAGCACGATATAAACTATTACAGTTTGCCAAAGAAAATTCGATTAATACAGAAGCAGAAATTCAAACATGGAATAGAATCATGAGTGAATCTGAAACCCGTGAAGAAGCTATGAAGAAGTATCTTACTCGAAAGGGTGTGTATGATACTACATATGAATTTAATCCTGCTACTGCCTTTGATGTGGCAAAATCTGCACAGTCAGAACAATCACAGAATGGTTATTTATCTACTGAAACTATCGAGGCATTAAAAACTGCATATGGAGATTTATCTAAGGTTATTCAGTACACCGATTCTGGCGTAGTTCTCAATAATGAACATATGGCTGAATATACTGAAAATGCAGGTAAAGCAGCACTTGTCAATACGCAGTTAAAAGAAGCATTTGCAGTTCAGGAATACCAAAAAGAAGCAAAGGCTATCAATGATATTATTAAGACAGAGATAAAAGATACAAATGTCCGTAAGAAACTTACATCTGCGAAGAATAAGGGCATTGATGCACTTCGTAAGGAAATTAGTAATCTCAAGAAGGATAATGATGGATGGTCTGAAAGTTTATCTACACATTTAGATAATATTTCTGTGCTTGGTGATGAAATCAATCAATATGATGCACTTGAACAAAGTATTATGGCATCTTTGTCTGCACTGAGTAATTACAAACGTGCGCTAGAGACACCAGATAATAATGATAATTTTGAGTATGTGCAAGGACAGTTAGATTCGGCTCGTAAAGCATGGGAAAATGGCTGGACGGGAACAGATGATTTCAAAACATTTATGGAATATATCGGTTCGGCAAATGATGAATTGGAATACTCTGATGCATTATGGGATAAATATCTTACTCGTGCTGAGAAGTATTTCACCGAAGATATTTCTGGTTTATATACATTCTTGGATGATGCTAGTCAATTATCAGATCAGATTACTAAAAATTCTGATGGTACATTCAAAATAGATGTACAAAATCTGGAACAGTTCTGTGAAGATGTAGATATGTCTCGTTCTGCTGTCGTAGATTTATTCTTGGCTATGACGGAAGCAGAAGGTATTGACATTAATTTCGATAACATGTCGGAATCTATTGTAGATGGTTTAAATGCTATTGATCAGAAATCAGTTGATGCAAGAACAGATTTAGCCGATTATAAAAAGACAATTGAAGAATTAGATAAAGCTGGATTCGATACAACAGAATTATGGAAGCAATATGATTCAGTTGCCGGGGAAATTCAACCAGAGATAGAATTTTATGCACATTTAGCGGATACAACCGATTTGCAAAGCGAAGCTGAAGAAGCAGCAAAGCGAATTTCCAAACAAGATCAAAGTGTTAAAATTGATTTTAGTGCAGATTTAGATGTTAATAGTTTGAATAAGCAGATTAGTAGTTTACAAACGTATCGTGATGGACTTGAAATTGGTTCTGATAGTTGGAAAGATGCACAGACAGTTATCGCACAATTACTCAAACAGAAACAGGAACTTGAACAGCCTGCAATTATGGGTATTGATGCATCACAGGTCGAAGAAGGTGCTCAAACTGTATTAGCGGTATTACAATCTTATATATCTGCAAAACAACAGCTAGAACAGGCAGAAACACTTGGTATTGATACAACCGATGCTGAAACACATCTTGCAAATGTAACAACACAGTTGCAGAATTTACAGGATCAGGGTGAACTCACAAAAATCGGTATTGATGCTGAAATTGATACGGATAAATTCAAGGAACAGTTAGCAAATCTCAATCCTGATAGTTTCTTAAAGGATTCAGATACAAGTATTAAGGTCGATGCTGATACGTCAGCTTATGATAAGGCACTTAATAATGCAGTATCTAAGGCAAGTAAACAGACCGCAAAGATTAAGGTACAGGCGAAGCTGTCTGAGAACTTTCATGCAAATCTACAAAGCATCTTAAATAGTCAGAGTTTTAATGTCAAAGTCAATGCAAGTGCATCTGGTACTACTACAACTTCTCATGGCAATACCAAGACAAGAAAAACAGTTATGTTCGGTAAAGCAAGCGGTACTAATGCCTATAATAATGGTGTCCGCAATGGACAGATTGCATATGATCAACAAGCCCTTGTCGGAGAGGTTGCGCCTGAATTATTAGTTCGTAATGGACAAGCACAGCTTATTGGTAAGCGTGGTGCTGAATTTATGAATCTAAAGAAGGGTGACGTAATATTCAACCATATTGATACCGAGAAGCTATTAAACGGTATTGGTGGTATTCGTGGCAAACTTATTGGTGGTGGATTTGTTAATGGTACATTGTTATCACATGCCTATAGCAAATCAACAGGTTCAAAGACTACTATTATAGGTGGAACAAATAACGATTGGACGAATAGACATAATTCAAGCGGTTCAGGTTCTAACTCAAGTAATTCAAATGATTCAAGCGCACAGGATAAAGCGGATGAGTTTTCAGAAACACTTGATTGGATTGAGGTAAAAATCAATCGTTGTGAAGAAGCTATTGCTCGTCTGAATAAAACAGAGGAAAATACATTCTCTGGATGGACACTTCGTACCACTGCACTAAATGATGAGATTGCTAAAACAGCAGACGAAATCGAATGGGCTACACAGGGATATAAGAGATATTTACAACAAGCAAACAGCGTTGCATTGTCTGAAGATTACAAACGTAAAGTTCGTAACGGAGAAATAAATATTGAGGATATTACTGATGAAGATTTGTACAATAAAATTCAGGATTACCAGAATTGGTACGAAAAAGCTGTAGAGCTACAAGACAAAATCCAAGAACTCAACATATCTCTCTCCGAACTAGCTCAAAAGAAATTTGACAACATTGTTACTCAGTTCGAGGACATGGAGAAGGTATTCACGGATACCAATGATATTCTTGATAAACTAGTTGACTATGCTGAAACAAAAGGTCGTATTATCTCAAAATCATATTACGAAGCAATGCTTCAAAATGAGAATGAGAACAACAAACTCTTAGTTCAGCAAAGAGATCAAATGGTTTCTGAATTGAATGAGCTTGTGAACACAGATAAGGTAACAGAATATTCAGAAGCATGGTATGATCTCCAACAGCAGATTGAAGAAGTCAATGGTTCTATTGTAGAATCCAACAAATCAATTCAAGAATTTCATAATAATATGCGTCAGGCTGATTGGGATTTGTTCGATCTTGTCCAAGATAAAATCACGGGTATTGCAGACGAAATTGAGTTTGTACAAAGCCTACTCGAAGATAGAGATAATCTAACCGATGGTCACTTGAATCGTGGACTCACAAATGAAGGTCTTGCACAGCTTGGTAATTATGCGTCTAAGTATAATATTTACATGTCACAAGCTGAGAAATATGCTAGTGAGATTAAGAAGATTGAAGCAGACATTGCGAAAGATCCAGCGAATAAGGATTTGATTGATCGAAAAGAAGAACTCATTAAGGCGCAGAGAGACGTTATACTTTCAGCGAATGACGAAAAGAAATCCATGATTGATCTTGCTCGCAATGGGTATGATGCAATGCTTGAAGTGTTACAGGAACTCATAGACAAGCGCAAGGAATATCTGGACAACGAAAAGTCGATTTACGAATACCAAAATACAATCAGTGAGAAAACTGAAAATCTGGCAAGTCTTAGGAAGCAATTATCTGTTTTTGAGAACGATAACTCTGAGGAATCCTTAAAGAAAGTACAACAGTTACAATCTGATATTAAGGATGCTGAAAAGGACTTAAAGGATACAGAATACGACAAGTACATCGAAGATCAAGAGAAAATGCTTGACGACTTGTATCAAGAGTATTCCGATAAGATTGATGAGAAGTTTGAGCAGACCGAAATACTTATTCAAGAGCTAATTGGTGTAGTCAATGAAAATCAATCCTCTATCAGTGATACGATTACTACTGTTACTTCTGATGTAGGATATACAATATCCGATCAGATGAAAACAATCTGGTCTGATGCTGGAACAGTTATTTCTGGTTTCACAGGTAAATTCGACACTTATACTACAACAGTACAATCTGCAATTAATAGTATTCAAATTACTATTGATAAGATGCTTCAAATTGCACAGGCAGAAGCGAATAAGAATATAGCAACTGCAAATAATCCAAGTGGTGTTGCAAATGGTTCTACGTCTAATGGCTCAACAGCACCTAAACAACAGGCAACTCCGAAAGCAAATACAAGCAATAATTCTTCTGCACAAGCACCAAAGGCATCACCGAATGTCGGAACAAGAGTTAATGCTACAGGTAATTGGTATTATGATTCTTATGGTACTGCTCCAACAGGCAATGTCAACAGATTCAAACCAGATTATTTTGAGATTGATAAAATCGTTAATGGTCGTGCTTATCCATATCATATTCAAGCAATTATCAGAGGTAAACGTGCTGGCGGTAATGGTTGGGTTAAAGGTAATCAGATTGGCTATAAGAATGGTCTAAAGGAAGCAACTTACGATCACTTAGCTTGGACACAAGAAGGAGGTGCTGAAATTATCAGACGTTCTGATGGTAGTATCTTAACTCCAATCACTCGTGGTACAACTGTATTTACTCGTGAAATGACTGATAATCTGTGGAATATTGCAAAACAGAACCCGGAGAAGTTCTATCAAAATGCAATGCCAACTATGAATACATTTGCTACTACTAATCGTGGTGGCGATGTAACTGTATCTATTGGTGACATCAAGTTAGATGGTATTCAGAATCCAGATCAGTTTGCACAAGCTCTTATCGGTGTGGTTAAAGACTATTCTAAGGTACAAAAGGTACTTCAAGCAGCTACGGTTGATTTAGTTGCAGGAAAAAGTATCAAAGACATAAACCGATTCTAATTTTATGGGGAGTGTTCCGGCACTCTCCTGAATTGTATAAACATATGTTCTGATAGTATTCTGTCGATTATTGGTGTATAATAAAAAAAGGGGTGATTCATATAAAACAATTTATTTTATGGTTTTTTCAAAGTCCAACACCAATAACAGCAATATTTAGTTTACTTGTAGCGTATTATACCTACAAATATCAAAGGAAATGGAATAAGAGGCAACATACAAGAGAATTGACTGAGTGGTATGCAAAGTATACTTTGCCTAAATTTAGATATTTCAATTTCATATTAAATAAAATAGGATATATTGATATTGTACAAAAATTCTCAAAATATGAAGACTTTGATTCAAAGGAATTGATGGAAAATTTAAGTAAATTTTCATATTCAAAAAGTGATATTGAAAATCTTTTTTCAAATATAACAATAGAAATATTAGATCAAGCATATACACAAAGTGGAGGAAGTGATTATATTAAAAATCTTAACAAGACCATGAAACAATTTTATAATATCAACAATGGTATTGATTATAACATGTTTAAAAAGATTGTGACCGATTTATTAAATGAAATAGAGTTAAGAGCATTACAGCTTAATTATTGTATTTATGATGAAGCAATGGTGTATCCTATTTTACACCAAACATACTTAAAAAATATAATTAATTTATATTATTTTTTATCTTCAGAAAATTTACAGGATTATGATCAATTTTATATATATACTATTTGGCTATATCACTTATGGAATAATCGTGTAAGGACTGAAAAAAACAAATTAAAACAAACATTCCATAAAAAAAGTAAAACTTCAAAACTCTAGTGTTGTTTTTTTAAGTACATTGTGTTAATATATATGCACAATCTTATTTCTAAAAGGAGAAATAATTATGATCGATTAATAATTTACAATTAAACATTTACAATTAAAAAGTTGGTTATGCAATTTTTTATAAAGCATCATTTGAATTGGTGCTTTATTTTTGTCATTTTTATGCAATTTAAATAATAAATTAGAAAGATAATCATAAACTATAAACTAACTAAGACACCAATTACGGTGTCTTTTTTAATTTCAAGAAAACGAGGTAAAAATAAATGGAAGATAAAAAGGATAAAAAGATTCGTCTACTTAGCGATGAAGTAGATAGATTGCGTAAGGAAAATGAAGCAATGAGGAAGGAAAATGCGGAGTTACAGGGGAAAGTGAATGAGATGAGTACCATTCACAATGAAGAAACTATTGCTTCTTCATTTACAAAAGCAGCTTCATTTTTCTTCAATAACCTTTTATATCCAGTTATTGCATTTATTGGAGGTTTTGTTATATCAAAGATAGATGGTATTTATTATATAATCAATATATCAATTCAATTAATTCTTTTAATGATAATTTGTTTTTTTCTATACATGGCAGTTAAACCCCTAATAGATGATCACCTGCATCCAAACAAAGAAATTATCGAAAATTTACGTGATGATTTAGAATATATAAAATTAGAAATTGAATAATAAATTGCACTAAGCATTTTAGTTGCGTTAATAAAGGAGGGCATATGAAAAAACATCTTGTAATAATTATAAATATACTTTTTATACTTACAGCCATAATTTCACCATTTATTATAAATGAACTATATAAAACAAATAAAGGATATTTAGTTCTTTGGGAAGCCAAAGATATGTTAATATATGTTTCATCAATTATTTCAGTGTTAGCCACAATTTTCATAAGCTGTATTACCGTACTACAAAATAATAAAGCAAATGAAATTAGCAATAGATTGCTAAACTTAGAAGAACTCAATGTTGTTCCTTGTTTCAGCATTATTAGCGACAAAACAAATTTTTTTGAATATTATGAAAATACAATTCACTTGCAAGTTCATGTTAAAAATATAGGAGATGGAATCATAGACATAGAAAACATTCATAATTTTTCTTTTCACATTTTACAAAGTGATAAATATGAAATTTTAAAGTTTGTTAAAAAAGGATTAGATTATCCAACAGTATTACCTAAACAAGAAAAACAATTAGATTTTTCTATTGCCTATCACGATGATAATCTTAATACTCTGTATGATATAAATTTCATCTCAGAATCCAAATTAACCATTAATTGGAACGGGTCGTTTGATATTATTTTAATTTATCAAAATTCAGAAATTAAATATAGAGAAACAATCAATATGTC